TAATATATATTTAAATTAATTAATATTATATATTTAATATTTAAAAATATAATTTAAAGTGTTCTATTTTTTTAAAAATTACGTCAGTAATTTTTAAAAAAATAGATTTTGAGATAAAAGAAATATATTAATTAAAAACCTTTAATTTCTTTTTTCTTTAATTTCTTTTTGCTTCTTTTTCTTTTTTTCTTTTTTCTTTTGATTTTCCGATTGCAGATTGCAATTTTAGATTCTCGTTTTCAGATTTCAGATTGTCGCAGAATGTAATTTTAGATTTTAGATTGCTTCTTCTTTTTGAGGATGGAAAGAATAATACTCAGACTTTTGTTCTTTGAAGATGGAATGTTTTATGGGAGATTAATAATAAAAGTTTCGTAATAGTAGACTGATAATAGGAAATTTGTAATAAAAGACTTGTAATATGATTTTTGTCATATTGATTTTTTATTGAAGATGGGATAAAATGAGAAGTGATTTTGATATGTGATATTATCCTGATTGTGAATATGGGTTTGCGTTTGATATAAAAGATTCATAGGCGTAAAATGTTCTTATGCTTATATTTACAGTGAATATGTTTTGACATGGAAGGTTTTATATACATGTGCGCATTCTTGGGTAAGATATATGTATAGTTTGTCTTTTATTTGTACACGACTATGGATGAAGTTATACTTTGTATCACATGACGTTGTTATGTTGGGTTTGAGTTTTGGATTGAGTTGGGGATTGGGATTATTTTGAGCAATATGTTGGGGGTGTATGTTCAGTTGTACGCAATTGAATTTGATTGTATTGAGCCGGGTATGAGGTTATGGTGCGTTGGATTATGTGATGAGTTGGATTGTTGTGTGATATGTTATTGTCATAATACTCTGTGTTCTGTTTTATTTTATTCTGTTTTATTTTATTCTGTAATACTAAAAAATTTTTCCTCTCTTTTATAAAAATTTTTCATATTATTGCATTTTATGGAGAAAATAATATAAAATATCTCTAAAAATATAGAAAAAATTTAAAAAATTTGGTGCTTAATATCCGGTACAATCTTGCGTATTATAGGACAAAAACCAATTCTCAATGTTGTGTATTATGGGACAAACGTTCTTGCTTTATCAAGGTGTGAAGAGAGAGTTTATACTCAGGCACGGCGTGAAAAAGCATTTTATACTCAGGCTGGCTGGCTGGTGTAAAGAAATGATTTTTGTTTTTTGTTTTAGAATAAATGTTTTTATAAAAGGCTCTGAGTATAAAAATATTTTTTTCTTTGAGAATGTTTATACTCAGTCGGAATTTTTAATCATAAAAAATATTTATGCTCAGGCTTTTTTGATAAACGTAATACAGAATCAAGTAAAATGTCATATGATTTTAGTAAAGAAAATAATATACAAAACATGACAAATGTCATGTTGCTTTTTCTCTTGAATAGGTGTAAAATAAATGCATAATAAAAAACAAAACAATGGAGGTTGTCATGGGTTATCTTGATGATTATTGTCGTAAACTTGATACATTGGTAAGGGCTGATTTCTATCAGTATAAGCATGGTAATGTTATTGTCTATGGTCAAAATTGCTTTGGTCATCACATAACTCAAACGTACATGATGTATGATTCGCTTGCTGACGTAAAACAGGAAATGAAACGTAAAGGAATAAAAAATTACTCACATATGCGCAAAATGAGTTAGAATTTTGAGGGTGAAATATCCCTCTTTTTTTGTTAATGATTTTTATACTCAGATATTCATAAAAATTTTTTATACTCAGATTTTGTCATATGATGAATGTCATTTTTTATACTCAGACTTTTTGGTTTTGAAAATGTTGTTGGCAAACAGTAATCAGAATACCCGTATTTGCTTCGAGGATTGATTCTACGGGGTTTTAATGGGGATACCCTTATATTTATACCCTAAAAATTAAAAATCAAAATTTGGTGCCTTCTGACGCTAAATTTGAAGTCTTAATTTTATTTAGGTGTAATTTGCGAAACATGACATTTGTCATATTGATTTTTGTGTTTTCTCATGATAGAATAAGTGCATAAGTCGAGAAATGAGAGAAAGGAACTTGAACATGAGAAAAGTAAAAAATTTGACACAATACAATTTTTTTTACGTTATTCGTAAAATACAAGAACGTGGCTATAATTTTAATGATTCCACATATATGGCAAAAGTTATTTTTCAGGAGTTTGGATATAATTCTCGCATTTCCATTGAGGAAAGAATAAATAAAGTTCCTGTAAAAAATGTGACAAAAGTCACTCTTGACAAAAGAAAATAAGCATGATATAATACTGACTGTCGATGAAAAGGAGAACTGATTATGGAAAAAATCGTAGTAAATTTTGAACCGCAAGATTTTGGGGATGAAGACCAATACCACTACAATGCTCAAATTTGGCGTTATGGTTTTGGAACATGGTGGTACACTGGTGAAGGAAGATATCTCAAAACCATTGAAGAAGTTCTTCTTTACGCTCGTAATCAAAATATCATGATAGAATTTAAGTAAAAAATACCGCAAAGCCTCCTTTGTTTTGGTTATGCTCCTGAAAAATGGAGCATAACTTTTTTAAGAATTTTTATACTCAGATTGGTAAAATATACGAAATGGTCAAATTTGAAGCGAGAAGTGGTCAAATTTCAATTTTTAATTTTAGGGGTACAAATATATGCCTTTGGTATTTAAGTGGTCTTAGATTCAATCTATAGTGCCTTAAATGAAGTTTTTAGATTGTGTTTACAAAAATATTTTTTTGAATGTGCGGTTTTTGGAAAACAGGATATTGAATGTTCTGTTTCTGAGTATAAAAATTTTTTATGATTACTGTAATATTTATACTCAGATATAATGTCGCAAAAAATATAGAAAAATGTTGTTAAAAAAATGTTAAAAAATATATAGAAAAATGTGGTATTAATCTTAAGAAAGATTAAAATTAGATTAAAATTAGATTAGAAAATTATATGGAAAAATGTGGTTAATCATAAAAAATTTTTATGGATAATTTTTATATTATAAAAAATTTTTATGATATTGTTAACAAAATGTTAATAAAATTCTTATATTTTGTTAACAAAATTCTTATAAAATGTTAATAAAAAGTTAATAAAATGTTAACAAAATTCTTATAAAATGTTAACAATTTGTTAACAAAAAATTAATAAAACCTGAGTATAAAAAATTTTTATAGATATAATATTTTGTAATATTTAAAACATGACATTTGTCATCTTGCATTATTTTCAATTGAGATGTAAAATACATACATAATCAAAAACAAAGGAGATTATGAAAATGAGTGTCAAAAAAGGTTTTTATAAGGTTTGTCAGTCAGGCGGTTCTTATGTGGTGACAACATTCTTTAATCCTTGCACACTTGAAGAATATTCTGAATGTGTCCGTGATTATGAATACAGTGATTGTTCTCGTGATAATGATGAACTTTATTATATGGATATTGATAAAAATGCAGAACGTGCATGGAGACATTATCATAAAGAAATTTTATGGGGTGATGAAGTAAAAGTTATAAAAGGTCGAAAGGTTCCTGTTGGGACTATTGCAAATGTAACAAAAATTAAACCTTATTATGATTGCTATAATCGCTGGATTTGTGATTATGCATATCTTGATAATGGTATGAAAACAAATGTTAACAATCTTGTATTGGCATAGGAGGTTAAAATGGAAAAATATTGTTTATGGGATCATGATGACAATTTGGTTTTTACTTGTGATAAAACAGTGACTTTTAATATTACTATTGAAATAAATTATCCTTTAGGTAATTTTGTTCATATTTATGATTTACCTGAATGGACGACAATTGTATTTGAAAATTATAAAATTACTGTTAATAAATAATATAAGGGGATTTTTATTCCCTTATATTTATTAATATTTTTTATACTCAGATAAAATGTGTGAATAGTCTGAGTATAAAATATGATGAATATCATATAGGAAACATGACAAATGTCATCTTGTCTTATTTTTTATTCAGGGGTAAAATAATAACATAACAAAACAAATTGAATAGGAGTTATTATGAAGGACGAAGAATTTAAGGATTTTGACAAAAAACCAGAAATCAGCTATATTATTGAAGGGCAACAACCTTTTGATTCTGATGATTATTGGTCTGAGGAAGTAAGGGTTTATACTTTTGATGAAGCAATAGATGAAGCTAAAATTCTTAGCAAAAAATATCATGATGTTTATATTACAAAGCAGTTTGAATATGTATATCAGATGATGTAAAATAAGTGATAAATGTCACTATTGACATAACGGAAAATATAATGTAAAATAATAATATAAATAAAAAACAAAGGAGATGTAAAAATGAGTTACAATAAAAAAGCCTACAAAGCACTTGCCGACCTGTCAAAAGCAGTATATGAGCTTCTTGACGCATGGGAAAACGATAAAGATTTTGCTTCTGTCATGGATGATTGTAGTGACACTTATCCTTTTTATGATTCACTTGATGAAGTGTATTTTCAAGTAGAAAATTGGACTAACACTATCAGGAATAGAATTCAAGTACTGGAAAGCTGGGAAGGGATTTATGATAAACTTATGGAGTCCGCAGACGATAATGAAACCAGAATGAAAATTTTAGATATGGTTAGGAAACAGCTTGAAGAAGATAGCAAATACCCATGTATGGGAGCAGATGAAGAATAATAATTTATAGGATTATCAAAAAGATAATCCTATTTTTTATTAATATCTTTTATACTCAGACAATAGAACGTATTTTCTGACTGAGTATAAATTTATTTTCTGATTTGTGATATTTATACTCAGAGTTTCTGATTTTCCGATTGTCTGAGTATATTTTCTGATAAAAGATGTGACAGATGTCATATTGATTTATTTTTTATTTGAATGTATAATAATGACATAACAAAACAAAAAAGGAGATAAGATATGCATCCTGATTATGATAGATTTCTTAAAGAATTTTATAATTATGATAGAAATAAAAATCAATATGAATATTGTAAGAATGAAGCACATTATGACACAGATATAAGTAAATATTCTATTGAAGAAATTATAAATGATTTTTTTGATAATCTTTAAATCATTCAGAAACAAATGGAGGGTATTATGAAATTCTATAAAGTAAAAAGAGATAACGAATACTGGAACAAGAACGGGGAGCATATTGGTTTTGTTGTTGAAGATGAATTAATTACACCTTCAGAAATGAAACAAAGAAAATTGCCAATTACAGGTAATTTTGTTCCTGTTGAAGTGAAGAAAACAAACACACATTGGTTTTTTGGATGCAGATTTGAAAATATGTGATTAATGTTATATTGACAATATCATACTGCTAATATTATAATAGTAATATAAAGGAGAAAATTATGAGCACAAAAGAATATAGTGAAGAATTATATAATGCTGTAGACAATATTAGAGACGCTTTTTGGCTTGATGATGTTGTTGATGATATTGAAACAGTTATGTGGTATGCTGGATTAATTGATGATTGGAAATGGTCGTCAGATTATAGTGAATGGGAAGAATTAATTAAGAAAGCACAAGAAATCTTGAATCTTGATTTGGGTAGATGAATTTCTGATATACTCTTGACAAAATCAGAAACATATGATAGAATAAATAATGTGAGGAAGAACGGAGGTAATTATGGACACAGATTATTATTACTTTTGGGACGTTAGCTTTGAGGATTTTCCGATTATTCCTCACACTTTGAAATTTGCCCATAATATAGGTAAGCAAAAATTGTTTAGTAAATCTAAAGGGGAACTGCTTGTTCTTATAAAAAAGTTCTCCAATGACAAGTAATAAAGGAACGGATATAGTAAAGATTTATTTGTCGTAAAAGATTGAATGGAGCACATTAGTTATATAGGGGGTGGAATGAATTTTCTAATATAATTAATATGTTCCCTTGAATCTTTCGTTCATGATACTCCTTGTTTTTAGATAATGCGCTTTTTGTGTGAGCGCATTATCTTTTTTAATGATAATTATACTCAGAGCAATTTTCTGATATGTAGTCTGAGTATAAAATTTTAGATTGTTCCTGTGATATTTATACTCAGAAATTTATAATGATATTTGTCATATAGAAATATGACATTTGACACCTTGTAATATTTTTGATATGGATGTACAATAGACATATAAATAAACAAAGGAGATATAAAAATCATGAATGAATATATGGAATATATTGTATCTGAATCGTTTGATAAAACCAATAAGGAAGCACAGATAACTTCTGGATGTGCAAAAAATATTGGGGAATTCATCGAAAAAACTTTTATAGATGATTATTTTGAATATTACTACAATGAATATATGGATGAAGCAATTTTGAAGTTTGCAAAACCAAACAATATGAGCAAAGTTTATTTTGTTTTCCCGAACATTCTTTCATAATTTCTGAAGGGATATGTGATGTACAATAGTTATAAGAAAACAAAAAATAAGGAGTAAAAAATGAAATACATTATTAAAGACAATGATGGAAAAATATTATTTGAAACAGATAAAAAAGAAGAAGTAGATTTTGTTATTGATAATTCTGGACATAATGAGTTTTATGGTTTTTATTGGGAAAATGATGAAATGATTATTCAAACATCAGCTTTTGATGTTATTATTAAAGGGGGTTAATCCCCTTTTTTTATTATTATTATTATTTATACTCAGACATTTTTGAATTTTTATCTGAGTATAAATAATAACATAATATTACTAATGTCATACTATTAATATTACATTTGTCATCTTGAAATTTTAGATTTTTGGATGTAAAATGGAATTATAAAAAAACAAAACAAAGGAGATACAAAATTATGAAAATCAATCCGTTGGCAGTTGAAAAAAACGGTTATAAGTACGAGGTAGTTCCCTCAAACATAACTGAAGAAGAACAGAAATTCTACAATATTGAAGGATATTCCCTAACAGGTTTTTCCCTCGTCATTCACTATCCTAACAATTGTGGAGTAGTGAGGGAAACAAAACCCATATACAAAGGAGAACACTATACTTCTTATGGTATGGCAAGAGTTTCAAAAGGTAAGATTGTAATCGCTTGTTGGGATAGGTATAAAACAATCGACCTAAAAACAGGCGAAGTCAATACAGACGCTGATGATGTCAATTAATAAAAAAGGGGAGAAATCCCCTATATTTTTTTAATATAATATATACTCAGACGAATTTTTGATTAAACCTCTGAGTATAAATTTTTTATTTTCTTATTTTGATATTTATACTCAGACAAAAAACTATGATTTTTGTCATGTAATAAATGTGACATTTGTCACTTGATTTATTTTTGTTCTGGCTGTATAATGAATACATAATAAAAAACATGGAGGTAAAAAATGATTACAGATGATAAAATTACAATTCAGGATATCCGTGAGAAGATTTGGAGCCTGAAAATGGATGTTGTACAAGGTGATTATGATGAAGATGAACAGGAATCAAGAATAGACATTCTTGATGAACTTGATGACCTTTGTTCTGCATATCTTGATTTATAATTGGAATAATTGTTCGGAATTTCCGAACAATTATTTTTTTACTTATATTTATACTCAGACACAAAACAGTAATTATATACTCAGAATATATTAGTGACAAATGTCATGTCACTAATATTACAAATGTCACTTGTAATAATAAAAAATATGATTATAATTAAAGAAAAAAACAAAAGGAGATAAAAATCATGACATTCATTCATTCACTTGTTCGGAAATCAGATTATATGGTGGTTTTTGCCACTGATGATTATGACGAATATCGGGAGTTCATTTTCAAACACTTTCCTGAACGTTCATACGAAATCAGCGGAGGTTATACAGTAAATTTGAAATCACGCAATTTTGTGTATAATTGTACAAAACTCAATAAAGATTTATTTGATGTAGAATAACAAAACAGGGGATTGAAAAATCCCCTAATTTTTTGTTAATATATTTATACTCAGTCAATTCTGATTGTATGATTATCTGAGTATAAATATATTATTTTTAGATGCGAGATTTATACTCAGATAATGTTTAATAAAACATATGATATTTGTCATATCATAAACATGACAAAATACACTTGAATTATTTTTAGATTGGCTGTAAAATAAATATATAAATAAAACAAAGGAGATAACAAAGTCATGAAAAAAACAGACATTATCAATCAGATTTTTGCAAATTATGTGGTAGCAAAAATTTTATATGAAGAAAAAGAAACAGAATATTGGGCAGGAGCAAAAAATCAAGCATGGCATTTGATTTTTTGTCTTGACTTGGTTGATAAATATTCTGAATGGGAAAAAGAAAACGAGAAATATTATAGAGATAGTTGTTTATAACATAAATAAAAAGGGATGAAAGTCCCTTTTATTTATTAATAACATTTATACTCAGATAAATCTTGATTGCGTATAACTGAATATAAATGTTTTATTTTTTATTTTAAGATTTATACTCAGACATGAGAACATGACATTTGTCATATAATAAATATGACATTTATTACTTGAATTTCTGAAAAACAAGATTATAATTAAAAAAAAACAAAGGAGAAAAAATAAAATGTTTGAACTTACTTATGATGAAATTATGGAACTGAAATATGAAGCTCGTCATGGTGATGAATGGGCACAAATGAAACTTGATGAATATTATGACCAGTTTGAAGAAGTCCCGTCACCAATGACTTTTGATGAAGAAATTGAATACAAACAGGAACATACTGAACAAGACACGCTTTTCTAAAACAAAGAGGACGAAAGTCCTCATTTTTTTATTATTTGAAAATCTGAGTATAAAAATAAAACTTCTGTTAAGAGAATTTATACTCAGATAAACAAGTATAATAGATTTCTGAGTATAAATATTTTCCGATATGTGACTTTTGTCATGTAACAAATATGACATTCTACTCTTGTAAAATTCTGATTTAAGATGTAAAATGTATTTATAATAAAAAACAAAGGAGATAAAGATGATGGATAAAAATAGTGTTGATTATGCTTTTCAGATGTTTTACGATTTTTGTAGTATGTCTGATGAAGAGTTTAAGGAAAAATATCCTGATGAACCAGAAGAATTTTCTCACCCTGTTCATGGTAAACAGGTTGGTACATGGGATGGGGACGCATATCATCATCCTTGTCCTATTTATGAGGATGGATATATTGACTACGCATGGGGATATATGGGAGATTAATATGGAAAAAGATAAAATTAAACGCTATAATGAATTGTGGGAAAAGAAGTATGAAAAAGGCTTAAGATTCACCAATCAAGAATATCTTGAATTTTTTCATCTTGGTTATGAATTAGCGGAAGAAGAAAACAAAAAAGCATTCTATGAAACACTCGAAGCAGGAGATTATAGGACATAAAAAATAAAGGAGCAAAATGCTCCATTTTTTTATTAAGAATATTTATACTCAGACAATGTCAATATATTAACATCTGAGTATAATTATTTGTTTTTTTATTTTAAACTTTATACTCAGGTAAAAATAACGTTGTGGCGTTATATCTGAGTATAATTATTAAGACAAATGTCATATAAAATAATGTGACAAATAAATGTCACATTAAGTCATTTGTCATCTTGATTTATTTTGAATCATCCTGTATAATATTGTTATCAATAAAAAACAAAGGAGATTACAAAATCATGGAAAGAAAAACAATTCAAAATAGTTCTGATTATCAGGGAATTATCAATGACTGGAAAGAACATACCAATTATTTTGATGGTATCATTTCTATTGATGGAATGATAGAGATGTTCACTAATATGCGTTTTGGCGAAGGAGAAATACAGGTCATTATGGCAAGTTTGATGGCTTGTGGTGCTAAATTCAAAACTAAATCTGAATACATTATTTCTAAATCGTTTGATAAATCTGACACCAGCAAACAGATTATGTCAGGTTATGCTTATTCAGCACTTGAATTTGCTAAAGAGGAAATGTTTGAAGGGTATGAAATTTATAATAACAATACTTGTGACGAAGTAATTGTAAAATATCCTGAAAAGACATATTTCATCTTCAAAGCGTAATTTTCAAATAGTTAGAAATGAACTCCTCACATTTCTAACTATTTTTTTATTAAGAATATTTATACTCAGTCAATATAACGCCATGATGTTACATCTGAGTATATAAAATGACATTTGTCATATGAAAGATATGACATTTGATTTGTCATAATTTCTGTTCATTTTTCAAAAGTATGCTATAATTACTATTGTCAATGAGACAGAAACAAAAAATAAAGGAGATATAAAATTATGAATACAAACAAGATTTTCGGTGTCGTTATTGAGGGTGATAATTTCAAAGCCTATGAATTGAAAGAACTCGAAGGTTCGGGGATTTATGTAAACTATGTGTTACAGTGTACAACGGCACAAGCAAACAACGTTGTAAGAATGTTGAATGAAATTAAAAAAACAATTGAATGAATTTTAGAATAGTCGCTTGAAATATAGCGACTATTTTTTATATTAATATTTATACTCAGATAGGGAACAATGGATGGTGATTTTAGGAAAAATGTTCAGTAAAGAACTGAGTATAAATATTTGATTTTTGAATGTTATATTTATACTCAGATAATATAATGATGTTGTTTGATAGTCTGAGTATAATTATCAAGACGAATGTCATATAAAACAATATGACATTTATCATGTCATAATTTGCAAAATGTCATCTTGATTAATTTTGAGTTATCCATTAAAATAGACGTATAAATAAACAAAAAACAAAGGAGACAAAAATCATGAAAAACTATTTTGAAACCATAAAGAACACACTGATTAAAGCTGATGAAGCTGATGAAAATTGGGCATGGTATCCTGTAAAATATAATGATGATACCATCGAATTTCGTTGGGGCTATCTCGATTATCTTGAGGAAAACAGAAATTTTGTCATTACTGTTTATGATGCTGAAGATAATGACGTTGTTGTTGAGGTGCTCTTTCCGTCTGGTTCATCTATTTTTGTTCTCGTTGGTGAAAATTTCTGGGATGATTGCCAAACGATTGAGGAAGGCATAGAAGTTGCTATACAGGATGCAGTAAAATATGCAAAACAAATTTATTAATAATTCCCCGAAAGGGGATATTTTTTTATTAATAATAATTATACTCAGATTAATTTTTTTGAATAACTGAGTATAATTATTTATTTTTATGTTTTTGAATTTTATACTCAGATTTTTACTTTCCGATTACTGATTTATCTGAGTATAATTATTTTCTGATATATGATTTTTGTCATGTCATGATTATTACATTTGTCATCTTGTAAGATTTTGAATTTTGATTAAAATTAAAGAAAAAAACAAAACAAAGGAGATAAACAAAATGAATATTCTGAAATCCGCTTTATTATCTGGCTTGATTGCTCTGACTGTTCCTGCTATTCCTCATCAGACTGAAATCGTCATTCCTACGGGAAAAACAGTTAACAGTGTGTGTGAAGTTGCATATCACGTATATGAGCGTTGTGAACTTGAAAATAATATCACAATTTCATGGGACATGGATTCCAATGAATCAAAACATTTTTCAATTGAGAGATATGTTGATGGTGATATTAATGACGCTTTCATTATTAGTAAAAATAAGCATAAACAAGATGATTTTGTATGGTGGACATTGGATGTTGAAGGTTGGAAAAACGTGGATGAACATTGGTTTAATTTTAGAATGGGATAAAATCCCATTTTTTTGTTAATAATATTTATACTCAGATAATGGATTGAAAATTATTTTCAGAATTTTTGATTTCTGAAAACTAATTTCTGTTCTGAGTATAAATATTAAATTTCTGTTTTTCAGATTTATGCTCAGATTTTCCGATTATTAGTTTTCGATTACTGATTTGTCTGAGTATAAATATTTCCGATTAGTGACAAATGTCATACGATTAATATTACAATTTCAATGTCATATATTACAGTTTTACTCTTGACGCTATAGTGATATGGTGTATAATGAATATTGTCAATGAGACAAATGAACTTTGAAAACAAAATACGGAGGTTGTGATGTTCAATTGCAAGTATTATCTTGATGGTTACGATTTCATCGTTGATGGTGTGTATATTGATGAGGACGGTGCTATTGTGGCATACGGTCATTACAATGATGGCATTACCGATGAAGCGTATGTTGACCAGTTGGAGATTGTACGCACACTTAAAAAGGAGGTGGCATAATGTATAATTGGAGTCTTTGGCGTGATGGTAATGGCAATTACCACGTTTTTGAGGAAGGTAACTCACTTATGCCTCAAAACGGTGTAGGTGGTTGGGAAATCATTGATTATGGTCTGACAATTGAGCAAGCTGATTATCAGCTTTTCAAATATAATGGTTGGGATTAATCCCAACCAATTTTTTATTAATGATATTTATACTCAGTTATTTTGCATGTCCAATTATAAAATCGAAGACTGAGTATAAAAATTTTGAATTTCATTTGTTAAATTTATACTCAGATAGTAATAACGAACTATTAATGTCATAATACTAATATAATAATATTAATGTCTGAGTATATAAATGATGAATGTCATATAAAAGATATGACAAATGTCACTATTGACTTAATTTAAAGTTAATGCTAAAATGGTTACATAATAAAAAACAAAGACATAACAAAGGAGGAAAAAATCTTATGTCTAACAATTCTGAAATTCGTTATCTTGAACCGCTGGATTCCCGAAAATCTTTTTATGGGAAAGCATGGGAATATACTGATTACAACGGTGATACCGTTTGTGTCAGTTATGGTACTCGTGTTGCTCGAATCACACCTGAAGGTAAATGTGAGGTTAAAGGTCTTTACAGTGCCACAACGACACGTCATATTAAGAGCTTCTTAACTTTGCATGGATTCGGTTATAACGATAGCAAAGACATCCTTAAGCGTTATCAGGCTTAATCAGTACAGGGAGGTTAATAGCCTCCCTTTTTTTGTTAAAGATAATTATACTCAGACGATTTATATACTCAGACAGTTTCAAACAAATTTAAATTAATAATTATACTCAGATAGATTTAGATTTTTGTTTTAGAAATTATTTCTTAGATTACAGATTTGTGTCTCTGAGTATAAATTTTATGGTTGGTCGAGGTGAATTTTATACTCAGATATTTAGTAGTGCCAAATTCAAATTGTCTGAGTATATAATATGACAAATGTCATATAAAACCTATGACAAAACATATGACAAAAAAACGTCACTTTAATCTTGATTTTTTGAAAATTGTAGTACAATTAAGAAAAAAAACGAAGGAGATAAACATTATGAAAATTACAGCTTTTAGAAATTGGAGTCCTGATAGGATGCGCAAACTGTGTTGTAGTCAAAATTGGTTTACTTGCGGAACCAATAAACAGTATGATGAAATGATGGATTATGTAAGAGCGCATAACGCATCATATGAGGATATGGCTATTGTGGCATCCATGATTATTGAGAACAGCGATAATGCTTATTTTTCCAATTATGATGATGAAGGATTAATCGCTCATATCATGTATTGGATAGAAAAGGAAGTCGTGATTACTCTATTCAATTTTGAAGCGACTTACAAATAAAAAAAAGGGGAGTAATCCCCTAATTTTTTTAAAAATATATATACTCAGACAATTCAATAACAGATAGCGTCTGAGTATAAAATTCAGATTTTCGATTGCAAAATTTATACTCAGATAATACTATTATGCTAACGTGCCTGAGTATATAGTTTGTAGTTTCTGATTGTTAGATTAAGTCAATATCACAATTTTGTCACTAATTTTATAGAATTGCTAAAATTGTGATACAATATTATTGTGGTTGAGGAAACCATGACATAAAAACAATTTTGGAGGTTGCTATGTTTTACTATGTTGATACTTTGCGCTGTTTTGGGAATGATGCTGAATATTGGTGTCAGGTTGGTATGAGAATGAAAGCTAACGAAGCTATAGACATTCTTAATAAATATATGACAAAAGGTTGGGAATGTCGCTTGCAAGTATGTCTTGAAGATCGTCATTCTACAATGGAAAAACGTTAGAATAAAGTCAGGGAAACCTGACTATTTTTTATTAAAGATATTTATACTCAGTTATTATGTTTCGTTTCGTGTATCTGAGTATAAATATTCTAATTTGATGCTACTAATTTTATACTCAGAGCCTCCATATTGATGATGTGATAATATCTGAGTATAATTATTATACTGATTCAGTGAAAAGTGTCTGAGTATATAATTGTAATAAGATATGACAAATGTCATGTGATATTAGTGTCATATGTTTTCACTTTTGCTATTGACAATACAAGAGTTATCCATATAATTATTATTGTCAGTGAGGTACTGACACGGGCAACGGTTCCCGATTCAGCCGATTATAGGAGATTATCATGATTACTGTTATTTGTTCTGAATCCATCATTGCTGACCTGATTAATCAGGAATTTGAAGATATGCTGAATGAATGGGAATGGGAACGTGATCACAAATGGGAGATCGAAGCGAAAAAGGGGCTTAAGGAACTTGAATCCTCCATGAAAAAATATTATGAAGAAGGCAATATGGAAGCCTTTGAATGTCAGTATAGTGTATTTTCTGACATCTATAAAGACCTTCATGGTGTTCGTCCTCATTGGTATCTTGAAACCTGTGAATGGTTTCATGGTTTTTAGAAAAATGCCCGAAAGGGCTTTTTTTATTTAAGAATATATATACTCAGATATTAATTATACTCAGACCATTCATTTTCTGATATGGAACAAATTTCTGAATACTGATTTTAGAACACAGATTCAAAAACAGATTTTTGATTGCAGAATTATACTCAGACGTTTTCTGACTGATATTAGAATTAATTTCCGATTGCTGGTTTTAGGATTTTTGTTTTAGATTGTTGCATGACAACTGAGTATAAAATTTAAATTAAATGACACCAATATTTATACTCAGATGATATTATTTTCTAATATATTATAATAATTTTATTCTATGTGATAATTTAATCTATTCTATTATTTTATAGAAAAATTAATTGTATAATCATAATAGAATATTGTTCAATATTAATTAGTAATATTGTACTATCAATATCATACTGTTAATAATTATACTCAGATAGTGCAAAGCGTCTGCAAACAGTCCAGCAGAATGTCTGAGTATAATTATCGAATCAGGACAAAGAAAGTGTCTGAGTATATTTATTAATACAGTATGACAAATGTCACATTAAAATATATGACATTTTCGTTGTCATATATTACATGAAATCACTTGACTGATTTTTAGTCATAGTGTAGAATAGTAATCAGTTGAGGGGAACGGCTCCTCAATACCAAAATCATAACTTAGACCATAGGAGGGTCAAAATGAAAAACTTCAATTCTCTCAATAAATCCATCGTTTCCGCTGTAAAACTGTTTGCTGAGTTTGGAAGCCGTAACGAATATAGTAAATTCGGTAAAACAATCATCATCAATGACGTGGTTAATCCTGAAAGCGAAGGCATTTTCCTTGCTCGTTGTGCTCGTAAGATTGCGAAGCGTGAAGGAATCGAATACGCTTATGAATGGGCACTGAAAGCCTTTACAGATGGCGTTTATAACCGTCTTCAGAAACGGAATAAAGTGATGGTTAACCGCTACGAAACGGAACGAATCCTTAAACAGGCGACAGCCTAATTTTAGAATAGTCCTGAATGATTCAGGACTATTTTTATTTAATAATAATTATACTCAGATAATAAATATACTCAGACAATCTGGCTGTTAGATTTTACGCAATAAAAAATGAACAAAATATTTATACTCAGATGGTTTAATATTTGTTCATAGAACAAGGTTCTATATGTGTGGCTCTGAGTATAAATTTTTCAAACATTGACTTCGATTTTTATACTCAGACGATTATTTATTTATATAATAATCATATTATTAAATTGTAAAAATATTGTACTAAAATATTATTGGATATTGATTCTATAAAAAATTGGAAAAGTATTTATACTCAGATTTCGCACAAAAATTCTATATTAATATAAAAAATAATTCTAATATAAATATTATTTAAATTCTACAATTATTATTAGAATAAATATAACATTATAATTAGAATAATATTCTAATTATATTATGATATAACATTTATACTCAGACGAACTGCTGTTCTATAATCTGAGTATAATTATAAAAGCGTTTAATATGACTTTTGTCATGTTTTAAATATGATGTCACAATCTTTAACACTTTTTTAAAATATCGGTTACAATAATAATCAGTCAAGTGAACTTGACTAACAAAAAACTTTTTTGAGCCATTGAGGAGGGCTATTATGACTAATCTTTATAAAGTGTATTTAGGACTGAATGATCAGGAAACCAAAAAACAGGAAATCGACACTGAAACCGCTATGATTAAGGTGTCCGAATATCTCGCCGATCACTTTGAGGGCGCAACAGTTTATAATGGTATCGGAGTTTATAAACACAATGACGGTACGGTAGTTCGTGAAAATAGCCTGATCATCGAATTGGTATATGTCGAAGATCAGGACGTTGACAAGATGATTAATCAGTTTCGCGTAGTATTCAATCAGGAAAGCGTGATGAAAGTTAAAATCGCATGTGAATGCGATTTTATCGGATAATAAAAATTAAAGTCAGGTGACAAAAAACCTGACTTTTTTATTTAACCAATAATTATACTCAGATGAAAATTATTTTCATACATATTATAATGATGAAAAATTTTTTCATAGCATTTGATAATAATATTTATACTCAGACAGAATATTTGTTCTAATATAATATCAAATTAAACTTTATACTCAGACAAAATAAATAATAAAAAAAATATCCTAATTAGGATATTTTTTCAATTTCTTTTTTCAGTTCATTAATTTTTTTGAATTGATTAATCATATCTTTTATAATGTAAAAAATAATACCTGAAAAAAATCCGAACAAAAACGATACGATAAACCAGCCTTGCAAATCACTCATAGATCCCTCCAATGACTATATTCTAACCTATATCACATATAATGCAAGTGATTAAGTAAAAATTATTACAATTGATTTCCGATAATAAATTAGATTTTTGATTATAGATTATAAAAATAGATAACAGATTATAAAACACCGTTTAAGGCACTGTAGAATGATTCTAAGACGTTTTATATATGGTTTCGATAAATTATAAGGCAACAGGATTAAATCGCTTTTAAATGCCTGTATAGTGCCTTAAATAAGGTTTATAATTTCTGTTTAGTAAAATAATTATACTCAGGCATTCTAATTTACATATAAACTTATAAAATAAAAAATCTAAAATAATTCTTGCAAAAGCGGATAGTAAAATTAATTTTCTAATTTCTGTTTAATGATTTATGATAGCAGATATTAAATAATATTTCTAATTTCTGAATATTAAAATTAAATTTCTGAATATTGATTTTTATATTTTTCAATAAATGGATTTCTAAAATATAATATATTATATGTTTATATATTAATATGTTTTATATCTGTTTTATCATGTAAGCATGGTTATTGTGTATATACCTGAATTGTAATTTTCTTATGGTTTTATTATGGTATTTTTTTTGCTATAGCAATTTTATTAGAATGTTTTTTGTTTTATGTACATAAAACAAAAAAAAGCATAAAACGAAAAATACAATAATAATAAAAACATTTTTATTTATTTGTTTTTTTATTATTAATTTATTGTGTTTTTATTTGTTTTATTCTATATCATCTTTATTATATTGTATTGTATTGTATTGTGTTGTAGGACGTTTGCAAGCTATGAGTGTATATTGTAGTGAGTTTTATTATTGTGTTTTATTTTTATTATTCTAAGTATTATACTCAGATGTTTTTTTCTTTACTTTTATTCTATAAATATGTTGTTAAGAATATTTATACTCAGACAAAACTTTATACTCAGACACGGCTACAGACAAAAAAATAACACCCCTTTCGGGGTGTCTGTTGCAGTGAGAAATTATTTCTCTTCAATAAAAATCAATTGATGATAGTCGTTTCCTACCTGTCCCTGAAGAATGAAGACTTCATCACTTACTTCCACCGTTTCAAAACCAAAAAGGATTTTGACCTTTTTCATTTCATTGATTGTCCATTCCTGTTTTGTCCATGCTTCTGTGGTGATATTGTAATTGCCACCTTTTATGACGTTGTTTATGATTGTGTATGTCATTTTAACCTCCATGTTTTGATTGTGAGGGGTGAGGGTGATTTCCTCACCCCTCGTTTGATTCGATTAGGCTTTCAGCAAGCCCTTCCGCTTTGCTTCGCTGATGTTTGCGTTACGGTTGGTGTCTGTACCTTCTGTCTGGTAAGCTTTCCCGCTCATGCGTTTCGCTTCGGCTTTCTTCACTGCAACCGCTTGCGGGAGCTTGTTCTTCAGGTTCCAAACAGGTTCCCAGCCGTTGGTTTCGTGCTTCGCACGGAAGGATTTGCGCTCAATCACGTCACCGTTCAGGCGATAGTAGTATTCGCTACCCCACACGTAACCGTCACGGATTCCGTGTTTCGCATAGTTTGAGAACACGGCACTTTCGAGGCTTTCGCCACCCTTCACCGCGATCGCCACCGCAAGAGCTTTTTTGTCTCCTGCAAAATTGCTTCCGCAGACAAGTCCGCCCTGCTGATTTTTACGGGCTACCTCGGAGGTGATACCGTCAGCAGTCGTTACGTTGACCGTTGAGGTAATTTGACCGTTTGCCATACGGAAACTCTTTCCTGTTTTCTCGACCGTTGTGATTGTGTTGATATAAGTTTTCATGATATTCCTTTCCGTCAAACGAACGTTAGATTTTTTTTGTGTGTTCGTTTGAACAACAATATTTATACCATAAAAAAAATTTTTGTGCAATAGTAAAATGATGGCAATTTTAAAAGTCATGACATTGATTTTAGGATTTAAAGTTAATCAAAGTTGAAGATATCGGGAACCGGATTTTTTGCGCTTTTATATATATAGATATATATAGCACGGGAAAGCGAAATTTGAGAAAACCGAATCTTAAAGAATTTACATATTTTTTCAGATAGAACATTTGAACCTTAAAAAAAGGTAAGTCTATTCACCCACGTTAAAAAAAATTTTCATTTTCGTTAAAAAAATTTTCAATTCCCAAAAAAATTCCCCTAACCCCTCCTTCCCATTAAAACAAAAAAGGCACTCAATCAAGTGCCTCATTCTCATTCACATTTCACGCCACTACTTTTTCTAAATAGACAACTATCATCTTCAAAACGATATACTAATTCACCAACATATTCCACTATTTTACAGTCACTTATATCAATATTTCTTTTATTGAACCAGTCATCTAATTTTTCAACAATTAAACATCCATTCAAAGTATCATCGTTGCAAATATTACCTGTTTGTCTATTTACGCCATCTCTTGTAAAAAATGGCCCACCTCCATCTTCTCTTTCATATCTATAAAAGATTATCATAGATTTTCTATTTATCTACATCAAAGTCACACTTATCAAGTACAACTTTAATAATTCTGTTTTTTAATTCTTCTTTTACCGATGCTTCAATAACACCTTTTGTTACATAATCATTTGCTATTCTTTTCCTTATTTGTTCTTCGATATAATGCCCACTATATGATTGTTCATCTAGTCTTTGGATAGCATTTTTTACTTCACGATCTACTTTATTATAAATCTCTTTTTCAACCATTTCTCTGATTGTATGCTGGTTTAAACCAGCATCAGCTAATAATTGACTAATAACCAAATATGCTTGTCTTTTTTCTTCGTAATTCATTTTTATACGCCTTTCTCTGTCTTAAAAATATCAAACTTATAAAATCTACATTTGTCAGCATCTGGCAACATATCCATATCTTTTTCCAAAAAATCTTTGTACTCATCTTTAGATTGATCAAAGCTAATACTTGAGCCATCTGTTAAAATAATAGATATTTTATTTTTATGATCTATCTTATCATAGTATGATAAAATATTACAAATACTACTTATATCAATAAGACATACATTATCCTTTGTTGGATAAACTTCAAAAACTTCTGAATCTATTATTTCCATCTTATACTCTATTCTATACTCACTGAATTATCTTTATATTTTCTGGTACACTCTTCCACAAATCTCTATATTCTTTTAGATAATATAATAAATCCAACACAAGATAATAAATTTCACTTTCATAAGCTTTTTCTATTGAATTGGTAGTAATTTTTTCGAGAGCTTCTATAACGGTATTTAATGACTTCATCGGTGCTGGTTTATTCTCATATAAATCATCCCTTATAATCCCTAATTTATTCATCCATATTCTTATACCCCTTACAGGTTGTTCGCCATTTTCTATAGACAAATAACATTCTTCAAGATGTTGTTTTATGTGCTTATAATAATCTTTCAAATAATGCAATGTTTCAATTTTTAATGTATCAGAACAAGAAAAAATATTTTCATAAAGACAGCCCTTACAAGAATCGGAAGTATTACAAAATTCTAAAATCTGTATAAGGTCACTTATTTTAGATAATGCCATATTCTATAACCTCACGAATTTTTTCTTCGTAATTCATACTCACACCTCGTTTTCAAAAGAAGTATTGTTACATTCATAGAATACAAATTTAATGATTTTATTTTTCAATTCTTCTTTTTCTACTTCTTCAACGATGTTTTTTGTTGTATGACTATTTCCCATTCTTTTTCTTATTTCACGTTCAATAAATTTACCATCATTTGTTGTTTTATTTAGTTTTTGGATAATAATTTTATTATAAATGTCTTTTTCAAAGATTTCTTTAATTATTCGTTGATCAAGTCCAGCATCAATCAACAATTGTCTGATAGCCAAATATACTCGTCTCTTTTTTTCATAATACATATTTTACTCTTATCTGTGATTTGCCTCTATGTTTTTAAGATGTTTCACATTAACACATCTTTATAACACTTATCTTGCAAAATAACACTTTCAAAAAAGTTATCATTTTCATAAATTACCTTTATATCTAATAAAGGTAAATGTTCATCTCCTATACGAATAAAAACTTCTGGGTCTTTCAAATCAAAGTCTTTACTAATTGCTTTAAGCATATAACATAATTCTGATAATCTCATTATTTCTCCTTATATAAAAATTGTGGGCTAAATGGGGAAGTCTTCCGATAGAACCTTTTATCAAAAAAATCTTGAACCGTAACACAACCTTCTTGCCTATTTGATGTGAACAATTGACTGCATTTACATAATCCAATTCCACTCTCATTTATCATATCATCTAATTGTGATTTATTATAATCCCCGTATTGATGGCATAAATAAGTATTATTAAATTTAGTTGATTTATCAATCAATTTATCTCCGCAACAACAAAAATTATTACCTAAATGATGTAAATCATTATCTGCAATTGAATAAGATAAACCCATAGATTCGAATTTATCAATAAAAGGCTGATATAATTTTAATCTTATTTCAGGTTTAAGATTGAGTAATCCCATTTGTGTAAAATCATCTTTTTTCAATCCTGTGATATTGAGAATATACTCTTTATGCTCCTGATTTTGTGGAACAATTTTTATACCTTCAATTGTAAAATGGTCAGCATCAGAAAACATATCAATAATTTCTGTTGTAGTAATATTGGGGATAAAAGGCTGAATACGAACACCAACACGAAATCCCATACTTTTTAACATTTTATACATATGGTAACGTTTTTCAATACACGCAACATTAGGTTCAATTTTACTACAAGAATAATTAACATTTGTTACTGATAATTGAAATGTATGTAGCTTTGGGTCAATTACTTTCCATGAACCATATAAATCATCTGTTTTTGTACTAAATAGAATAGAAATATCATATGGTTTTGTAGCTTTTATCAATTCTTCTGTAATATGATATTTTTCTTCACATGGTTGAAATGGGTCACTCATACCGCCACAATGCCATGTATATTTATTTAATATTAAATTACCTAATAAATCATTTTCCTTTATTTCATGTTTATTGAAAATCTTATCAAGCTTTCTTTTTACACTATCAATATTGCCAACTTGAAGAATTTTTTCAAATTCCATAATTTTCCTATTGTTAGCAAAACAATAAGAACAACCAAAAGAACATGTTTTATATGTATCTACACGAATTGGTAATCCACATATAGCAAATTTACTACTGACATTGAGAGCAGAGAATGTTTTCAATTTATTCACCCTTAACTAGTTTATTTTCAAATTTTTTATAAGCATCCAAATACCATTCATTTTTATTGCCATTATAAGTTACTTCGTAATACATACCATCAAACAAAGTTGTTGAAAAAAGAAATTTCCAATTTTGAAGAATCTTGCATTTCCAAACCATATAAGTATCATAATTTGGTTTTGGGTCAGACCTATCTAAATGTTCATTAACATAATCTTCAACAATATTTTTAGCTTCTATATCTTTTGAAATATCAAACATAATTTATCCTTATAAAATTAATTTTATTCCCATTTTATTTTACATCCGCAATAAGGACAGTATTTATATTTTTTAATTAAAATATTATTACATTTTCCACATTTTGGAGAAAATTCTTCCATATCAAATTCATTTTTTAAATTCTCATCTTTTACGAATTGTTTAAGTTCTGGGTCATAACTATAACCTTTTTGAATCATTTCTATATTTCTTAATATATCGCCCATTTAATCCTTTTTAAAATATAATGTTATTATATAATTTTATTTTAAAATTATTCTTTTGTATGATTTATTCCATCTGCCATTAATAATACCATAAAAATACAAATAATAGTAGTAAAAATTTCAATCATTTGTTATTCCATATTTCTTAAACTTTAATTACATCATCAAATTTTTTTTATGTTTATTTTTATCAATATGAAAACACAAAATTTCTTTTAGAAAATTAATGAGCCACTATCATCCCAGCGAGAATACAATTTTCCATTAGGTCGAAGAATAGCATACTTATATGATTCAATTTCGTTTTTAGCCATACAATCATCATCTATAACTGTACTAATTCCATGTACCGAATATTGTATATATCCGTAAGGTAATATTGCAATAGGGGTTCCAAATTTTTTTATATATTTTTTAATATCTTCAAACTTATTTTTATCATACAAATGATTTTGTACCCAAGTTGCTTCTTCACCTACGCCATCAGCATAAATCTTACGAAAAGTAACTTGTTCCACTCCTGATTCCATATCACTGACACCAATAGTTTTACAAATATGAAAAATTTCTTCTGGGTAATAATGATCAAAAGCGTCTGTAAGATTAAGGCAGAGTCTCACGTTCATTCTATAAGATTTAGCAGTAGAAACTAATTGAGAAATTCCCATTGTTCGTACCTTTTCTGGTGCTTGAATAATATCCCAATTTTGCTTATCATTAAAAGCTGATACTGATAAAGCTAATGTAGTGACCCCACCTTGAGCAAGAGAGTTTATAGTAGTTTCAGTGAAATTAGTTCCTGTTGTTTGAATAGCAATATTATAGAAAGGTTTTCGTAATTTTTTATTAGCCTCAAGAAGTTGAAAAATAAAATTCATATTCTGTTGCGGCTCAGCAGTACCAGTTATAATCATTGAATTTGTACCTTCATCACGTACATATTCCATACGATTAATATACGATTCTGGGATTCCCTCATCAAAATTTAAATTCTTACCATAATCTTCATGGTGCATATGAGATACACAAAACTTACAATGATTCCAACATTTTCCAGTAGGAACCACAATAGATAAAGATTGAATGTTCATTATTACCCCTTATTAAAAAATCATAATAATGTAGTATATTAACCAAGTAAAAAATATTTGGAACATATGAATATATTGATCTGTATAATAATTTATCATTTCTGCATTACATTTAACGTAGTCTACACAAGAATGTATAATACTATTAATGCATAAAGCAATAATATAGAAATAAAAATTATATTGTTTAGTAATCAGCATAAAAAGCATAATGGGTAACATAGTCATAAATGCCCAAGAACCGCTATGAATCCTAAGCCCTATTCCGGCATTTTGTTCATCTTTATCGGTATGATAATTTTGTTTCCACCATTTTGTTTGTTTTAAATTAGCAAGAATACCCTGTAAATTATAATCCGCAATAGCATGACAAAAAGTCATGGTAGGTAATAAAAAAGGAATTACTTGTACATTTATTTCATTCATTTTTTCTCCCGTCTATATGCTTTCCATGTTTTACCATATCCAGAAATAGTTAAATAAAATCTTCCATCTTCTCGTACAAGTGTAAATATTTTAGACTTACCAAATATCGGTCGTTCTGGATTTTTTGCGATTAAAAACCATCCTGTTTGTTGCTCATCAGCCGCATACTCTACCCATATGGGTTTTCCTTTCATTTCCTTTAATTCATCCCACGTTAGAGGCGGGTTATCTGATATTTCAAACTGAAAGTGGCTATCAACCCACATCGTCTTACTTGTTTGCGCTTCAAGTTTTTCTTTTGCATCTTTCCATTGACAATATGCTTCGATATTTTTTTCTCGTTCTGTATCAAGCGTATTTTTCGCATCCTGATACTCCTTCAGGTAGAAGAGCGCATCAGACTCTCGTTCCGCACAGCAAGCCCCAATACCGTTATACGGGCAATCTTCACATCTGCTGTCTAACTCTCCATGGTCACAACATTCAAAAGCCTTTATTACTTCATTGAGCGTCTTCATTTTGCCAATCTAATCCCTTCTCATTTTTCGGAATTGCCAAGTGAAACAATAGTCTCGTCAAAAAGCCAAGTATCTGCTACTAATTCGGCAAACTTTTCTTTGCCATATCCAAGTGCTTTTAGATATTTCATCACACGGTCTTTCAAGATTTCAGCGGCTTTTTCGAAATCTCCCGAAAACTCACCAATCACCGTTTGTTCACTGTCAATGTATTCTTTGAGCAGTTTCAAAGCAATCTCTCTGTATTTTTCTTCTTTATTCATTCCTCATATCTCATTTCTGTCCCGCAATTCGGACAATATTTCAGCCTACCACCCTTACACATATATACAATTTCACCATCAAATACACTAGAACATATAGAGCATACTATATCAGTGCGACTGTCTATCCACTTCCCCTTCTTCCGCTCTGGTTCGATGGTCGGCTCACCTTCCACGATTGAGTCAATCGCATCATTCCACCCACGTTCATAAGACTTAGCTTCACAACCTTGTGGTATGATATGAGTATAAGGCAAATCGTGAAACTTCATGCTATTAAGTGCATCTGCATCAATTGCTCTCATCATTCACCCCACTCCATCACTCACCTCGCTTTTCAGCAGATGAGCAGAAATTATCTGCGCCAAGATACGTTTTTGTTTCAGGAAACCACACATCACAATATTTCACTCTGCCTTTTACCGTCAAATGTGCAAATTTACAATCCTTACAGTAGATGATTTTCTGCTCTGTTGATGGTAAATTTTCAACCATATCTACAATAGCATCAATAAACAACATGTCTTCAGATGGATTAATATTGTACAGTCCCTCAATTACATCTTTCCTGCTTACAAGGTCACTCATTTTTGTCTCTTAATTTTTTTGAAAAATCTAACAATTTATCCGTAAAATTATCAATAGGTTTTTGAGTATTGGGAAACATAATGTATATTAATGCCAATACCTTTAAAACAAATAGAAATATGATAACAATAAATAAAAGAATAACAAAAAATGAACATAAAAAATCCATTAAATTAAAAAAGAACATCATTTATTCAATAAATCCATTTTTTACCCATGCTGTTGCAATCATCCAAGTAATTGCAATGATATTGAGAACAACTAATACCATAAGACCCTTGCAATTACTTCCCTCTCCATCATGATACCCCATGCCATAGAACAACATAGATACAGCATAAAAAATTATAAATTTAACTACAATCATTTATTTTTCTCTCATATATGCGCCGCAACAAGGACAAAATTTAAATACTAATGGATTTTTTTCTGTGTAATCATAAATAAGATTCTTATTGAACATAACACCACATTCTGAACACATCAGCATTTTCTCATTAATTTTTAATTTTTTCCAATAACCACTTTGTTCTTCTTTATAGCAAGGCATATCTATTGGATTTCCACTTCCCATTGAAAAAAAATAACATTCTTTATCATCTTTATCATAATATTTACATTTATTACATTTCATTTTTCATATTTCCCCGTTTTCAAAATACTCCATTGGAATATCTTCATATTTTTCTCTCATATATGCGCCGCAATGAGGACAATATTTTGAGTAAACATCTTCCTCATGACCATTTAATAAAGGATGTGCGCCACATTCCGAGCAATATGCAATGCCACAGGGATTACTAAAAGACAAGGGATTATAATTGACTTCTTTGGTTTCATACGATTTTTCATCATAGTATCGTATTATCCACTGTCCATTCTTCCGTTCTGGTTCTACGGATGGAAGGTTTCTCAATAAATTTGGTATTATTACCGTTACAAATTCATCAAATACGCCTGACGCTGTTGGAAATTCGTATTCATAAACTCTATGTATTTCATCAAGTGCATCTTGTCTGTTAATTAAGTCATCCATTATTCACTCCAATAAAGCATAAATATTCAATTATTGTTTATGATTTATTTAAATCAAATTTTTTATATCTAATAGATGAACCATCCATAAATTTCATAGTAATAATTTCTGGATAGCCACTTTTATCATTATTATAAGGAACATATTTTAAATTTTCAATACTATTTGGTATTTTATGATTTTTTTCACAATTTTGAGCATCTATTTCATTTTTATACTGTTTTTTACAAAATTCACACTGATATAAATATAAATTGACTTCTTTCATTCATTACCACCATTAAATTATTTATAAATTGTTCCAAATCAATTTCATTCCACATCCAAAACAGTAATTCATTTCGTGGATTGTATAAGAACCGCAATTTGAGCATGTCCCTTCCCACGTCATTGATGTACTAAATAGTTCTTCAAGCATTTCCGCTTTTGCTGTCCGCTCTGGTTCTGCGGATGACACTTCGTAAAGTATATTTTCTACTTCATTAGCTGTTGTTTGTCCAGATTCATCCCAAACACATACCTCGTCAAATTTCTTATGTACGGCATCTATCGCCTCCTGTCTGCTGATTAAATCATCCATTAATTCTCCCTTTCCATCTTTGTGCCGCAATGCGGGCAATAGTTCGGCTCGGCATCCCTTGTGTGGCATCCACACTCAGAGCATTTCCATCTTTGATAATAATTATCAGTATCTATCCAATGTCCAATTTTCTGTTCTGACTTTGCGGATGGATTATCTAAAGAAGCTGGAGCATCCATAACAGAGAACTTAAAAGCCGATCTTTCAGCAAGAACAGCATTCCATATCAGTTTTTCAATTTTATCATCAGTAGTTAGCACCATCTTTAATGCTTCTTGTTCTAATTCAACACATTTATCATATAATGCCCGTCTGCTAATCAAGTCATTTTCATTATTTTCTTTCATAACGTTATCCTTTCATTTAATTTATGTTTATAATAAACTAATGAAATTATTTATTATCATTCCAATCTAGTTTTACACCGCAGTGACTGCAATAGTTATCACCTGACAATACTTTCTTTTTGCAAGCATCACAGAGATATTCATGGCATATTTTCGGCTCACCGACAATATTAAGGCTTGTGCCAATATGATATTTGTGATCTACCACTTTTGCCGTTCGCTCAGTCTCAGTTGTTATTCTCTTCGTCTTTATTCTAAATTTTGCGCAATCACAAATATTGTCGTGTCCTGTGCCGTTTCCAAAAATAACGTCATCCTTTTTCGCTGGGCATTCGGGATAATCATATTTACAATATTCACAAAGATGTATTCGATTGTTTGGTAACATCGAATTATACAACAAATCTTTTTCTGATATAGGTGTTTGAAGTGCTGAATACAGAGCTTCAAGTAAACTGATCAAATCATTCATCTTTCCCCTCATATTTGCCCTACAGTTCGGGCTTTCAGTGCGTCAGTATTAATCAGTCTCATCTAAGCACTCTTTAGAATTTAATATTTTTAGTGCGGATTTTGGCCATCTTGTATTCTCATTCCAACCATGATACCCTCTTGGTTGATAACATACAATTTCTTCACCATCGAAGCGAAGAACAGGGGTTGCCCAACTGGAAGCAAGATATGTACAATTATCCTTTACTGGTTTACCATTTTCATAGATAAGCGTGCCAGTCCAAAACCAATCTTCAGACATTCCTGCATATGCCGTTTTCAGTTTTCTCTCTTTTATGATTTTCGATGCTTTGTTCCAATCAAAAACTTTTCCATATTTTAATTCGTTTATTGCAATCTTTTTTGAAAATGCTTTTCTTAATTCTGCAATTGAATCATCAATAATTTCATAACTATTACTACGATATTTTTTAATTTTTTCTACCAAACGTTGTCGTGCGAGTTGTTTACCATATTCTTCATCCCATTCATCTTCAGGATTACATTTAGCTTTTGCTGACATTGTTTTCGGGAAAAACATTTTCTCATAATTACATTTAAATTTCTTAGTTTCATTATGAGACTCATTTTTTTTGATGCGGGTTAAAGCCCAATTAATATCATCATAAATATAAGAACTATGTTTAAAGGTTTCTTCATTATTACCAAACTTAATCATTGCAATAACAGTACGTTTTTCTTTATTAACAATATATTCAATCATTTTATTTCCTCTTCTTCTTTTATTTGTTGAGATAATTTTTGTTCATTAATACAATTATCAATAAAACATCTATCTATAAAATTGTCTTCTTTTTTATTAAAAAATCGGTCACATGCATTAACAAGTCCTTGATATTTTTTATTAATTTCGTGAAATAAATCATAATATTTAGAAAAAGATCTTGCCAAACATTCTAAATGTTTTCTTAATTTTTTATTTTCATCTTCTAATTTTAAAAATTCAGGATTTTCATCTATAGAATATATACCCATTCAATGTCCTTTCTTATTTGTAAATAATTATACACCACTTCTAAAATAAATCAATGGTATTTTTTGGTTTCATTATTCACATCATCTTTTTCGCAATGAAAACCCTCTTTTTGGCACTTGTCAAAAATATCGCATTCAGAACACCTTTGACATGCATTAGTAAATTTTTTTCTATCATCTACAAGATTTACTAACCAGTCGATATCATCTTTTGTCATTGCTCACCTTTCATAGATGCACCACAATTGGGACACGCCACCCACTGGTGACCATCTGTAATATCACTGTTATAACTATTTGCTTCTATTCCATAAACATGAATTCCTTTACCGCATTCAGAACACTTCCAGACAGGATCACCACCCGGAGTGAAAAATCCACCTATTTCTATCCATCTTCCTTTTTCCAATTCTTGTTTTTGTAATTTGTTTTTTGATTTTTCTTCAAGACAATTTATTGCTTTTTGTATGAGAGTGTCAATTTCTTTTAATATTTGATATTCTGTTCTATTATTTGGATTAGACATTGATGTTATATAATCTTGTGCCTCTATTAAATAATCAATGGTTGTTTTATTCATCTTTAATATTGCTCCAATCTATTTTCATACCACAAAAAGAACAGTAATTTACTTTTCTACTCCAACTACTTTCGTGCATATATTGTCCGCAATTTAAACATTCATATACTTTATTATTTGGATTTTTCATTTCTATTTTTTCTACTTTTGTTTCAAGGTAAAATCTTCTATTCCATATTTCTATTGCTTGTTTTATTGTATCGCACCAAAATGTTTCAATACCACATTTATCACAAGCCACTAAATAATTACAAGCATCTTGATATAATGTACCTTTACCACCGCAGAAAGGGCAATCTTTAATATGATATGTTTTATAGTTTTTTTTATTCATAATTTTATAATAATACTTATAAATCCTAAGGTAATGATACAGGTTATTATAAAAGTCAATCCATTATAATGCCCATCTTCATTATCGCATTTTCCAAGATAATAAGATAATAATGATACAATTAATACATAAATAATATTTTTAAGATTCATTATACTTCCTAATAATTCATATAAATTGATTCATAAACCGTCTTCTTTTCACCTTTCATTTTACTGAAAGTTGAATCTCCACTTAATAATAGTTTATGCTGTTTATAAATATCAGTTGGTAAATCAACTCGTTTGTCATCATTCCCTCTAATTCCATCATATGAAAGAATGTATTTAACATTAAGTTTATTCAATTCTCTTAAAAAATCAATAAATTCATCATAATTAATACCTCCATAATACATTCCAACTGTATGAAAATATGGAGGGTCAAGATAAACAAAATCGTTTGGTTTTACATATTCGAGTATATTTTTATAATCACTAAATAAGAATGTCGTATTTTTAATTCTATCAGACCAATCAAGCAATATTTGTTTTAATGTTTCGGGATTAATACCATTTCTTTTGTGATGAACAGCAGAATTAAATTCACCTTTTTTATTGAATCTTATTTTACCATTTACACAAGTTCTTGTAAGAAAAAGAAAATCATTTGGATTTTGATTTTTATTGAATCTTTTTCTTACTTCATAATAATAATCTTCATCATAAAAGAAAAGATTCCAATCATTTTTATATGTCTCATATAATTCAATTGGAAAAAATTTAATCATATTCCACAATTCAATCAATGGCTTGCATATATCTAAACAAATTGCTTGTTTTGGATTTGTTTCATATAAAACGGAACCTCCACCGATAAAAGGCTCATAATATACATTATAATCCTTTGGCATAAGAGAAACAATTTGTTTTGCTTGAGTTCTTTTTGAACCAGTCCATTTAATTACGGGTTGCATAACACCTCATTAAAAAAATCTATGAAGAAGAATGAAACTGACACATGTTTGGAGAGAGTGTTGGTTGCCATTATAAAACCTTTCTTTTATAATTAATTTCTTCTTCATAGATATGTTTTTTGTAAGTTATTTCACTTACAAAGATTATTTTACCACAATCAAATATCTCTGTCAATAGGTTTTAAAAATTTATTTTTTTGTTCTGTATATAATTGTTTTAAAACCACATATTCAGAGATAATTTCATCTTTAAAATCTTTATATTCTTTTAAATAATGAGTAGCTGACCTGATGACTTCTGTAATATCATCTGTTTTTCCACTCAACACAAGTTTTGTCATACCAAGGATTGTTTCATCTAATGTTTTCATTTTACAAATCCTAAATATGAACGATATACACAAGCACCAAGGCCCATAAACAATATAATTGATAAATACATTATGCCTAAAACGTAATCATCATTATCTCCATCTTTATGTCCTGCGAAATAAGATAGAACATTAAAGACAATAAAAAAAATAATTATACTTACATTATTTTCATTTATCATATTATTCTTGAAAACTATTTTACAAAATCCACCGTATTCTCTTCTTTTTGTTGATTTTTACTTAATTTATCAACGGCATTAAAAATAAGTGACATTCCAAATTTTACTACAAACCATGCAATAGTAGTGCATCCAACACCATTAATAAACATCATAATATATTCATTGATTTGTTCAAACATTATATTTTCTCCCTATTTATTATTCTTCATCTTTTGAAGTGTCATTATAAATATCGAAATAATCGGCAATATTTCTAATTGTATTTGACATAATTATGCACATTGCTTTCAACCAGTCTTCATCTCTATTTTTCATCACATCGTTTTTTTCTTCTTCTGTTAAATCAGAAAAACAAATATTTTCAAATTTTTCATTTCGTTTAATGCGAAAATAAACACCATCTAAATTACGTTTTTTTGGATATTCCATATTAATTACACCATTGCTCTCTCATTTTTTCAATATAGTTTTTTAAATCATAGTCTACTGTTTTAGGTTGATAATATACAAAACCACAATGAGTTAAATTATAAATATTCTCTTCATATTTTTCACTTACATTAAGTAAGGCTCTTTTATTTTTTTCTGATTTTGTTTTATCATATCTTTCTTGTAATCTATCTATCCAATCTTTTTTCTGTAATGTTTGAGGGCAAAAAATAACAATATTACCAATATTGTGAGGAAGATTATTCAAAAATTGATGAAAATAATTTATGACCTCTTTATGAGAACTTGTGAAAACAACAAAACCTTGATTTGCAATATCTAATGCAATATTACAATATACTTCATACCAATTTTCATCTCTTTTGCCATTAATATAAAAATTGCTACTTTCTAAATCAACACAATTATACCATCCAGCAAGTGAAGATTTTCCAATACCCTGATAACCGATTACAATCAATCCCTTCATAACAACCCATTTATTCTTCTATTACTTATAATTCTCTCATAAGCCAAATTTACATATTCTGGTATAAGTTCATAACCAAACCAACTGCAATTATATTTTTCAGCAGATATGGCTGTTGTACCAAGCCCCATCATTGGATCAATAACCGTACTTCCTTCAGGAATGAATTTTTCAAATATCCAATTAGCAACCTCTTGTTTCATTACAGCTTTATGAATTTTAGTTGTTGTTTCAGTATTCACAGAAGTTGTAATAATATTTTTTGTATATGTATGTAATGCTTTTAACGGTTTCTTACCTAATACAATAATTAATTCATAAGCATTTGTAATATTAAAACCGCTTGCTGGTAATGGATTTGATTTTTCCCATATTAGAATGTTTTGAATATAGTTGCTCCAATCACCGATTAAATTATATATATCTGTTTTATTATAATAATTAGTTTGTACATTGAAAAAAATATGATTTTTTGTTATACGAAGTAAATTACTTATAACTTCAACCAAAAAATCATAATAATCTTCTTTTATATCATCATATTTTTTATATTTATCATTTCTTTTTCTATTATATGGTGGAGATGTAAGAGCATAATCAAAAGTATCTGGAGATAAATCTTTCATTCCTAAAAGACAATCTTTATTTAATAGGGTATTTAACAACTGTACCATAATATTTAGCTTCCTCATTTTGAATAGCAATTATTTTTTTTTGTTGTTCAATAACAATAAGTAAATCTTCTATTTGCTTACTTTTTATCTTACATAATTTTTTATAATAATCAAACATTTCATAAAAATCAATAATATTTTGATTTTGATTTTGATTACTTGGTGATTCTAATCCATTTAACATCCCAATAATTGATAGTTCATCACAATAACAATCTCCCATTGAAAATAATTCTCTTACTCCTTGAATTGCTTTTTTGCGGTCAATTAAATCGTTCATTATTCCTCTTCATGTTCAAAAAATATTAATGTTTTATTTATTATTATTTAATAAATGAAAACATAAAATAAATAAAACATACCAAAACTATAACTTTTATTATTTTTTCAATATTAAAGTCAAAATCAACAGAAAATTCTGTTCCATCATCAAATTGTTTATAAAAAAGATTCTTTTTCATTCTCTCTAAAAGGATTTGTAATGGAAGACCAATAATCTATTTCACTAAATTCAAGTTTCTTTTGAAAATTTGAATTAGTAAAACAAACACCATTCCATGCCGCTAAACAGATAGTATTAGGTCTTATAGCAATAAGAACAACCTCATTGACATCAGGTTTTTCGTCTTTTGTTTTCCATGTTCGCATTATTTTAGCCTTATTTTATATATTGGATTTAATTTTAAACCTTGTGAATCAATCCAAAAACACTCCCCATGTTCCTTAGATAAACACACTTCACTTATAGTACAATAACGAACAACACACCATTGTTTTTCAACATCATCCCATACAAGTTCCCCTATCATGTTTTTTAAATCATCAAATGTAAGACGTTTTGTTTTGTCAATTTTTATATGATTTGAAGGATTATTTACAAGTTCGCGAACTTCTTCATATGATTCTTTTACTTTTTTCTTATAGCCATCATCTGTAAAAATCAGACATCCACTCTTTTCTTCTGGTTCATAAAATTTTACAATATGATTTATATTATATAATACTTTATTTTTACTTCCACTTGTATGTAATTCAATAAAAGTCATGGTTCTCCTTATCCAAATAATAGTTTCATAATATAATAGCCAGCCCCAAATCCCAATAAGAATCCAGATACAGTAACAATAATTTCAATCATTTTTTTATCTCCTATAATATTTATTTTTCATTTATTATTATAATCAAAACATTATTTTTGTCAAGGGATTTAAAATTATTTATAATATTTTTATGATATTTAAAGATTGATTTCATTTTTCCATTGTCTTTCTACCCAATTATAAAAATAAATCCAATCTAATATATCTTCTGATAGTTTTTTATCACCATCTGAACAAAAATCTGTTTCTTTATTATAATATGGACAATCACAACATTCATCATTAGGATTATAACCGAAACAAATCTTTATTCCTTTTATTACATCTTCAATTTCTTTTGTTTTTTTATTTTTTATATTATTTAATATTAGAATAACATGTAAAATTTCTTTTAAACTATTATCATATTGTTTATAAGTATCAAAATTTCTTAATTTTTTAATTTTTTGTTGTATCACATCTGCTTTATTTTGTATGTACTTAATTTCTTTCTCTAATGAATTTTCTATTGGTGGTTCAGGTAATTCCATCCATGCAATAATATTTAAAATTTCATGAAATTTAAAGTTTAAAAATCCTAATGATTGTGATTGAGGTACAGGATACCAATTGCCAAATGATTTTAAGTTCGCATCATAATCAAGTATTGCATAATTTAAATCATCCTCATTATCCAATTGCATCCATGTTAAATACTTTCCAGTTTTAATTGGCAATCTATCTTTACAAAAAATCCACTCATTCATTTTTATCCTCATTTTTTGTTGTCATTTTAGAACCACAATTTGGACAATAATTGAAAATATCAAAATAATACCCGTATGGTGTTGTATGATATTTTCCACATATAGAACATCTTGCAGATTGCCATTCATAAATTGGAAAATCTCTATTTTCAAAAACTTCTTTTTCTACCCATTTACCAATCTTATTCATTTTCTGGTTTTTCTACAATAATACAAAGTGTAGCCTTTCTACCATCTTTTAAATTGTATGTATATCCATAAAAATCATTATCTATTTCTTTTTTTATCAACATATAATCACAAACAGCCCTAATTGCTTCATCTGTTACATCTGATTTTGATTTCCATTCATCGCCTGACTTTTTTAATATGCCAGCATAAATTCCAAAAAGTCCACATCCTACATTATACATATTATTTTCTCCTTTTAATCAACATATATTATAATAGCTTTTATCCAATATGGTTCATACTTATCAAGTTTTTTATTTATATAATCATCTAATTCACTATCTGTACCATCAAAAGAATATGAATAAGTTTCATATAAATAATCAAATAATTCTTCTCTATCTGTGAAAACAGTATATGGTTCATCAAATGGATGATCACATACCTCTCCTATATCTGCTGTTACATTTGATGCCGTTACATATGTATAATCTCCATCATTCGCGTCACATCCAACAAAAACAACAATCGGTAAAGTTGGGTATTTTATAATTAATTCCCGAATTTTTTTATTTAAATTATAATTTACAATCATTTTACAACCTTATTACGGTAAAACATTTCACTATTTTCAGTGTAAACAAAATTGCCATTATTATGTGTGTATATTTTTGTTGCCTGTTTATCGCTAACAATTTTTTCAATGAAATACCACCCATATCCTTCTATCCACACAGGTTCTTGGTTTTGCATTATTTCAATTAATTCATTTAAATTTAATGGGCTATTTGATTCATTTATACTTTCTTCAAGAAGTTTTATAGCCATGTCATTTTTTACTGAAGCACATTCATTAACTTTAATCAAAGGGCAGTCGATACAATTACCAGTGACACAATATTTTAAAGCAAGTATTATATCTTTTTTTGTAAATTGTTTATTTATAGTTCCCATATATTATCATCCATAAAAGTAATCAATGATTCATGACCATCATATTCATTAATAATAAATCTAGTATTAGGCTTGATGGTTTTTATAACAATATCCCACCATCCTCCAACATAAACATCTTCATATCCAATATTTTCTAAAAAATCAATTAATTGTTGTCTTTCAGTATCTTTACCATGCAATTCAAAAAAATCTACAATTCTTTTGTCTACTGCAAGGTTTATAGAATCACTATTCCAAGTGCTCCATCCAGCACCATATCCGGGAGAAATAAGAACCTTGATTTCTCCTTTTTTTGTATATGAGAATTCTATATTTTCTTTTAGTTTATTTTTAGTAAAGTTGTTCATATTATCTCCTTTTATTTTATAAAGTAAATATAATTATTTTAATAATCTCCAAAAGTTGTTTGTAACAAAAATATTGATTCATTTAACCATATTGTATTTTTTTCAAATATTGCTGTCACAATATAATTACACATTTTGTTTAGAATTCTATTATAATAATTCCGTAATGTTTTATCTTTACATATTTGAATAAAATTATTTTTTAAATGTATGATTTCAAAATATTTTTTATTAATAATACTATTTTCTTCATTATTATCAATATCATTTTTTATATTTTGTATTATAGAGTTCAATTCAATAAAAAAATCATGTTTTAAATTTTCTCCAAATACAGGTGATTTTATACAAAAAAGGCATAAAAATATAAGAATAAGTGCAATTATAATATACCTTTTCATTAGTATTCCTCTCTATATTTATCATTTAAATCTTCCATAACCATTTCAATAAGATTTTCTCTTTCATCTTTTGACATGTTATCAATATCATAATTATTTTTTTTAAGAATCCTTATAGCGTCATTATATAAAAACCTATTCCAAAAAAAATCTTGTGACATATTTACCTCCAATTCATACATATATTATACAGCAAAAAATAAATATTACAATGTGACAAATGTCATATGTTTTATACCAAATAAGGTATAATTTTATAAATTAAATATTATGTTATACCTTATTGGGTATATTTTGTTTTGGATATAAATAATTTGGTAGATGACACCATGCAACAACTTCTCCAGAATAATCCCATTGATTTTCTTCTGAGTTATAAAACAACACTTTTATTTTTTGTTCTTTATCATTAGTTTGTGCTAAATACCATGCGTTATTATATGGACAATCAAATAAAGCATTATGCCATCTATAGTAATAAAAGATTGATTCTAAGTTTTGTCTTTTTCTTTGTTCATGCAATATAATAAAAGGAAAGATAAATACAAGACAGATTAGTACTATTAAGGTTATATCTTCAAGTATCTGCATTTTTATTCCTTTGATTTTTTCATGTAAAATGTTTTTATTTCGTTTATTTTATCATTCATTTTTAATTCAGATTCAGATATTTTTTCATCTAATATTTGATATAATCCTATAAAAAGCAAGAATAAATATATAACTAAAATAAATAAAATTATAAACAAAAGAATTTCTAATATTTTACTCATTTTTTACCTCACATGTCATATTGTACTGTATTTTATATGATATGTCAAGATATTTAAATAAACATCCGCAAAAAATATAAAAATGCGGATGTTTATTTAAATTTATTTTAATTTAAACCACATTATTTCTAAAATAATTATCACAATTATTGTGATAATTGTAATTGCTAATGTGGCATAAATATCATTCTTCATATTTAAACAAATATTCTGGGCTAACAGCCTTAAAACTATGCTGTCCATCTTTACTTCTTACAACAACACCTTCACGTAAGACATTTGGGTTAATAACACTTTTTCCTGTAGCATAATTAAGCATTTCTTCCACTGTATCTGGTAATATAAAATTCTCATCAAGAATTGGAACAAACATTAATCCATTGTTTTCACAAATTTCTTTCGCTTCTACAGAACCTAATCTTCCTGATGGATAAATAAGATTAAAAATTCTTAATTCTCGACTATTTAACTTATACGGATTACCTTGAATAGAAGGGCCATAACACTCACCTTGAATTGCAACCCAATCATTGTTGCCAATCATTTGTTTTAAAGTGTTTTCAATATTATATTTTTTAGCCATTTCCCAATAATGACTATTATCGGCTTTCCATAACCTTAAATTTCTTGAACAAACAATAAATTCATATTTAATTTTACCGTACCAAGTTCTATATTTAACAAGAAGATAGGAGCAAGAACAGCCATCAATCTTTTCTGTAATAATACATTTATCTTTATTTTTAAGGACATCTGAAAGAACCTGTACACGGATTTCGTCACTTTTACTTATATATTCTGTTGGGAATCCACGTTGTTGTTTTTTCGTTGGCAATACAAGTTTTCTAAACCAAGAAAAACGCATTAAAAATTTAGGAAATCTCTTAGTTTTTTTATTTGAAGCATAAAGCTCCATTTCTTCTTCTGCTTGTGGATCATATTTTTTAATTTCAAGGATTTCTGTAACATCATCACCGACATTATATTTTTTATCATCTGGCAAAATAGAAAGTGGAAATACAATGCCTTGTGAATATGTGTTACCAAGCTTCATTGTTTTGATTCTAAATTTCTTATTTCTAAGAAATTCAAATTCTGGTTTTTCAGGCATTATACTATCTATTTCAACATAAATACATTTGTCGCCTATTTGAAACTCATCTTTTTTGACAATCACTCTCCAACCTAAAACGCTTGCAAGAACAATTCTGTCTTTTCCTTCGATTGGCTCAATATTGTCTATAATTTGTATAGACGCAAGTTTTCTAAAGTTATCTGCCACCTTATCCTTCCTTTATCCAGTTTATAATTTCTTCCTTTGTTGCTATTGGTTTATTAGTAATTTTATTATTTGCAGAACATATCTCATTTACTAATCCAATAAATAAACTTTTTGTTGCACAATAATCAAGACGAGGAAAATTATATGCACAAATACTCTCATCATTAAAATTTTGTATTGCTATAATTGAATCAAAAGAATTTTCAACCATGTGGTCATCAATATCTTCCATAAAATTTTTCAATGAAAGAGTATTCCATGCCTCAATCGCTTTTTCTTCATCATCATAAAAAAGCGTGCTTTCTTTGCAATTAAAACAATAAACTTGATATGACATTTCTTTTGTTTTATTGACAAAACAATCTTTTCGTAAAACTGCCATATCTCTATGGCACTTAGGGCAATTAATTAATCTTTTCATTTTCATCGTCAGTAATTATTTCAATTCCATACAATATCGCAGCAAGTCTTTCCACTCTACATCCTCTTGCTAAAGCCCATCCGTTGGCAAAATAAATAGCATCGCATTGGCTCATCCATGCAATAGATTTGCCAAGAAAGAATAAAGGTTTATGAATAATATTATTCCCAATTTCCTTATTCCAATCTTCCTCAAAAAAAGTATTTACAACTTCATATCCTTTTGATTCCAAATATTTTTTTGCATTATCTCGTTCTTTAATAATTTCTTCTTCTGTTTTATCTTTCATTGGTTGGCTAATCATTACTTTTTTCATTTTATTTCTCCTTTTTAAAATTTATATTTTTTCTTCATCACTTATCTTTCCAATAATATAAGGATAATCCTCTTTATTGTATATTCCTTTATTTATAGCTAAAGATTTTGCTTCAGGTAAACTTGTTTCATATATAACACATTTTTTATTTTTATAAGAAAGTTTCCAGTAATGTTTATCTGTGTCTTCTCCTCTCCTTGTTCTACAAGATGGGCATTGGCAATCATCTACATCTGGATTGTAATCACGAGAAAAATAATCTATAATAAATCTTTTACACTCATCTTTTGCGATATGCTCTGTACAGTTACGTGTAAACTGTCTGCAACCATAACACAAACAAATATTGCAATCACCATCAATAATATCTGCAACTTGATTAGGGGTTAAACTATCAATATCATCAGTAGCAACATTAAAAAATGATATAATTGCAACATCTCGATCAGCATGAAGAGTTTGTTTTAAGTTTTCAAGATTGTTCATATTTATATAATCTTTCTATTGATATAGGGTTTTCTGTATCTTTTGAAAAAATTCTGTGTTGTTTTTCAAAAATACATTTTCATTTTGGATAATAGGAACAATATACTTAGCTAATTTTATTTTAGAGCCTTTACATACCATATTTATTTTTCCAATATATCTGTCTTATCATCAAAAAAATAATTAAAGTTTTTTGCTCGGTAGCTTTCATAAAAATAATCTAATACAAAGTTTCTCTTATTTTCACTCAAAAACTCAATTTCTTTTTTTACGCCTTCATTGCTTCCCCTTAGTCTAATTCCATATGGACAACCAGCACATCCAGTTTGATTTACATATTGATAGACGTGTGGAACTTCAATTTCATATTTTTTTTCTATTTCATCTCTTAAATTTCTCGTTAAATCATGAATAGGATAAAAATGTCCAACCTTATTAAAACAAGTTGTAATCATATTAGAACGATAGATTGATTCTCCGCTCATAATACCTAAAATTGGCTTTTTCCCTGTTTCTTTATCATAAATTTTAGCTGGTTCTTTTTTCATAAATGAGCAACAATATTTGCTTACTTTATGAAGTTTTCCAGAAAACAATAAATCGTATGCCCTATTTGGTAAAGCAGCATATGGTAATCTACCTAATTTTTTAGGACTATAATTTATATCTCTAAAAATATAGAGATGAATATAGTTTGGCATATCTTCATCTTTAATACCTTTTTCTAAATTTTTTCTATATTCATAGATAAATTGATCCTGCATTTTGGTGAAACAAGGGATTCCATATTGTTCTTTTATTTCATATGGCTTTTTTGTTGGGTGAAGAACTCTGTCTGCATTATTTAAAATTCTATCTCTAATTTCAACATGCTCAAAAGGTGTTAATGCTGATACAATTTCAATATCATCATTTTTCAAATATTTTTTTATAAACCAATAAAGTAAATGACTATCTCTTCCTCCCGAATAAGATAAATAATATTCTTTTGGATTTATTTTATCAAATTTGCTTTTTAAATCTTCTAAATAAAAATCTACCTCATCCATTATTTGTTTCCCTTTTTGGTGGTTCGCATTGTGTAGCAAACATATACCTACTATTTCTATTATAATATGGTTCAGATGCCCTATCTATTAATTTTGTATATATTATCTGAACTACTCTTGAACCAAATGGAATAATGATAGTGTTATGACTATCATTTTTAAATTCAAGTGTTATCCTGCCTTTAAAACCAGCATCTATCACACCAGCCATCATATGATTCACAAACATTCTGCCTAAAGTTGATTTTGTAAAAAGTTGTCCACATAAACAATCTGGCATAATAACATATTCTCTTGTGCAACACAATACACATTCATTTGGTAATAAAATTAAGTTATCTGATGTGTAATATTGAGTTTCCCAACAATCTTCATTTGATTCACCGTAAACAAGTTGTTTATTCTTTTTCATATGCATAACATATTTATCTAAAGTAAGATCAATACTATTTGGATTTATTTGTTTTTCAACATTGTTAATGTTAGTTGAAGATTGTTCAAAATCAAATAAATATGGCAATATATCTTTCAACACTGAATCATTAAGTACCATATTTCTCCTTTTTATTTATACTGAATATGGTTTATAATTTTTGTTACGCTTATAAAATTTAGAAATATCTCTTTCTTTATTTTCTTCTTCAGACTTTTGTTTTTTTTGTTTTTTATTTTTCTTTTCTGGTTCTTCTATGGAATTATCATATGGTATTGCTTGTGTTGTTTTAGAAATATTTTCATCTATATCATGTTCCTCTGGTAGTTCATCTACGCCTTCTAAGTAATATCCACAATAATTTTTTCTTTGACATTCTTCACAATCTAAATCTTCACAATTAATATCATAGGTATAAAACAATACAACATTATTATCAACATATAAAGTATTTTTATAACAAGTTGAAATTGCTTCTACAATACGATCTTCTGGTGTTTTATCTTGATTATTATCAAGAACACCAACCGCAACATCTGCCCCAGAACCAATTACAAGATAATCATCAATGCTTCTAACACATCCTTCTTGTGAAATTTCATACGCTTTATCTTTATATGCAAAGATAAATTCATTATTCAAAATAGGCGGGACAAAATTTCCAGATTCATCACACCTTGGTTCTAAACTAATTCTATGATATGATTCAAGAATATCACATAAACAGCTATAAAGGTCACAAACAACATAATCAAAATCAATGCTATCAGTTATAATTCTTTCTGGATTAATAATTGGATGCGCTGAAATCAATTGGTTATCTCGCAAAAATCCAACTCCACCCATTAACCCATATGGACAATCAATAATATTCCAAATCTTACACGATTCATCGTTTGTTAAACGATACTTATTATTTCCAAAGGAAACTTGAGAATCACATCCCATTACAATTCCCTGATCTGTTTTAATTGCTACAACAAGACTCACTATATATTATTCTCCAATTCTTCATTTAGATTTTTTTATCCAATATATTCCAATACATTCAGAACTGCAATCCCAGCTATCCCAAAATTTTTTATTTTTAATTGCTGTTAAATGATGAGTTCCTGCATGACATACAATTATATCTGTTTTTTTAATTTTGTCAAGAAATTCATATCCTCTATATCTTGTATTATTATTTCTTCTCATTTGTTTGCATTTTTCAAAACCAATGTCTTCAAGATATTTCATATAACAATCTTTATTATTTGGTACAGATTTTACTTCATGCGCAATTTTACTTAAATCATCAAGAACATCATCCCATGATTTACCAGTAGCAACAGATAATGCTCGTATTACACAATCACCTGTTTTTTTATTATCTGGATTAGCATTATAAAAATGCACATATTTAGTATCTTTTTGTTTTTTGTTTTTCATATAATTTGCTCCTATTTTTTCTTTTATTATACCACAACATTTTATAATTGTCAAGAGGTTTTTGTACTTGACAATTAGAGAAATATGTGGTATAATATATATAAATATAATATAAGAAAGGAAAAGAGTATGAAAAAAAACCAGCAATATTATGTGCTGAAATTAAACACTTCATATCTTAAAAAACATAAATATAAAATTGACGTTTTATTTAATGAAGCTGTCTCATTAAATCAGGTTGTTTCTGTTGGTGATTCTGCTATTTTGAGAGAAATTAGAAGATTAACAAATCATAATATTGATTTAAAAGAAATTGACGAATGGTTTAATTTAAGAAAAAAAATTAAAGCAAGAGCAAAATCAAAAGAAAACGCCAGACAAATTATTGAATTAACTAAAAAAATCAATGATGCATTATATATTCCAGAATATGTCTCAATTGTTGTCGATAATGTCTCACATTATGAATATATTAATCAAAATTCTTTAATAATCAATAATAAAGAATATGTGAGGCTTTTGTGTTCATCTGGTGGTGCAAGACATAATACCGTAGTATTTATTGATAAAAACTTATATGAATATTTAGATAAATTCATTACTAATGGCTCTCATGACTTTGAACTATCTCCTGCAAAATACAATGCTTATTATGCTTTATGTTCATCTGCTTCAATACCTGTTTCATGGATAAATTTTTGTGTTGTAAAAGATTGTATTATTACTAGAAAAACAAAAGTTGAGTATGTTCATGAATCAAATGAAGCAGGTATTGACGATTCTGTTGTTGAAGAAGAAATTGATTGTGAGTTCAACTTATGGGATGGCATGGGAATAATTTCACCTGAAGGAGCAAAAAAATGGGCAGAAGATTTAGAATTAGATTATCTTCCGTCCGCTTTTTGTTTAAGAAATTCTTTTCTTAAGGGAATGGTTTGTGTTTTTGACATTCAAAAATTTTTAAAAGAAAAATCAGAAATTACAACCATTACAGACGTTTGGGGAAATGATGTTGATTTATCTAAAATTGACATGATTTTAACAGAATCACAACTAAAACTTTGGAAAGCATATACTTCAATTGATGAATATATAGAATGTTGTTATCAAAATGGATATACTTTTTCAATTACAAAAGTAACACCAAAGTATGATAGAGATTATGCTTATTTAAATTATCAATTTATTCAGGCAACCCACCAAACAGAATCTTCTATTAAAGAATTATGTAAAGATACAATTGAATATTTTAAAAAATTAGTTTATGACGATAATGATTATTTGAGAATTTATTGTCTTGGAAAAAGCACTGAAAATCCAACTATAACAAAAGAATTTTTTTATTCATTGCAAAATCAAGCAAAAGCTGTTCTTTTATGTGATAAATTTATAGATGATCCATATGTGAGAAATTGGCTTATTCAAAGTTTAAATAAAAAAATTAAAGATTCGTATATAGGGAATATTCTTGTAAATGGTAATTTCCAAGTGGCAATATCAGACCCATATGCGCTCATGGAATATGTGTGTGGTTTAGAACCAAAAGGATTATTGCAAGAACATGAAATATTTTGTGATTATTGGGTAAAAAGAAATGTAAATAAAGTTGCTTCTATGAGAGCACCCTTAACTTGGAGATCAGAAGTAAATGTTGTAAATATAAAACAAAGTGAAGAAACTAATGAGTGGTATTCATATTTATATTCTGGATTAGTTTATAATATATTTGGTGTTGATTGTATGCTTCAAGCAGATTCAGATTTTGATTTTGATATACTTTTAACAACCAACAATCAGCAGATAATTAACGGTGCTTTTGGTGGTTTGCCTATTACATACGATAAACATCCCATCAAAAAAATAAAGATAAATAAAAAAGAATTATATAAATTTGATAAAAGAGCTTTTGATACAAGAATTGGATTTATTACAAATATTTCAACATCTTTATATAGTATGTTGAACAATTTTAGTAAAGAAAGTAAAGAATATAAAAAGATTATAGAAAGATTAAAGATTCTTCGTAAGTGTCAGGGCAATGAAATCGATAAAACAAAAGGAGCTAATCCAAAGCCATTCCCTATTTGGTGGACAAGAAAAACTCCTGACATTATCTTTAACACAACAGAAGATGAAGAGTTGAATAAAAAAATAATGGTTACAAAAAGACCTTATTTTATGAGATATTTATATACTGATTATAATAAAAAATATCAAAAGCATATTGAAAATTTCAATGTATATTGTATATCAAAATATGGATATGACATCAATGAATTAAAAAACTGTAAATATCAAACAGAAGAAACAATTAAATCTTTAAAAGATTTTGAATTGTTGTCGCCCTTGATAGACAACAATAGTACAATGAACTTACTATGTCATTATATGGAAAACCAAATTCAAGAAATAAAAGCATATAGAAAAAATAAGTTTGCTTATTATGAACTAATGATGTCTGATATTGATAATGAAAAAATAAAAGAATATATTGAACAAATTATTCCATATTATAATAGATTTTTGCAAATAAGAGCAAAAGATGTTATTGAACAAGATGAAATAAATTACGATATTTATGGAATGGATATAAGTTCATTAAAATTATCTATGATAAAAAATATTTCATCTAATGAAAACGAATTATGTAATATCTGTATTCTTTTAGTATATTCAATACATCCAAATTATAAAAAAGATTTTGCATGGGATTTATTTGGTGATATAATTATAAAAAATATAATAAATAACACTGATGGCATAGCTCATATGCCAATAAAAGATAAAAATGGTAAAACTGAATATTTATATAGTAAATATAGTTTTATTGATTTAGATTTAAAGGAATCTTTAGAAGAATGAAAATGATTTTAGATGAATATGAATATGTTCAAAAAATGATAAAAGAAAAGAGATTCTTAGATAAACCAATGTCATCCACGGATATAAATATTTTAGCAAAATATTATCGTTGGCATGAAGGATTGACTGGAATCAAGTTAAGAGACGAAGTGGTAAATTTTTGTAAAAAAGCAACAAATATTTATAATAACATATCATATGAATCGAGAATTGATTATGCTTGTAATTTATCAAAAAAATTAAAATTAAGAATTCCGAAATCAATATATTTAACATTAACAGAAGTTGATATTATAAGAAATATTGATTTAAATGAAAATGTTAAAAAAACTCTTTTTGGAATGTTATGTTTATCAAAATATTATAAAACAACATCCATAAGAATTACAAAAAATGAAAAAGATGTTATTTCTGATAAACTTTTTTATAATAGACCTATATCTGATGTTTTATTATTAATGAAAATAAGGCTGAATAAGGCACAAAAATATGGGTTAATGTATGATCTTCAACATAGTAAACTTGTGAATGCCAGATATAATGGTAATTACGAAATTTTATTTCATGATATTATAGGGGAAGAAAAATATGAAATAAAGTATATAGAAGAAATTCTTATGTATTATGAAATAATTATAAAAAACAAAGAAAATCTTTCTATTTGTTCAAAATGCGGAAAGCCAATGTTTATATATAATACACACAAAAGTAGACAAGTTGTAGAACCTGTTTGTAAAGATTGTAAAATATAAAAATAAAATCGCAAAAGTGCAGTACTTTTGCACTTTTGCGATTTGTTTCTTTAATGAAAGGAACCCCGGGTGGGGCCTACGGAGGAAAGGATGTATAATATTCAATGATTGACAAAACTAAATATTATAACTTATATAATACAGGAATAACAAAAGAAGAATTGATTTTTGAAATGGGAAAAGATAAAGAAACCTATGGATATGATTGGGAATCATGTTCTGAAATATTAAATCAAATTCTTGAAAAAAATGTAGACCCTGAAAGCTATAGAAAAAGATATGGGGAAATAAAAAGATTCTACGAAATTTTCCAAACAAAAATTCGTCAAGAAACAAATGAAGATATTCTTAAAGAAATAGAACAAAGACAGGAAGAATTAAAAAAAGAAAAATATAAATTTTTTGATGCAAGAAATGAATATAATGCCCTTTTAAGAAAAAGAGCAAGACAGGAAGAAATTAATAATATTATTGTTGATTCAATAAATTCTCTTGATAAAAATAATTTTAAATTAAAAAAATCTATTCCTGCAACAAAAGAAGAAACGATGATTATCCCATTAAATGACTTACATTGTGGTTATAAAATTGAATCTATTTTGGGTAAATATGATGAAATAATTTTGAAAGAAAGAATTGAAAAATATTTATCTGAAATTATACAAATTCAAAATCAACATCATTGTGAAAGAGCTGTTGTGCTTGGTGGAGGAGATTTAATTAGTGGGAATATTCATGCTGAAATTAAAAGAAGTAATAATCTAAACGTTATTGAACAGCTTATTACTGTGTCAGAATATATATCAAATTTTTTGGCAGAATTGTCTACTATATTTAAAACAGTTTCATTTTTGTCTGTATCTGGTAATCACTCTCGTATTGAAAAATATAAAGATTCTATTAAAGAAGAACGTCTTGATGATATTGTTGAATGGTATTTAAAAGCAAATTTATCAAGATTTAACAATATTGAATTTGATAATTATATTAATGCTGATGCAACAATTAAAATTTTTGAAGTATATGAAAAATCATATATATTGATTCATGGTGATTATGACGATAATAATAATGGGTTAATTTTACAGAAACTTGCAAATAGACCTATTACTGCGATATTTTCTGGGCATTATCATCATAATGAAGTAGTTACGAAAAATGAAATCAAGTTTATTATGAGCGGTTCATTTATTGGAACTGATAACTTTACAATTCAAAAAAGAATTGTTGCTCATCCTGAACAGTTGATAACAATACTTGACAAAAACGGTGTTTGCTGTTATTATGATATTGACTTATTATGAGTACAAAAAATGAAGAAAAACAAATGCTCGTCAAACAAACAACAATAGATGTTGCAAAAAAAACATCTAAAAGATTCAATGGTATAAATACACCAGAAATTAAAATGATAATTGACGAGACTTTTAATGTAATAAAAGAAATGATTCTTGATGGTGATTATGTTGTTATACAAGGATTAGGGGTTTTTTATACAGACTATCTTGATGAAGTTGATATAAAAGACCCAAGAAATAATGATATAATTCATTTTCAAAGAAGAAAAGTTCCACGCTTTTATTTTTCAAGAAATTTTAAAAAACAAATAAAAACATTTGATGAAAAGAAATAAAACTATGGGATTAATAGAAAAAAAGGAAAAAATAAAAAAAGAAAAATCTCAATCCATGAAATTGAATAAAAAGAAAATTATTCAATATATAGCAGATAAGACATATGATAATGAAGACAAAATTGGTTACTATTTTGATTCCATTTTTTATGGCATATCTTTAGCTTTACAAGAAGGGTATGAGGTTCCTATTGCTGATTTTGGTAAGTTTTACACAAAAAAAAGACATGTAAACAATCAAAGTATTGGGTTTGTTGGTGATATAAAGAAGATATTTTTTAAACCAACTAAAAAATTAAAAAAACTTATAAATAATAATGAATAAAAAGAAAGAAAAAAAGGAGATGAGCATTAATCAACTCCTTTTTTATTTAAAAGAAAGGAGTGTTATATGGCTAGACCAAAAGGTATGGTCATTACAAAAAAAGAAAAAAGTAGTGACAATGCTGAAATGATTCAATCTGAAATAGACGCTCTTTCTCAAAAAATACAAGAAAAGGGTAATATAAAAGAAGTTGATGAAAAAATAATTGTTTTTGCTTGCCCTCGATGTGGTGAAACATCTAAAAATAGTTTCTACCCATCGTATAATAAAACAAATATAATTTCAAAAAAAACTATTTATTGTAAAAAATGTATTGATGAAATATATAATGAATCACTACAATTATTTAAAAATGATAAAATAGCTATTACAAATGTTTGTCAAATATTAAATATTCCTTTTGATGAACGAATATATAATTCATGTAAAGAACTTGAAGACGAAGAAATTGACAAGTCATTAATAAAAACGTATTTTGAAAAAATTTCTGTATATAAATCTATTTATAATATTGGTGATTCATATGCAGATGGTGATACATTTTTTATAAAAGATAGTATTATTTCTAATGATGAATATAGTCAATATAAAGATAATATTGATAAACAACAAGAATACTTACAGCAAGTAAAAAAAACTGATGAAACAGTAAAAAGGAATAAAGAAGATGTTATAAGAATTGTTGGAGCTGACCCGTTTGAAAACTATCCTCCTGAAGATGCCACTGAACTATATGCTTCTTTATTAGATTTTTTAGATGAAGATGTTGATCCACCAAGATTTTTATTAAACATATATATAGAAATTATAAAGAATTTCTATTTATTAGATAAAATTAATGAAGAAATGCTTATTCAAACATCTGATTCCGAAAATTTATTTGCTAATGCAAAACAAATTAAAACATTAAATGATACAAAAACCACAATACAGAATACAATTAATAGGATTGCTTCTGATAATCAAATTAGTTTAAAAACCGCTAAAGATAAAGGCGATAAGAGTAAAAAGTTTACATATATTATAAGAAAATTAATGGAATATGATGATTTAGATGATGTAAAGTCAAATGTTTTTGATATAAAAACATCAAAAGCAATGGCTGAAGTTGAAAAACAAAGTTTTGGCAATATGATTTCACAACTTAATATTGAAGAGAACGATTATATAAACGTTCTTGCCAATCAAAGAAATAGGATTGCTGAATTAGAAAGTGAACTATTGAAAACAAAAGAAAAAAATCGTGCCAAAACAAAACGAATAAATAAACTTGAAGAACGCTTAAAAAGTTTGAGTGAGAAAAATGAAGAATAATATTATTACGTCTAAATCATTTTATAGTTTATCACAAAGAAAACAAGACCATTATGAACAATATATTAAACTTTTAAAATGGGGTAGAAAATATCCAATACGTTTTATTGAAACATTTTTCAATGTTGAATTATTAGACTACCAGAAATATTTAATTTCAAAAACATGGGTTGCGGATAACTCATTATGGCTAATGTGTCGTAATGGCTCAAAAACAACATGTTTATCTTTTTATACTTTAGCAAGATGTATTTTATTTCCAGATACAGAAGCATGGCTTATATCAAGAACTGGTTCGCAATCAAAAGAGTTATACGGCAAAATGGAAAAAATGGCAAAGAAGAGTCTTCCTTCATTTCCTAATTTAAGTGATTTTATTCTTGATGAGAGTGAAAAGATTCTCCATGATGACCAATCATATGAATGGACTTTCCCAAATAAAAGTTCCATACATACGTTAAATGGTATTCCAGATAATGCTCGTGGACATCGTTCCACGTTGAACATTTATGATGAAAGCGCATTTATCACCGAAGAACTCTTTAAAGCAACAGAACCTTTCCTACTTCAAGACTCAACATTTGTTACTGGTGTAAATCTTGAAGAAAGACCAGACCCACCGGGGAATCAAAGAATATTTGCCAGTTCTGCTGGTGATGTTGATAGTTATTTTTATTCTCAATATCGTGATTATTTTTTGAGAATGATGGGTGGAGATAGTAGATATTTTGTTGCTAATATTGATGCAGATATGCTGTTTGATGCCACAATGAATGGCAAAGTATATCCTGTTTCACTAATTAAAAAAGAAGATGTAAAAAGAGATTTACAAAAAGAACCAGCTAAAGCAAATAGAGAATACTATAATAAATTCGATTCTGATGGTGGAATTAATCAAGTATTTAGACGGTCTTTATTGATAAAAAATTCAGAACAACGTGCACCTATTCTTTTTAATAAAGATGGAGATAAGCGTTTTATTCTCGCTTATGATCCTGCAAGAACATATGATAATAGTATTGTTGCTATTGCAGAAATAAAAGAACATCCTAATGGTGGTTATAAAGCAGAAATATGTAATTGCATATCACTTATTGACACCAGAGTAAAAAAGAAAAAGCCAGAAACCACACCAGATCAAGTACAAGCTATAAAAAAAATGCTATTAGATTATAATGGTTGGAATATACCTGATTATGAAAATATAGATAGTTTGTGTGTTGATGCTGGCCCGGGAGGCGGGGGTATGATAATAGCAGACCTTTTTATGGAGAATTGGATAGGAGAGGATGGAACAGAGCATAAAGGACTTATTGATCCTCAAATTAGTAGTGATTATGTCTCTCGATTCCCACAAGCAATCCATAAATTAAAACTTGTTGAACCTACTAAAATGAAACGGATTGCTTTTGATAACCTAAGAGAACTTCTTGCTCAAGGTAGAATTACTTTTACTGAAGAATTTAAAAAAGGAAATTCTACTATTACTATAGTTGAAAAAACACCAAAAGGGAAAGACAAAACAATAGAGAAGACAGTTTCAACTGAAGAGGCGTTGGCACTTATCAATATTGAACTAATGAAAGGTGAACTGGTTAATATTTATCGTAAAGATACAACTAATGGGTACACATATGATTTAAATCCTGAACTAAAAGGAAGAAATTTCGATGATAGAGCATATGTTTGTGCTTTAATAGCATTAAGATTATCCGAGATAAATAGAGCAAAATTAAATAAAAATCCAAATAACTTTAATTATGCAAATTTCATTTATGGAACTTCAAGTGGTTCAAAAAAAACAAATATTTTTGGAAGTTCATTTAATGGATTTTGATAAAAAATTTTATAAAGAAAGGAGGGTAAAAAATTGAAAAAATCTTCCGAAAAAAAAGAAAACACAAAAAATAAAGAAGTAATTTTAACAGAATCACAAAAACAATGGGCAAACTTATTTTCTCAAATTAAACAATTTCATCCTAATGAAAATTTTCAGCAGAGATATTTAAAAACATATCCAATAAATATCAATGGTATGAGTGAAGCATTTATTGGCAATGCTATTATGATGAATGAAAGACTGAAAAAGTTAAATACTTTTCCAGCTAAATACGATAAAGCAAAAATACAAGAAATGTTAGCTAATCCACAAAACTATGAAATGGATTTACGTGCTTTATCACGTTATGTTTATAATACACTTACACCAATATACAAACAAGTAAATTTATATGCGGATATACTGACATATCGAACTTATGTAAATATATCTGAAATTAAAAGTCAATCAAAACTTATTAAAGAATATAATCGAATTTCTAATTTTTTGAGAAATTTTGACCCCGAAAGAACATTTAGAAAAACAACATTATGTACTGTATTGGATGGTAAATCTTTTTGGTATTTAAGAACAGACAGAGGAGAAGATAATATTTGTTTGCAACAGTTGCCATCTGATTATGTAAAAATAACAGGAATAACAAATAGAGGATTTCAAATTGCTTTTAATATGGTTTATTTCCTTGATCCTGCAAATAGTGTTCTTTTTTTCCCTCCTGAATTTAAGGAATATTTGAATAAGTTTTATGGATATTATAATAAAAATACCAAAGTGTTTGATTTAGATAAATTTGAAAAAGCTGGAATAGAAGATGTCATTGCTTTTCAAGAACAATCTTCTTTATATTTTTGGCAATTTCTTGATATTAATAAATCATTTGTTTTTAGTATAGATGAAAGCACATTTGATACAGCCCCAGCTTTAATGGCAAGTTTTGGTTCCGCTATTGAATTAGATAAATATAGAGCACTTGAACAAGAATTATTGAGTTTACCATTACAAGCATTACTTACTTCTGAAATAGAAATAAGTGATAAAAATCTTTCTGGAATATATAGTGATGATACTGCCATTACACCTGATATGGTTGCATTATTTACTGAATTATTGCAACAAAAAATGCCACAAACTGTATCAGCGATTGCAGCACCTTTTAAAAATTTTAAACTTCATGAATTTGAACATGTTGATACAAAAGATTCCGTTTTAGGTGATGCTTTAAAAAACTATTATATTCAAAGTGGTGTTAATTCCCTAATCTCAACAAGTGAAAAGCCAACTCTTAGCCAAACAAGAGCTTCTGAAAAAATTGAGGCGCGATATATAGATAAATTATATAATCAATATCAATCTTGTTTGAACAGTATTATAAAAACATTTAAATTAAAAAATGAATTTTCTATTCATATCGAAGGTGATGTTTTTTCAGATGATTCCGAATATTCTAAAGTGAAAGAAGCAGTACAAAATGGTCAAACAGACCTTATTCCGAAACAACAAAGTTTCTTCTCTTCACATGTTGATGAAGCATTAGCAACAAGACAATTTATGGAAAAATGTGACTATCAAGGAAGTCTAGCACAAAAAAATATATCTATACAACAAAAACAAAGTACAGGAAATCCAGTAGGAAGACCATCTTCTAATGTTGATGAAGTTACCTCTGAAAATACAGCAATATCAATAGAACAAGGAACAAACACAGTTGAAGGCAGAGAAGTAACTAAAACATCTGAAACAACAACAAATACTGAAGAAACTTTTGCTAAATTATTTTCGCAAATGAGCGAAGACGAAATTGAGGACATAAAGGATTTTTTGAATGAAAATTATTAATTTAAAACAATTATTTTGTAAACATGATGATATAGCATGGAGTAAAACAAAAATAATGAGTTATCCTGAAATTTATCGTGGTGTTTGTAAAAAATGCGGCAAAAAATGTAGTAAAATCGGTAAAGATGGTGAAATTGTATGGGAATAAAATAATGAAAGAAGATAAAATTACAAAAATGAGTTTAATTGATAATGAGCTTGGTAGTTTGATGAATGTTGTTTCACAAAAACTATTTAAAGCAAATGCTGTTATGGATTGTATCTCTTCAAGATTAGATACAGTTTTTGGAATGCCAAAAGCATCTGAAATCTTACATCATAGAATAGCTCATAAATTTCCACTTCTTGCAGATATTATTACGGAATATTTAGGAAAAAGAAATTATGCTGTTTACTATGGTCTTATTCCACAGATAGATTATAGATATGATAAACCCTCAGAATATTTTTGGGAATTTGTTAATATAATGGGAGAAATAAGAGATGATATTAATTTAGCTATTGAAAAAGCTGAATCTATAAAAGACTTTTCAGCATCTGACATTTTGTCATCTTTTTTGTCAGAATATGTTGATTTATATACAAAACAATCTTTTATCTTTTATTATCAATCATTACAAGAAGAAGAACACGGGAATTTATCATCTTTTAATTCTCATTTTGAAGACCTTATGATAATAGAATAATTTCTAATTTAAAAAAGAAATGTGGATTAGAAATGGCAAAAAATGTATGGTTTTTATCTAGGACAATTAATAGATATTTAGGTAATGATTTATTTTTAATGAGAGCTAAAAAGCAAAGGAGGCAACAGCGTATGAAGGGAAGTTTTTATCACGATAAAATTGAAGGCCCGCAGAAAGTGAAAGCATATTTTATAGCTGCTGAAAAAGACAATATTTCAACAACTACAGTTTATGATGAAATTGGGCAAATGGTTCTTTATAACGATGAACTTTATATTTATACAAAAGATCTTGAATACAAGAAGATTTCAGTTGCTTCTTAATTGAAAAAATTATATTATGAAAAAAAGGATTTATGAGTAATAAAAGCATTTTAATCGCAATACCGAATATTGGAACTGTTTCAACAAATTTTATGTCACAAATGCTTGGAATGAATTATGGTAAATATACCATTGGTTATAGATTTATAAAATCAAATTTATTATATTTATCGAGAGATAAACTTGCGTTATCTGCAATAAATAACAATTTTGATTATATATTATTTCTTGATACAGATCAACAAATACCAAATGATACCATATTAAGAATGGCAAAACATCTTGAGAATGGTGAAGATATTGTTACAGCGTTGATATTTACAAAAGAAAAACCATATAATCCATGTATTTATTCTGAATCAAAAATTCTAGAAACAGGACAATTAAGTTTAAAATATTATCCCGTATCTGAAATACCTTTAGAACCTTTTTATGTTGAAAATTGTGGTTCTGGATGTGTTATGTTAAAAACTGAAGTATTTAAAAAAATTCCACAACCTTGGTTCCATCCATATATTTATTCAGGAGAAGATGTAACTTTTTTTCATGTTGCTACTCATACATATGGATATAAAATTTTATGTGACCCAACAATAGATGTTGGTCATTGGGGAATTGAAAATATAAATAGAACAACGAAGTTGCTTTATGACGAAGAAGTTATTAGAATGAAAAGAGGTAATGTTTTATGAAAAAAGTTCTTATAACTGCTCCAGTTCATCAAAGTGTAAATATTTTTAAAGAATATTTATGGTCTTTAAATAGATTGATTATTCCAGAGGATGTTGAAATAAAAAAGTTCTTTTATTTACATAACTGTGAAGAATTAAAAGAATTTTTAAATGAAGATGAATATATGATATTAAATGATGATTCATCTTTTGAAGTTACAGAAAAAACACATATGTGGAAAAATGAAAATTTTTCTGCTGTTGCTAGAATGAGAACAATGGCTCTTGAAAAAGCAAAAGAAGAAAATTTTGATTATATATTTTCAATTGATTCAGATGTGTTATTAAATCCAATTACTTTACAATTGTTAATTAATGATAATAAAGACATAGTTGGGAACATATACTGGACTGATTTTGACGGAAAAGGTTTATTATTACCAAACTGTTATGATTATGAAAATTGTCAATTTAATCAACAAATTGGTGGAGTTGATAGATTAAAAATAATGGGAGTTTATAACATAGGAGTTGTTGGAGCTTGCACGTTAATTGGGAAAAGAATTATACAAAATGATTATATAAATTATTTTCCTATAAAAAATATAAGTTCAACAAAATGGGAAGATCAGGCATTTATTACAAGATCAAGATGTTTAATTCCTGATATAACAGTTTGTGTTGATACAAGATTTCCTGCTCGTCATTTATATAGGCAATCTGAATATGAATTATGGATGAAAGATAAGAAAGAATGTTATGGGTATTAATAATCCAAAAATAGTTGTTGGAAGTCTTGTGTATAATGAAGAACACAGATTTTTAGAGAAATATCTTTTAAATATAAAAAAATATGCAGATAAAATTGTTCTAATAGATGATGGCTCAACGGATAATTCTTTAAAAATATGCAAAGAAGTTACAAAAAATGTTTTTAAATCAGATAGATTATTCATAAAAAATGAAGTTGAATTAAGAAATGCTTTGTGGGTGAAATGTTCTGAGTTATGTAATAATGGTGATTTTATATTAATTCAAGATTGTGATGAATTTTTACATGATGATTCCATAGAACACTTAAAAGAAGAAATAAATACTTGTGTAACACTTGAAGGCGATGCAATAGCATGGCGTTTATATGATATGTGGAATGAAACACAATATAGAGAAGATTCTTATTGGAGTGCACACAAAAGATGGTGGATTCATATGGTAAGATATAATAATCAAATTAAATATATGTGGAAAAACACGAGATTACATTGTGGAAGAATTCCAATTAACTCATATTATAATGCATTTCCATCAAAATTACAAATCTTGCATATGGGATATTCCAAAGAAGATTTGAGAAAAGAAAAATATAATTTCTATATAACTACAGATGCAGATGGTCAAAATGGAAATTTATTACAATATAATTCTATTTTAGATATAAATCCAAAGTTATTAGATTTTAAAAGCAATTATATTTTTTAAAGGAGGAAAAAAACTTGAAAATTGTAAATCTACCTGTTAAAAATTTTTCCTCCTCAAGAGAAGGAGATAATGCTGATTTTTTAAAAGTTACCTTAATGGCAGTAGCAGAAGGTAAAAATTTAAATAATTCCATTTTCACTCTTGAAGGGATGAAAACTAATAAAGACACCTTCATAAATAAACCAATACTCTGTGCTTTTCCAAATAAACAAATAGGAGATAACCATAATTTTGATATTGCTTTTGACCCAGAAACAGGTGAAGAATATCAAACTTTTCTTGATAAAAAAGCAGAAAAACCAGTTGGAATGATTCCTGAAAGTTCAAACATAAGAATTGAAAATATAGATGGGAAAAACTGGATAGTTTTAGATGGTTATATATGGAAAAAATATAATTATGAATTAGTCAAAGACATCTTAAAAAAGTCTAATGGTTGGTCAATTAGAAATAATAAAAATATTTCTGTTGAAATTATAGTAGATGATGAAACTATGGGATTTTCTGAAGATGGATATGAAATTTTAAATAATTGGACAGGTAATGGAATAACTATTCTTGCTGATAATGTTAATCCAGCAATAGAAGGTGCAAATATGAGTTTAGAAACGAAAGAAAAGAATTTTAGTAAAACTGATTATGATGAATATAAAAAAGGTTTTATGAAAGATTTCTCTTTATTTGCTAAAAAAGAAAAATATGGAACAGGAAAATCTTTAAAAATAGACAAAAGTAAAGAATCTGCTTCTAATGACAATTGGGGCGATATTGATAAAACCAAATTAAGAAATGATGTTTTAGAAGCAAAAAATTATAAATCAATTATAAAAGATGTTTATTTAAAGGTAGAAGATGGCTGGGAAGATGCTCCATCTGAACATTTAAAATATCCTGTTATGCAAATAAAAAATAATACTCTTGTTTATAATCTTAATGCTCTTTCAAGTGCATTGGGTTATGCAAAAAAAGAAAATGAAAATGAAGTTGTAAAAAAAGTCGAATCTATTCGCAAAAAGATGGGAATTGATGAAGACAAAAATAAGAATTTTGAAGAAAGGAGAAATATTATGAATTTTTCAGAACTTTTTGAAAATAATGACGAATATATTTTTATTGAAGCAATGGATGAAAATAAAGTTCTCGTTTTTTCCAAATCAGAAAAAATCTTCAAAGCAATTCCTTATGAAGAAAGCGAAGATTCAAATGTTGTTCTTATGACAGAACAAGCAAAAGAATGTTCTTTATTTGTTACTGAAAAGGAAGAAATTGTTGAACAAGACAAAAAAGAAGAAAATATGTCATTGGATGAAAATGAAGAAATAATTGAACAAGATAAAAAAGAAGAAAATTTATGTGAAAAAATGAAATTTGCTTGTGAAAAAGAATTATCTGAAATTTTTGTAAAAATGATGGCAGACCAAACAGAAGAACAAAAAATAGTCGAACAAGATAAAATTGATGAAGAAGATGATGAAGATGATGATAAACACGAAGAAGAGCACGAAGAAGATTATCAAAAACTAAAAGAGGAATGTTGTGCTCTTAAAGAAGAAAAAGAATGTTTGAATTCTCAAATTATCTCTCTTAGTGAAGAATTAGAATCTTGTAAAACAGAATGTGAAGAAAAAACAAGGCAACTTTCTGAAGCTCAAGAAAAACTTCAATCTTATGTAGAAAAAGAAAAAGAACAAATGTATTCTGATATGAAAAACGAATTGAAAGAATACGCAAAAACTAATCACATGTCTGAAGAAGATTTCAAAGAAGCTGAAGAAAAATGTAAAGAATTTTCATCTATGGATGAATTTATGAAGTTTGTCGTATTTTCTCAATATGTTAAAAATAAAAACAATAAATCAAATGATTTTGTAAATATGGGTGGTGCTAATTTCGGACAACATGATATTCCATCTAGTGAAAACGTTTGGGAGAAATTAGCTAAGATTTAAAAAATAAAAAGGAGTTAAATATATTATGGCATTAGAATATACTCACAATATGTTTGTGTCTCGCAAGATGGAAGCTGATTATGTTGGTCCTGATCTTGCGACTGTAAGTTTTTCTACTGAAAAGGACAATGGTGCTCTTTGTATTTTAGGCGCAGCTGTTTCCTCTTCTGTTTTCAATCAGGTTGTTGATATGAATCATTATAACGGTGAAAATCCTGCTTCTGTTGACACTGATTCTATTTATGTTGTGGATGATCCCGGTGTTTTTGAATGTTCTGGTCTCCGTGTGGATATTGTTGACCCTCGTGCTTTCTCTGTCTCTGCTGGTACTCCTACTCGTGCAAAAAGACTTGTTGCTGGTGATGAAGGCTGGTGGAGCACTGGTTGTTTTGCAACTACTAATATTACTGTTGGCTCTAGTTACGTAGCTCCTGAAGCGAATAGCGAACAATGGGCTGTTTCCACTTCTCTTCCTACAACTCGTGTGTATGGTCAAGTTATTGCTTCTGAAAATGTTGCTGTTGGTAATAGCATTGTTGCTGGTTATCGTGTCCGCATTCTTAAAAACTAATTATCTTGGAAAGGAGAAAAAAATAAACTATGGCTACTAAATATTTTTCTTTATCTAATCTTTCCAATGGCATGAAAGAACAGGAAAAAACTATTGCTCAAGCACTTTCTCAGCTTGGTTTATATAAACTGTATAGTGCTATTGGTAAAACCAATACTGTTGAAAATTTTTCTAATTTTGATTATGAACAGAAAAATGAACTCGCTCTTAATAGCTTAATGAAATATTGTGCTGAATACGCTGGTTGCGGCACTGATATTGAATCTCTGAAAAGTCCTGCTACTCGCAGAGATAAAGATTTCTCCAAGAAATTCTTCGGTATTCTTCAAGTTGCAACTGCTCCTGTAATCGCAGAAGTTGTCAATCAGGCTTTCGACCATGTTGCAGAAATTCGTAATGCTGGTTGGGGAGATTCTTTCTTGTTCCGTGTGGGTTCTCCTGCTCTGTTCCAAGTCAATATGCTTGCCCGTGGCATTAATCGTGGCGCTGCACAGCGTATCTATGATGAAAATCTCACTCTTATCCCCACTAATCGTGAAGTAACTGTTTCTATGGATTGGTATCAGATTGCCGCTGGCCGTTACGATATGGGTGATTACCTGTTCCGTGTCGGTCGCTCTTTCGCTGCTGACATGTCTCAGATGGCATATAATGCTCTTGATGCCACTTTTGCATCTCTTCCTACTCCTCTGAAATATAGTGGTGCTTTTGATACTGAAACTCTTGATACTATGGTTCAACGTTTACAGGCATTGAATGGTCAGGCTATTTATGGTTTTGGTTCTCTTGGTGCTCTTTCACAGGTTCTTCCTGCGAATGACTGGTTGAAACTGCCTCTTGCTGAAGAATGGACATCTATGGGGTATGTTGGTCAATACCGTAGAGTTCGTTACGTATTGCTCGAACAGAACATGGTTCCTGCTACTATTGGCACTTCTATGGACTTTGGTATTAGTCAGAATCGTATCTATTTGATGCCTATGTCTGCTGAAAAACCGATTAAGATCGGCATTGAAGGGAACACTATGGTTTATGAAACTGATGCTGAAACTTCCGCTGATAATACCATTTTTGTCACTACACAGATGAGCTATGGTGGAGTTCTTGCTACAGCTAATCGCTATGGTATTTACGAAATTTCTGCTTAATTTTTAATTTAATATATTATAAGATGTATCTCTAATATTAGAGATACATCTTTATATTATTATGAAAAAAAGGAAAAATAATAATGAAAAAAAAAGAATCTTTTGATGAATCTTACGACAATGAACAAAAAGAAATTGAAAATTTTAAAAGTCAAATTGATGAATTGCAAAAGCAAATAGAATATTTAAAAAATTTGGTTCAAACACAACAAGGAACTATTATTAATCAACAACAACAACAGGCAAGTAAAGAATATTTGGTTATTAGTATGTTTGATGGGATTCTTGGATTAAAGACAAGACCAGAGCAAAAAACCCCTGCAATTAAGTTACATTTTAAAGAAACATACACTCTTAGAAGTGAAACTGAATTACAAGATTTTTATCTTGCAAATCGTAATGCTTTTGTAAATAAATACCTATTATTTGAAAGTCCTGCTGCAATTGAAGTTTTGCATATTCAGGATGTAAAAAATGAATTAGATGTTGCAACATATGACAATCTTGGTAATTTATCATTAGATGCATTAGAAAGAGTTTATAAAAGTTGTAAAGAATGGCAAAAAGACTTAATTCTTGATAAATTCATTACTGAATCAGTAAAAGGTAATTCAAATTACAATAACACTGATAAATTGGCTTTACTTGAAAAAATGAAAAATGAAGAAATTCCTATGATTATTTGGAATGATAAAAAAAATCAAGAAGAACAATCTTATGTCTATAATATCAATGATAAGATAGCAAAAACAAGAGAATCTTTATCTTCTAAATAGTTTAAAATAAAGAAAGGAGATAATTTGGGTACTCCGTTTACAAAAATATATGAAAGAACAATATCTCAATATATTGATGATTTTGCCTTAAAAAAATATAACGGTTCTATTATTTCGATGAATCAGGATTTACAATCTTATCTTCTTTCAGCTATTCCAGAGTTTAATACGCCTATATCAATTATTAAAAAAATACAAGATTATAATGAAGGAGAAGGGGTTACGGAAGAGTTTACAGGTGATGGCTTACAAACATCTTTTGTACTCTCTACTGAACCTCTTGAAAATTCTATAATAGAAATATCTATTGATTCATTAATAGTATCTGATGGATATACATACAATAAACAAACAAAAACAATATTGTTTGATACTCCACCTGAAGAAAATGTTAAAATTTTAATCTCTTGGTATTTTTGTGGTGAATTTACTAATGATTTAAATTTAACAGAACAAAATATTTTATCAGATTTAATGGTTTGGAAATGGCTGTTAAGGGAAAGAGATAATATCGCTGATATAAGGAGATTGCTTAGAGATACAGATTATGCTCTTTGGAGTGAAGATAAAACAATGGTTTCAAAAGCAAAATTAGCTGATATAGCTCGTGAAAAAGCCTCTAAATCAATGAAGCAATATGCTTGGTCTATCTATAATACAAATATGAACAAGGCATTTGGTTTACCTAATTATGCAAGTATAAAATAGGGGATTTATGAAAGATAAAATTGGGAACATCAAAGATAATGCGCTTGCAGAATATTATAAAATGCTTATTGGCAGAGTATATAAACTTATGCCAATGAGAGAAAATAGCTCAAATCCCGACAATTGGAAAAAAGAAAAAGATAAACTTGTTTTAGAACTTCATTCTGGTGAAAAATTATTTAATGATTCAGGATTATATGTAGAAATAATCTATAAATTACAATCCCTCGATGAATTAGAACATATTCCATTTGATAGAAATTCTCCATTTAAAAAATGTATTATTGAAACAATAGATGTTATAAAACAATTATTAAAAAAGTTTGAGGAAAATTATGGGCAAGATAACCACAATTAATTCACAAACTAATTATAAAAACAATTTGAAAATTATACCATTTGAAAAAACTATTTTAGATGATTACTTTTGCAAAATTGATCAGGTATGGGAATATGCTCCTGATATTGAAACTGTAGAAATTCAAAAAGAATTTGGTTCTGATGAATATTATCCTTATAAAATGAGAGTTGTAAGAGTTTTTAATGCAAAAACACAAGATACTCGAAGTGATGATTGGAAAGAATTTTTATCGCCAGAACCAGATTTTGATTTACCATATGGTTTATATCTAAAATGGAAAAACAATTACTGGATAGTTTATAATAAAGAAAATTTTGATTATCCAACAAGAGGTGTAATTTGCAGAAGATGTATAACTACTTTCAATTGGATAGACGAATGGGGCAATTTAAAAATATATCCCGTTGTTATTGGTAAGCCGAAAGAAGCGTCCGATTATGTGAATGTTCAATTTACTAATCCCGGTGGCTTTAATGTATTTTATATGCAATTAGATGAACATAGTAAATACATACGGCCAAATGATATATTCATGATTGGTAATACTGGATATTGGTCAAGTTATAAAGTTCAAGGTGGTGGTGTTGCAAACTACTTAAGAGAAGAAACATTAAACTCTACTGAAACTGGATTATTGTCATTGATTTGTTATATTTATGAAGGCAATAATGATACAGATAATCTTGAAATTGGCGTTTCACAATATTATGAAAAAATTTTCACAATGGAATTAGACCAATATAATATAGAACAATATTCTGGATTCTCTATTATTATAACCCCAACAATAAAAAGAGGGACTACAATAAGAAATGACGTAGAATTGATTTGGCAATCTGCTGATGAAAATGTGGCAACTGTTAACGAATCTGGATTAATAACATTAATTAATAAAGGTGAAACAGATATAACATGTACTATGAAAAAAAATTCTTCTGTTTCACAAATTGTTCATATTAATAATCTTGGGCAAAAAGAAGAAGGACAAGACCAACCAGAAGAACAGTATGAAGTAAGAATTTATCCCAATATGTCAGAGATAAAACAAGGAACTTCACAAACATATAATGTCGAATATTATATTAATGATATTATAAACACACCTCAAAATATTAAAATTGAATTAGATAGAAACAATGTTCCAAAAAAGAACTTTACTTTCACTGTATTGAATAATAGTTTCACTATTGTAAATAAATTAAAATATTTTGATTCTCCATTAAAGGTAAATATATATATTGATGATATAATATTAAATAAAGAATACTGGTTAGTTGGTGCATTATGAAATTAAATGAAGTAAATAATTATACTATAAACACTTTCAAACAAATGCCAAATATACCTCAAAATTGTTGTTATAAACTTATTAATGAAAATGAAATGGTTTGGAAGTTATTAAAATACAATACGAATGATGCGTGGAAAATGCCAAATTTAACAAAAGAAGAAAAAATAGCATTGATATATCCCGGAACACCAGACTATGAAGAAGATTATAATGTTTACTTTGATACCGCACAAGATGATGTTTATACTAAAGTGATGACCATGTTGAGAATAGTTGTATATGAAATTATACCTGATAATAGTGTTTATGGTGATATTTTAATGGGATTTGAAATTTTTTCTCATTACAAAACCAATACTATGTCTAATGGAACAACAAAAGTAGATGTTATAACACAACAAATAATACAAGTTTTTAATGGTCAATTTGTTGAAGGTGTTGGAACATTGATTTTCAATAAACAGAGGTCTGCAAGATGCAGAGCTTTTGAATCTGGTTTAAAACCATATAAAGGTAAAATCTTGCTTTTTGCAAATAATTGTTTAAGTTAATATGGAAAAATTTGAATATAATGAAATATTAGACCTTCAAAAACTTCCACAAGAATATAAGGGTGTAAAGTTTTATCCTTTGCGTATATCAGAAGAAAATATATTTAAAAAGGTAATGCAAACTATAGGTGTTCCAAAATCTTATATCAAAACAGAACCGACAATAATGAAAATGTCTTATTTAAAGTTTCTATGTTTAATATTAAGAAAAAGAGATGATATAAAAGAAATGTTATTATATATAACAAAAAGCAAAGAAATCAATTTTGAAGTTTCTTTACGAAAAGGTGCTAATCCTGAAAATTTAAAATATGAAGATATGAATATTACTATTCATATTGATAACATTCCTTTTAATGAAAATGATTTTGATATTATTAGAGAAATTATTTTAAGACAAAATTATTATAGCACTAAATATATTGAAGAATACGATCCAGAATTAGAAGAATTATTATTATTGAAACAAAAAGCATTGAAAAAAAGCAACACTTTAATAGATAAAATATTTGTATTATGTTCATTAATGAATAAATTACCTGAAGAAATATCTAATCTTTCGTATTATCAATTCTATAAATTATATTATGCATCAACTATGAAAGTTGAAACTCAAATATATCAAGGTTGGATATCTGCTGGATTTATTAGTTTTGAAAAAGGAAAAAATTTTACAACATATCTTGATCCTATGCCAGATAGGGCTGGAAGATATGATGATATTAAAATGTCAAAAGAAAGTTTCTTTGATAAAGTTGGAATGAAACCATCTTAAAGAAATTAAAAAAATAGATAAATATATAAAAAAACATATATTTATCAAATAATATAAAAAGATTTTTATCAAATCATTTATATTTAACAACATAATAAAAAAGGAGAAACGTATGGAAAATTTTGTTGTTTCCGTTGCACGTGCAATTTTATTTGAACCTTCTACTAATGAGGTTCTTGCTTATGCCACTGCTCTTAGTGAATCTGCTTTTACTTTAGCAATGCAGTCTCAGGAAATTAGAGGTGGTATTGGTAACACTCTGAAATTCAACTATAAAAATACTCGTACTTTGAATATTTCTTTAACAAATGTTGCTTTCAGTAAATCTTTCTTACCTCTTAACCTTGGTAAAATGAATGCCAACACTGAAATTGCTATCGCTAATGAACAGTGTATAGTTCTTTCAGAAACTGGTACTGGTACTCTCGAAAAGGTACCTCTTGGCCCTGTTTCTTATGTTTACGCAAATGGTATTATTGAAACAAAACAGAATCCTACTCATTCTACTGCTATAGATCTTGGTACCGCTCACGCCAATGAAAAGATTACTGCAATTTATGATTATTCTGATACTATTGATAACTTAACCATTGATTCTTCTACACCTCCGAACATTGTTCGACTTGTTATGAATGTTCAGATTCGTAGTAATGAAACTAATGGTATCGTTGAATGGTTACAGTTAGATATTCCTTCTTTCCAAATTGACGGTAACTATGAATTATCTATGACAGCCGATGGTGTTTCAAGTGAAACTCTGACTGGTATGGCTCTTTCCGTTGCTGGACAACAGTGTACTGATGGTGATATTTATGGTTACATTAAATATGTTCCAGTAGATGAAGCTACATATGCTGTTTCAAACATCGCTGCAACACCTTCACCTTTAGCTTTAAAGGCTGGCGAAACTGGTTCTATCAATGTGTATGGCTTACGTGGTTCCATGTATGCTCCACTTTTACTTACAGATGAATGTACATATGAAATGCAAGAAGGTTCTGATGTTGATATTACTGTAAGTGAAACAGGTATTGTCTCTGTTTCTAGCGCTGCCTCTGCTTCCGACACTGGAACTGTTGTTATTACCTACACCTCAGGTGATACTTCATACACTGATACTATTGTCGTCAATGTCGTTGAATAATGTGTAAATTTTTAATAAAAGAGAACAAAGAGAAAGAAATAAATCCTCTTTGTTCTCTTTCTCATAAAAAATGTCCATATGCTACATATTGCCAACATATAAAAGATATTAAACTAAAATATACTTGGAGAAGTTGTAGTTTATATTCTGCTTATTGGAAAGGAAAAATTATTTTTCCTGAATCATCGTAGAGTGGATTTCATTTACATCAACGGAGGATTATATGACAATAGAAGTCATGACCCTAATTACTGGAATATCTGTATCATTAGGAATCATCTCTACAATTTTAAATCTTAGAAGGACAAGTAGAGTTGATGCTAAAAATACAATTATAGAAACAGCGAATTTGAATAATAAAATAGATAATGTTTTGATTGGAATCAGTGAACTGAAGGTTAAACTGAATGCAATGGAAACAGATCAGAAAGATTCTAAAGAGAGAATTATTATTCTTGAACAAAAAGTTAAAACATTATCTGAAACAATTGATAAAATGCAAAATATAGATACGAAATGAGGAAATGTGAAACTACTCGTTGATAATTTTCAAATTAAAGCATTATACAAAGACGGTGCTTTTTATAATATGAATAATGAAAAAATTGATGATTCTAAAATAAAAAAAGTTATTTTAGATTTTAATGATTTTAAAGAAATTTTACAATCACAGCAAGAAAAAAAGATGAAAAAGAAAATAAAGGATGAGTAATAGTAATATTGTATGAAAAATATTAATTTATTATGTCCTATATGTGGACATCCCTTGATTATAACAAAATTAGATGATATGGAAACCTTGTATTGTCAAAAATGTAAAGAAGAGGTATATGAGGAAGACATATATGAAAGTAGAAGAGAACAGACCTATAAAGATAACAATAGACGAAAATCTCTTGAATGCTTATTACAATGATTACTATTTTATAAAATATCCAAAAAGAAAAAAGAAACCAATAAAAGAACCAACTTTTCCGACATTGAATTCTTGGATGATTTTAAAAAGAATGGCTATGAACCATTTAAAACAGCAATGGAAAGAATTTGGAGAATGGATTATAAATTATTATGGATATAATGACATGAATATAGATGAATGTTCCATATTGATTGAACATACATTTAAAACAAAAAGAAGAAGAGACCCGGATAATTATATTCCAAAATTTTTTTTAGATGCAATGGTTTCAAGCAAAATAATAACGGATGATTCAATGAATGTTATAAAACAATTGAGTTTGTCTTGTATAAATGGTAAGGAAAATAAGATAGAGATAATCATTTTTCCTTACCATTTTTTTAAAATAATATAATTAATAAAACCGTAATTTTATAAAGGAATAAAATGGCAAATAGTATAAATTTTTCAGAATATGGATTTTTGGATGAAATTCTTGCCTTAACAGAAGATAACTGGCGCAAATACTTTAAACCCGTCATGTATGATAGTGTACAAAGTGGTTTACAAGTTACTGCTGGGTCTGGCATGACATTTAACATCTCATCTGGCGAATGTCGATGTGGTGCTGTCATGGGTATTTTAAATGGAGCTGCTTCTTTGTCTATTGATGCTGGTAGTTCTAATGCAAGAATTGATTCAATTGTCGCACAATATGAATATGGTGATACATCCATATTATCATTAACAGTCGTAAAAGGCACACCGAGTTCTTCTCCTGTTGCGCCTACATTAACAAAAACGTTTAATACATTGTGGCAAATGGAACTTGCTCAAATAGCTGTTCCTGCAAATGCAACATCTGCCTCACAGTGCACAATCACTGATAAAAGAGTTATTTACACATCTATTGATTCTGTTATCAATCCTATTTTAGAAGACATAGATACAATTAATGACGAAATAGTTTCTATTACAACGAATATAGATACAATCAATGATGAAATAATCTCTATTACAGCAAATATAGATACAATTAATAATGAAATAGTTTCTATTACAACAAATATTGATACAATTAATGATGAAATAATTTCTATTACAACAAATGTTGATGCAATTAATGATGAAATCACTACAATTAATGATAAAATAGATACAGTAATTACAGGAGAGTTTTCAACATCAACCGCATACAACATAGGTGATTATGTTATTTACAATAATACATTATATCGTTTTACATTCACACATCCAGCAGGCGAATGGAATAATAATCATGTTGTTGCAGTAACTATTGGCAGTGAACTTAAAAATATCAATAGAGAATTAAATTTAACATATCAACAAATATCTGAAATTGTTAAATCTGGTCTTGCTGACCAGTATTTTAATATTGGAGATCAAATTATTGTCAAGTGGAATAATGGAAGCACAGATTATGACCTTCCTTTTGATATTGTGGCTATGAGAGATGTTGTAAATGCCGATGGAAGTACTGTTCCCGGAATGATATTACAAGCACATTGGGTATTACCCGGAGTGCAGTTTGATGCATCTGAAGCTTCTTATGTTGCCAGTGCTATTATTCCAGCAGGAACACACTATATTGAAATTGGTCAAAATTGGGGTAATAACTGTAAAGCTAATTATAAATATGAATTTACAACAACACAAGATGTTCCAGTAAATGGTCAAATCGTAATGACAAGAAGTGGAAGTAATCAATACACATGGGGAGCACCAGACCAAAATCCGTCAACTTGGGTTGTTTATACATTTGCTTCCAATGCCTCGACAACACCAATAGAAGGGCCTTTGTCTTTAACAGAATATACAAATGAACAAACTCCTTCAAGTACGAGTCTTGGTACTTTGCTTCAAAATACAAAATATAGTTTAAATGGAATTAACAATTTACAAAGAGCTGCATATGGTTATAATAGATGGTCTCAAAGTGCAATGAGACAATGGTTGAATAGTAATGCTGTTGCTGGTTCATGGTGGGAACCCAAAAATCCCTTTGATAGACAACCACAACAACTTTCATCTATGCGCGGATTTATGGCAGGGTTCGACAGTGATTTCCTTAGTGTAATTAAACCAGTTACTGTTACTACTGCATTAAATACGATTAGTGATACTGAAATTGGTACATCAGAAACTACAATAGATACATTCTTCTGCGCTTCTCTTGAAGAGGAATATTGTGTACCTCAATTAGCTGGAGTAGAAGGTGCATATTGGCCTTATTGGAAAGAAAGACTTGAACTTGATTCTCCACAGGCTTCTGGTGCAGATAATGCTAATGTTAATCATATAAGATATTTAATCAGCAATCATTCTTCTGCTCAGCACGTTCGTCTGCGTTCAGCCTATCGTGGCACCGCTTATAGCACGTGGTTTGTGTCCACGACTGGCTACGTCATCAGCATCAACGCCACGACCTCGTTTGGTTCGTGCCCGGCTTGCGTCATCTGCTAATCTAACAATCTGTCGCCTTCAATGGCGACAGATAAAAAAGAAAGAAGGATATAACATGTCCGTTCCAAAAGATAGAAGAGTAGAAGGTGAATTAACCGTTAACACAATGGCTAGGTCAATATGTGCTTATGTTATTCAAATATTAGGAAATGAAAAAAATTTTCCAGTAGAACAAACATGGCTTACAAATCAATTGCGAAACACAGCAGTGCATATAGATGTATGTTGTTGGAAAGCAAACAATATTTATGTAAAACAATCTCAATTTCTCTACGAGAAGAGGATGAAACTCGAAGAAGAGGCAGGAGATGCGTGTAATGTAATGTTAGAACTTATTAATATTGCTAAACAAGTATATCATATGCCAACAAAAAGATATCGTTATCTTAGCAATCAATATGTGGAATTACGTAAAAAAATTCGCAATTGGTATAAATCAGATAAAGTGCGGTTGAAACCAACCGTTTAACTTTTATTGGGCTGTAGGTTATCGTCTCAGAACGTTCGTCTGCGTTCAGCCAATCGTGGCAACGCTAATAACACGTGGAATGTGAACACGACTGGCAACGTCAACAACAACAACGCCACGAACTCGAATGGTTCGTGCCCGGATTGTAATTATTAATGACATTATAAATTGATTTACTCACAGAGCAAATAGTTATTACAATATTGCAAGGAACCGAATGTCCCAGCCAGAAATGGCAAAACAATATTAATATGACATCAGCGACTTTCGAGCCGGGCTGATTATAAGCATATTAAAAGGATTTTATGGAAAATATAGAAGAAAAAGTAATCGGATTTGATGCGTTATATCAATCAATGTGGAAATGTTTAAAAGGTGTTTTATGGAAAGATTCTGTTGCAAGTTTCTATCTTCGTGCTGGCGAAAATGTTTCTAAACTTGCAACAGAATTAGAAAATGGAACATATAAAGCAAGACCACCAATGCATTTTACAATAACGTCACCAAAACCACGTGAAATCGCATCTGTAGCATTTCGTGATAGAGTTTATCAAAGAAGTTTAAATGATAATATTGTATATCCAACAATGACAAAGAGCTTTATTTATGATAACTTTGCGTGCCAAAAAGGAAAAGGAACAGACGAAGCAAGAAATAGATTGAAAAAATTTATTAGAAAATGCTATAGGATGTATGGTACAAATTTATTTGTTTGTCAATTTGACATTCATGGTTACTATCCTAATATGGATCATAAATTAACTGAAGAAATGTTTCAAAAGAAACTTGACCCTTGGAGTTATAAACAGGTACAAAAAATTCTTAATGAACAATATGAAGGAGAAAAAGGATATAACCCCGGAAGTCAACTTGTGCAAATAGCTGGAATATCCATGCTTGATGGGATGGATCATTTTATCAAAGAAAAATTACATGCAAAATTTTATATTCGATATATGGATGATTTTATTATAATACATAATAATATAGAAACAATGCAAAAATGGAAAAATGAAATTGAACATTATTTAAATAATTTGAAATTTGAAATAAATCCAAAAAAAACAAAAATTTATTCAATTAGTAAAAAGATAAAATTTCTTGGTTTCCAATTTTCAGTGACCGAAACAGGCAAAGTATTGATGCAAATACTTCCTGAAAATGTTAAAAGAGAACGAAAAAAATTATATAGGCTTGTAAAAAAATGTAAAAAGGGAGGAATCCCAAAATCATCTGTAGATAATTCTTATGAAGCATGGAAAAACCATGCGTCAAAGGGAAATAATTACAAACTCCTTTGCCGAATGGATAAATATTATAGATCATTATGGGAATAAAAATTATGAGAAAAAGTTTAACTCCATCAGAACAGGCGAAATTAGATAATGCAAATGCTGGTGTTTTTTCAAATATTAGCATCGAAGATCTAATGAATGCCTTAATTGAACTTGGTGAAATGGCATCTGAACAAGATGATGCTATTGTCGAGTTAGCAGAATTAATAGAAGAGGGATAATATGGCAAAAATTTACTACAACAGAATTAAAGCAGGTATCATGACCCTTGAAGATGTTCCTGCGCGTTGGCGCGAAGCTGTGCGAAAGATGTTAGAAGATGAAACAGGAAATGAATAATGAAAGATAGTGTTGTTCTTTCTACAAACGAAGTAAGAGAGATACTTTCTGATTATTTTAATATTCCAATTGAAGATGTTTTTAGAGCAAAATATTCTTTTGTTATTGTTGTTGATGAAGAATTGAAAAAAATGATAAAAGAACATCGGGAATTATAAAATTCTAATAATATAAATTTAGCAAAATGTTTCAATATTAAAATAGCTCTATTAAAAAGCAATAGAGCTATTTTTTATAAAAAAAGAAACAAAAAATAAAATACACATTTTATTGAAAAAAATGATAAAAAAAATGCTTGAAGTACTGCACTTTTTTTATGTCATATTCTAATAAAAATGATATAAAGAATAGAATATTACAGAAAGGAGGTTAAATTGAAACAACCGTATAATAAGTTCTCGAATGAAGAATATAAACAAGTTCCAAAAGAAAATAAAGAAATAGCTGAAGATTTTTTATTATCTTTGAAAGGTGAAAAAACTGCACAAACAATTAGGGTATATACTAATAATTGTAAAATTATATTGATTATTATGTATAGGCTTTTTGGAGAGAAAAAAATAGTTCAACTTGTAAAAAAAGATTTAGTTAAAATGCGTGTTTATATGTTAGAAGATTTAAAATTATCAACAGCAAGAGTAAATATTATTTATTCAACATTGAGAATGTTGATGTTATTTGCAGAAGAAGACCCTGAATACAGCAAAGATTTAGAAACACAATTTATTTCATGTGGAAGTAAAGTTAAAGGATTGCCAAAACAACCTGTAAGAGATGAATCAATGTTTTTTATGTCTTATGATTTAATTATAAAGATAAAAGATAAATTATTAGAAGATAATAATATACAAGGCGCACTTATTCATATGATGCTGTATGAATCGGCCTGTAGAAGAAATGAACTTATTCAAATAAAAAAAGACGGATTATTGAAAAGCAATTGGACAAATGAAGTCATTGGTAAGGGGAGGAAAAAGTTTAAACTTAGCTATCAGAATGATATAAAGCCATTAATAAAACAATGGTTAGATAGTAGAGATGATGATTGTCCTTATTTATTTATAAAAACAAAAAATGATAAAGCAGAACCAATGACAGCAGAAGATGTTTATTGTTTTGTATCAACAAAAATTAGAAATATTGCAACTGATATTGAAGGAAAAGATAATGGATATACTTGCCATTCATATCGACATTCAAGATTAAACAATCTTCTTCACGGCACAGATTTAAGTTATATTGATAAAAATGGTAATCCTAAAAAAATGGATATTAATGATTTAAGACTTTTAGCAAATCATAATGACATTTCAACTACATCTGGATATGTACAAACATCAACAACTGAAGTTCTCAATGAATTGTTTGGTTTTGATGAGGAAGAAGATAATGACTAAAAGACAAAAACAAGTATTACGTTTTTCAAAAATAATCATAATTATTGTCATTGTAATAGTTTTTATTTTTACAGGTAGTGTTTTGTATATTTTTAATAATAAAGGAGCTGAACCAACTGCAATTATAGCTGCATTTTTTGCTTTTATGACTGGTGAAATTTTAGCTTTAGCAAAATTAAAATTGGCTGAAATATCAGCCGAAATATCAAATAAAAAAATAAAAAATAATATAAAAGAAGAGGAAAAAGATGGAGATAGTATCTAACGTTTTACAAATTGTTTTGGATTATTTGTTGCCACTTGGCGTTGCGACACTTGTTGGTTATGTTATTGTAAAAATAAAACCATTCCTTGAAGATAAAACAACAAAAAATATTGTATCTATTCTTGTAGGAGCAGCTGAACAACTATACGAAGCTGGTCATGGTGAAGAAAAATTGAATTATGTTTTAAGTAAAGCAGAAGAATGGTTAAGACAATATCGTATTAATATTGATATGCAAAAACTTCGTGCGTTAATTGAAGCAGAGGTTTTAAAAATCAACATTGAGAAGAAATTAGTTGACTAAATTATGATAGATATAAAAAATACCATAAAAATTTTTATGGTATTTTTTATATGGAAGAAAAGGAAAAAATATTATGTTTAATGAAAAAATTAAATTAAATTTAGATAATTTTGATAATACTGTAACAAAAGAAATAAATGGGCAAGAATTTAAATTCAATAAATATCTTGGACAAGATCTTTGTAAGACCGTTATAGATGAATGTATAGATAGATTTATTGAAATTAATAATGAGAATCATGATTTTGCATCATCTATAATGTCAGTTTTACAAACTATGAATATTTCTTTATGTTATTTAACAACAAATATTGATATTGATAATGTTTCTTATGAGGATTTATGCGCAATTGGAATTTTCAAAGCTATTGAAGAAACATTGATTAATTATAAAGAAATCAAAGATAATGTAATGTCTTGCATTGGTCTTATGTTTGACTATATTATTTTTAATGCAATTGAACAACTTCCTTCAAGTAAACAAATGACTGATAATTTGCAAGACATAAAAGAAATTTTTGAATCAAATCCAGAAAAAGCTAAAGAATATGCGGATATAGTTATAGCAAATCATCCAGAATTAAAAGGATTTGGTGAAATATTTGAAAATATTTTAAAAAATTTAAACAATAAAAAAGAATAAAAAATTAAAAGGCTTTTTAGCCTTTAATGTATAACTTTGGAGGTTAAAATGGCTAATTATAATATTAATGTAAAAGCAAAAGTAGATGTACAACAAATAAAAAGCAGTATAAGGCAATCACTTGCTGAAACTACAATAAGAGTTGCACCAAAATTTGATGTATTTGCTGATGATAATAATATTGCAGAATTTAGAAAAGCAGTTGCTAAAATTCTTAATGCAGAACCTATATCAATTACTTTAGCTGAACCAACAAATGACAATATATCAAAAATATTAGGTGAAATCAATAAAAAGTTTATTATTACTCCTACTTTAAAATTTGACACTAATAAAGGTTCTGAATTTAAAACACAATTAGATGACATAAAACAAGCTATAGATGAATTTGGAAAAAGTTCTAAAGCAAAAATTTCTTTTGATGTAGACTCTGAAAGTCATAATCAATTATTAAAAATAATTGATAATATTAATCAAAAGCAAAATATAGAAGTTGGTTTTTCATATAATGAACAACAAGTACAAAAATTATCAGATTTATTTCATGATTTAGAAGGTGGAATAAAAGAATTAGATAAAGGTGCTATTGAAATATCATTTGCACCTATTTCTGATACACACTTAGTTCCCATAAAAACAAAAATTGACGACTATTTCAAAAATAATCCCATAACATTAACTATTGCTGAGACTACAGGTGGGATTGATTTATCTTCTTTTTCTGAAACATGGAAGCAACTATCTGCTGAAAAAGAAAAAATATATCAAGAATCTAATATAAAAATTAAAGAGCAAGAAGAAAACATAAATAAAGAACTACAAATTAATTATGAAAAATATCTTGCAGAAAAAAGAAAAGCTCAAGAAAAAGAAAATCAAGAATCACAGCAAAGACAAAAAGAAGCTTCAGAAAATACAAAAGTTATTCTTCATGATGAAATAGAAGAACATAAAAATGTTTTTAATGAAAAAATCAATAATTTAAAAGAATATTTAAATTATTTAAAAGAAGAAAATCAAAATTTAAAAGATAATATTGATATTCAAGAAGAAGCAGATAAACAATATATAGCATTATCTGAAGAAAAAAAACAACAAATAAAAGATATATCTAAAGCAGAACATGATTATGGAATATCTGTATCATATTTAACAGAACTTTATAAAACACAGTCTTATACTTTTGAAGAGTATTCTAAAAGTATAAAAGAGACAATGCAAAAAGCAACAGAAGAAGGATTAGTTTCTCCAGAATTAATTCAGAAAACATCTTTATTGCTTGATAAATTATATAAAGAAACTCAAGATAAACAAGAAAAAGCAAACCAAAAAGCTCAACAAGAGAGAAAAAAAGAAGAAGAACGTGTTGCTAAACATCTTGAAAATATAAGAAACAAAACTCTAAAAGAACAAGAGCAAACACAAAAACAGCAAGAACAAGCATGGAATAAAGAAACTCAAGACCTTCAAGAAAAATATAATAAACAACTTATATCCACTGAAGAATACATTGAAAAAATGGAAATTCTTGTTAAACAAGGATTTGATAACGGATATGATAAAGCTAATCATTATTCTAATTCTCTTGAACAGGTGAAACAAAAACAAGATAAAGCTGGACAAAGTGCTGATAATTTAAGAAATAAAGTAAATAATCTTGGTTTAAAATTTGATAATGTCTTCAATTCTTTAATGCGTTACTTTGGTGTAACAAAAATATTCGATGCTGTCCAAAGTTCTTTTTCAAAAATGATTCAAGAAGTTCGAGATTTAGATGTTGAACTTACTGAGTTCTCTAAAGTAACGGACTTATCGGTAAATGAAACCAATAAGTTTGTTGACAGTTGTTATGAATTAGGTGATGCAGTATCAAGAACAGGAACAGAAGTCATTCAGGCCACTACATTATTTAAAAAAATGGGTTATGAAATTGATGAATCTATGCAATTTGCAAAAGATGCATTAATATGGACAAATGTTGCCGATGGAATAGTAACTGTTGAGAATGCATCAACTATGCTTATTTCTACAATGAAAGCATTTGAAGAGCAAGGCATTTCAAGTACACATATTATTGATGCATTAAACGAAGTATCAAATAAATATTCAACATCTTCTTCTGCTCTTTCTGATAATCTTTCTACTGTATCTGCTACTTTAGCTGTTAGTGGGACTAGTTTTGAACAAACAATTGGCCTTTTAACAGCAGGTATTGAAATTATGCCAGATAAGGCATCAAAAGTAGCAAATGGCTTAAAGACTATTTCTCAAAGAATTAGACAAATAGACGGAGATACTGCTGATAAACTTGATGAATTTCTAGGTTCAAAAGGAATTTCTCGTTATGATGAATTAACAGGACAGCTAAAGGGAACTTATGATCTTTTAGAGGAAATTGCTGGACAATGGAATAAACTATCTATTAACGAAAAACAATATCTTGGCGAAACAATGGCTGGTAAAAATCAAATTACTGTTATGAATGCCTTGATGATGAATTTTAAAACCGCAATTGAAGCCACTAATACAGCAATGAATTCATCTGGTTCAGCATCTAAAGAACTTCAAAGAGTATTAAATAGTATTCAAGGACATCTTCAAAAATTTAAAACAACTTTTGAAAAGCTGTCTTATAAATTAATTGATACTAGTGCTATAAAAGAGTTTATTGATCTTGGAACTAATGTATTAAGAGTACTTGGTGAGGTTTCAATATCTATAAAACCAATATTGAAAGCTGTAGAAGCAATTGCTTTTATTATAAATATTCCATTTAAAATTATTGATGCTTCAAATAAAAAACTTGAAGAAACAAAAGAAACTCTTATAAGTTTAAAACAAGAAGAAAAGAATAATCTTGATGATACAATTAAAAAATATGAAGAACTTCAAAATTTATATAATTCAGAAAACTTATCTCAAAAAGAGAAGACTGAAATTTTAAGAGAAATAATAAAGCTAAATGAAGGAAATTTTCTTGCTAATAATAATATCAATGAAGAGATTCGTTTACAAAATGAAAGATTGTACACTCAAAAAGGTATTTTAGCTAGTATTAATGAACAAAATGCAAAAAACGCTTTATTTGATTCTGGATTTTTAGGAATTAAAGATGCAACTCGCTCTCTCTTAGATTTAAATAAAAGTATATCTGATATTATTTTTTCTGAATCAGGAAAAATAAAATATACTGATTTGATTGATTCTGAAGACATATCCCTTAATATAAAAAAAGATACACTACAAAGTATATTGGATGCATTAAATGAGATACCTGTTGAAAGCAGAGGCTTAGATTGGTTAGGTATTTACGATACAGTATCTACTGATTTAAAAGCCATTAATAATGTCGTTGATGATGTTAATAAATATGCTGAAGAAGCTGTATCAAGTATGCTTCAAGCGACTGGTAGAAATATAAAAACCATGTCGGATGAAGAACTAAAAAATTTAAAAAATCAAATTGATGGAATAACAGACAGAAAAGACATTATCTTTTCTATTAGTGCCGACACAGAGCAAATTGAACAACTTGGCAACATGATTGATAATGAGTTATCTGCTAGAGCGGAATCAGGATCAAATAATGTGGTAAACAGTATTGATGAAATTAATTTATCGCTTTCTGGTGCCATAGCAATAATGAGTGATTATGCTTCTCAGGCTGAAATATTATCTCAAGCTCAAGAAGATATAACTAATTCTGGAGTAATAAGTGCTGAAACATTAAAGAAAATAGCAGATGCAGGGCTTTTAGCTTATCTTACTATTGATGAAACAACAGGTTCACTCGTTGTAAATACACAAGCATTTCTTGATAATAATGCATCTTTGGAAGATAATACAATTGCTGAATATGTAGCAACAGAACAAAAAAAATATGATGCGGACATTACAGATATTTTATCTGGAAATTTAGATACAGCTACATCATCTACAGATAAATTAACTTCAGCTACTAAACAAAGCGGAGAAGAAGCTTTAAATGCAGCCTTAAAACATGCTGAAAATGCAGAAGCCCTAATAGCAGAAAAACGGGCAACAGGAGAACTTACTGATGCACAAGTGGAGGCAATAAGAACAAGAGCTGCCACTTTCAAGTCAGAAGTTCAAACAGGTGTTGCACTTCTTAGAGGCTATTTTTCTAATGTTACACAAGCAAGAACGGCAACTTCAAGAGGTGCTTCTCATAGTTCAACACCATCTTCATCATCATCCTCTTCATCTCGTTCCAACAGTTCATCCACAAAAAGCAGTGAAGACCTTTGGAAAAAAGAATTTGAAAAACAACAAAAGATACTTAAGCATTATCTTGAAATGGAAGAAATTACCGAAAGACAGTATTATGCTTCCTTGAAGATACTTAATGACCAATTCTTCAAAGATAGAGTTGAATATGAAGAAGAATACTTAAAATATCAAGAAGAGATTTATAAAGGTGAGAAGAAATTTGTTCAAAGAATTTTTGAACGAACAGAAGCCATCCTTGAAAATCAACTTGAAGCAAGTATGATTACTTCAAAAGAGTATTTTGATAAACTTGAATCTTTATACACCACATATTATACCAAACAAGAAGATTTAGAAGACAGATTATTTGAGCTTAAAAAACAAAGATACCAATATGAAAAACAGCAAATTCAAGATCAAATAAATCTTATGGAATCTCAAATGTCAAAACTTCTTCAAAGAGGCGAAGGATTATTAAAACATCGTCTTGCTATGGACGAAATAACTCAAACTCAATATCTTAACGCACTTGAAGCACTTTATCTTTCATATTATGAAGATAGAGAAGAACTTGAAGAAAAGCTTTGGGAAGTTGAAGAAGGTAGATATGAAGAGCGAAAAAAAAAACTCGATACGGTTATTTCTTATGCTATTAGTGTTATAGATGAAGAAATTGATAAACTTAAAAAAGAAAAAGAATCTATTGATGAAGTAAATGATTCAATAGAAGAACAAATAAAACTTCAAGAACTTCAAGATAACTTAGAAAAAGCAAGAAATAGAAAAATAAGAGTATATCGTAAAGGACAAGGCTTTGTTTACGAACAAGATACGCAAGCCATTAGTGAAGCTCAAACTGCATTAGATGAATACAAAAGAGAATTAAGCCATAAAAAAAAAATCTCAATGATTGATGAAGAAATTGAAAATCTTGAGAAATATAAGGAAAAATGGCAAAGTATTACAGATAATTATACAAAATCCCAAAATGAAATGGTTGTAAAAGGTATTTTGGGTGAAAATGCAAGACAAAAAATTCTCGAAGATGAAAAATCTTATGCTGAAAGTCTTGGTAATCAATATGTTGACACCAAAGATAAGGTATCTGATGCTCAAACAGGAATGACTTCTGATGCGCAAGAAGGATTATCTGCAAGAGAAGAACTTTACACAACTGAAAAACTTATCGTTGATAGTATAGGTGACAAATATTGGGAGACCAGAGGAAAAGCTAAAGATGCAAATGAAGCAATCATAACTGATTTAGGTTTATTTATTGGTAGTGAAGATGATCCTAATTCTTTGAGTGGTAAAATCAAAATAATTAATGATGAACTTGCTAAAGTTGGTAATGCTACTATCACTGTAGGAATAGATGGCAATAAATACATTCAAACAGTACAAAGTATAGAAGATTTAGGTTTAGTTATTGATGGTTTAAGAGGAAAAGAATATACTGAATTAACCATTGATATTAATGGCACAGAATATGAATTAAGTAAACAAGAAATTAAAGTTATTCATGACGCTATTGATAATTTACAGGGTAAAACGTTAATTATTAAAATTGATGACCAAACTAAAGAATCTCTATCTGACATTCAACACACAGTTGATTCATTAGAAGGGAAAATCTTACAGATTGGTATTCAAAATAACATATCTGATGATGATATAACTGCAATTCAAGCTTTACTCAATAAACTAAAGAACAAAGTAATAGAAGTTAGTCTTCAAGATACTATTAGCGATACTGAATTAGATGATATTCAAAATGATATTAATGCATTACAAGGTAAATTAATTGAAGTTGGTATTGATACTGGAACTTATAAAGATGATTTAAATACTATCCAAAATGCTATTGATGAAATGACAGGTAAAGCATTACCTATTGATATCAATGACCAAACTCAAACACCTTTATCTGATATTCAGACTGCCCTTGACGCTTTAAAAGATGCCGATATAGAAGTAAAAACCAATGATATACAAACAATTCTTGATGATTTAGAGCAAACAAAAAATGATATTGAAGAATTAAATGGTTCAAAAGCAGAACTTGAAATCGGGTGGAAAAAGGAGAATGGACAGACTCAATTAGAAATTCTCGAAAATTCTATGGCCGATTGGCAAACTACATATACAACTTATCTATCTGAAATCATTGATAAATTAAGAACATTAATTGAATCTCAAAAACAGGCTGGTTCTTATGATATTACCGGTTCTGGCAGTAGCGCAACATATCAATCTACTTATTCATATACACCACAAGTTGGAGATAAAGTCTCTGTCACCAAAGCATATCAAGATGCGAATCCTAATTGGCCACTTTTAGGATTAGATCATTGGGTAGTTCAACCTGATTATGAAAACGAAGGATATTGGAAAATATCAAATCAAGGGCCAAATGGAGGAATAGATTATTCCGTACCTACTTCTGCATTATATAAATCTGGCACTACAGATCCATCTTTATTGAGTTATGGTACAACTAATTCAACAGGTGGTGGTGGTAGTAGTGGGGGCACTTCATCAGGTGGTGGAGGTACTTCATCTGGTAGTGGTGGTTCTAATAGTAGTACATCGAGCGGAAGCAGTGGAAATACATCATCTGGTAGTGATACATCATCAACATCCGAGGTGGTATCGTTAAATGGTATCAAAGTGGGAGATACTGTTTATGCTGGTGAAATATATTATACAAGCTTTGGTGGTAAATATACAAGACATTTTAGACTTTATAATAATTCAGATGAAAATTATAAAGTCACTGATATCGATAAAGAAAATAAAAAATTTTACCTAGAAGGATTAGGATGGCGGTCTTGGGAACTTGTTTCTACATCAAAAACATTAAATACTTTTCCCGCTTATAATCAGTCACCTAATTATGAACCAGAAATTGTCATGTCTGATTCACTAACTTCTTCAGATTTTTCGTCTGGAGAAAAAGTAAAAGTGATAAATAAGTCTATTCCTTATTATGATGACAACTATGTTTGGACTGTTGCAGATATAGCTAATTCAGATGCATCTGATGGAAGCTATAAAAAAGGAATGGTTAGATTAAAAAATGAAGATGGAACTATAGTAACAGCTGTTTGGCCAAGTAATTTGCAAAAAGTCGATGGCACCTCTACTAATCAACAACAATCTTCTTCATCTGATAATAATCAACAACAACAAGACAATACTCCCGCCAATGGCGCTTCAAGAAACAATAATGGACAATGGGAGTATTATAATGCCGAAAAAGGTGAATGGTGGCCATATGATTACATAACAACAGGGGGGACTAGTTACTTTGAAAATCCTGTAACACATGAAAGAATAGAAGATGAATCATCATCAGGAGGCAGTTCATCTAGTGGAGGCAGTTCATCTGGTGGAGGCAGTTCTGGATATTATGATGGTAGTTATTCTGACTATGTTCAACAAAATGGTACATACGATCCTAGCACTGGTGGATATTATATGGATGGTATATATTTTGGTCCGGGGAATTTTGCTTCTGGTACTCTCGCCACAAAATCTAAAACATTTATGGTAAATGAAAATGGTATTGAAGCAATGGTTACACCAGATGGTACAGTTATTAGTGCTCCAACACCCGGATATGGTGTAATTAAAAATGAATACACAGAACGACTTACTGATTTTGCTGCTGATCCATTACAGTTTCTTAATAAAGAATTTTCTGGTTATGTTGGTAATTATAAAAATAATCAAAATAATAATCAAGTTATTAATATCAATGGCGATTTAAACCTTCCTAATGTTACCAATGGTGAATCTTTTGTTGATTCCATTAAAACTCTTGCTTTACAATATACTACGAGGAGAAAATGAATAATCCTGCACAACAAATAATTGAAGCCATACAAATACTTGTTGACAATGCTATGAAAAAAACCACAAATATTAATGGAGGTATTATTACCTCCATTAATAATGATGGCAGATATTCTGTTTTAGTAAAAGGTAAAACAAATATTCTAAAAGCATATCCAAGAACAAGATCACTTTCTGTGGGCGACACAGTACAAGTTGTTACTCCGCAAGGTCAAAATAGTCAAGCTTTCATTCTTCCATGTTCATTTAATGTTATAAAAGAAAATTTAAATATAGTTGATGAAACTATAAATTCAACATCAACTCCACAAAACGATATTTATGGAATTGGTCTTTGCATAAATGATGTAAATAATGAACAAGTTGGATATATTAGAGCGGTTTCTTTATCAACAGGATATGATGGCATAGAAATTTTAACAACTAAAAATATAAATAATACAAATTATGAAAATAAGATAGGTCTATTCATAGATAAATCTGGAAATAATTTAATTGAAATTAGTGATCCTAGTGCTTGGAGAACAGCATTGGGAATTTAAATAAAAAAGAAAGGGGGATAAGATAGATGGCTTTATCTACACCTTCACTATATGCTATTCCAGCATTTGATGCAACGTTAGATTATACTGTTGCATTTTCCGTTTCTGGTGGTGATCAAGTTGTGGCAAACAGGTTGATAGTATATAGGAATAATGATATTACAACACCCATTTATAATAATGTAGTGGAATCATATAATTTTAATCATACTATTCCAGCAAATACATTAACAAATGGGATTTACTATGTTGCATACGTAAAAACATATGGAGTTAATGATGATATAACAGATGAAAGTGCTGGAAGTGCATTAAGTTCTGGTGCACCATTTTATTGTTATACCACTCCTATTCTTTTATGGGATAATGAACCAGAGGGTTCTGTAATAGATACATCCTCTTTCGTTTTTCATTTTTCATATAGTCAAATTGAAAATGAAAGATTATATAGCTATATTATTAATTTATATGACCAAACTCAAACACTAATCAGTAGTAGTGGCACACAATATATTGCTTCTGCAACTGTAAATATTAGGTATGAAGTCACTGGTTTATTAAATTCAAATGATTATTATATAGAAGCGAATGGCGTTACTGTAAACAACACACAAATAACAACAGGTAAAAAACATTTTTCTGTTAATTATTATGAACCATATTCAAAACAAGGCTTTCTTGCGACAAATGACCCGTGCAATGGTTGGATTACACTGACAAATAATGTTGTTATTATAGATTCAAGTTCTTATCCTGATCCACCGAATTATGTTTATGGAAATACAGCCGTTGATATAACTGAAACGGGAAGTTATGTTAGATGGACTGGATTTACTCAATCAGATGATTTTTGCATAAGAATCTGGGGATATAATTTTACTTCTAATGAAAGAGTATTTTTCTATACGCAAGATAATATTGCATATAATATGTCTCTGATAAGAAGAGATGGCTATGATTACGGGTCAACTGTGTTACAAAATTATTATGAATTACAAGTACAAGTAAACGATAGTCAACCATTATTTATTTATAGTAATTATATCAATCAACCAGACGAGGGCGACCAAGTATTTATTTGCATAAAAAGAATCAGCAATATGTATAGTTTATATATAGAAAATTTGGGGTAAAATATGTTTAATATATTAGGATTTAATTTTTTATTTGATGCATATGCTCTTGATTCTCGTCCTACAAATGTTGAACCATTGACAACTTCCGTTGTTTCAAATGGTATTTTTAATGAAGTACAAATATCTTCTCAAGTAGATGAAACAACTATTGATACTACAATTCCTACCGCTTTTGGCGCATATGACATTTTATTATGTAACTTTAATGGAAACATTGAAGGTGGTAGTTTGGACTATTATGATTTTGATTTAATTAAAATAAAAAGAAGAATATATGGAACATTCAATTGGATAACATTATTTGAAATTTCTGTTTCTGAAATCTCTGACATGTATTTTACAAAATATGATTGGTTTGCAAAAACAAATACAACATATGAATATGCTTTTGTTCCTGTAACTGGTGGAGTTGAAGGTAACTACTCAATTGTTTCTGTAGATAGTGAATTTTATAAAATATATTTATGTGATTCCACAACAATCTATGCTCTTGATGCAGGAATTGTTTTTGGCAATATTTCAAAATCAAATAAAACAAATATTTTTGAACCTCTAATGGGTAAATATCCTATTGTTGTTTCTAATGCTGAACTCGATTATAAGAGTGGAACATTAAGCGGAACAGTTATCACACCTTCTGAAGATACGACAAAAGTATGGAATTTACAAGAGAACATTAAATTACAAAACAATATTTTAAATTTTTTAGTAAACAAAAAAGCAAAAATTTATAAAGACTGGATGGGAAATTCATATTTAATTCTCATTGTAGAAGACGTGAATCTTGTACCAAACAACAATATTGGTGGCAGATTAGCCGATATTGCTTTTAGTTTTGTTGAAATAGGTGATTCTGAAAATCAAGATGACCTTTATGAAAATGGTCTTATTGATGTTCAAATAACATAAAGGATATAAGATGGCAATAATTTCACAAGACCAATACAATGTTGTCAAACAAAGATATAGAAAAATATTAATAAAAATTAATTTACTGAATTTTAATTTTCAAGTTGTTGATTCTATTGAGGGGAATTTAACAACTGGTAGTATTACGATAAATGCCAATAGTGATATTAGACGTTCGTGTAATATCACTATGGTTGTAAAAAATCATACATTTCAAATTAGTGCTGGTGGTCAAATTTGGCTTGATAAGTATATCCAGATTTATTATGGAATAGTAAATAATGTAAATAATGAAGTCGTTTGGACAAATATGGGAATATTTTTAATTAATAACCCTAATCATGTTTATGATTCTGTCAACAACACAATAACATTTCAAGGCGTTGACTTGATGGCTAAACTTACTGGCATTAGAAATGGATATTTTGAATGGTTAAATGGTGTTATTCCTCAACAAACAGATGAAGAAAATGGAACATTGAGAGATATTTTTATTGATTTGTTAGAACAAGCAGGTTTTACAAAATATAATATTGAAAATTTGGTTTATATAAATGGAGAAGTTATAAAACTTCCATATGATGTGGAAATTTCAGCGACAAGTACATTATATGACGTTTTTAATGAAATTAGAAATAATGTCCTACCAAATTATGAAATGTTTTTTGATATAGATGGTGTTTTCAATTTAAAGAAAATTTATAACTCGGCATCAGACCCAATAATTATTGATAATGATGTTTTTAATAAAACTGTCATGAATATTACGAATGACATTAATTTTGAAAATGTTAAAAATGCTATTGAAATCTGGGGACAAACTTTAGAGCCTGTATATGGTAATCCAGTGTGCACTATTGACAGCGATTCTCAGCTTGGAGATGTTTGGTTTTGTGAAATAACAGAAATAAAAGCATTTGAAACTATACCTGAAAACAGTTATATAGGTTTTGGTATTCGTTCAAGTGTTTATACACAAACATCTTATCTGCATATTGATGGTTTTCAACCCTATCAAATAGTTGATGAAAATAATGATCCCGTTTATTTTGATCAACCAGAAACTGGAAGTATTGATTATTATATAGTTGTTTTTGAATCAGAAGAAAATGGGGGGCATTTTAAATTAATTGGTAATCAACAAGTCTATTGTTACATAGAAGATGATATTCCAGAATCACCATTTTATGTAAATGGTAGCATTGGCAAAATTTTATTGCCCTTATCTGGTGGAGAATATGAAATTATACAAACAAAACAACAAGCATATGAAAGAGCTTTATATGAACTCTATAATTATGCACGAATGAATGATAGTATAAGATTAACTAGTGTAATAATACCTTGGGCTGATGTTAATCAAAAAATAGAATACATTAATGAAGATGCTGAAATATCTGGAATATTTATTATAAAAAACATATCAATGAATCTGGATGTTGGTGGTGTAATGACTTTAGAATGTATGAGATGGTATGATTATGAACCAGACAAATATCCATGGGAACACGATTCTTAAAAAAAGAAAGGAAAAAAATGAGTGCAACATATCCACAATATCCGCATAGCAATTTTCCAGATGATTTAGATTCTTGGGAAGATTTTCTTGATGTAGAAGCATCTGATGCAACTCTACTTACTCAATATCAGCAATATATTCTCGCTGGCGATATGGAAAATGCTTATAATATCTATCAACAAATTAGTAATGCTGATAGAAAATTTATTGGAGCATTGGTAATGAATCAATTTGCTGATGCGATCATGTCCCTAGAACAGTTTTATAGCAATAGCGGATTTATAAATTATGTAACAGAAAAACAAGCCGAATGGCAAGTAATTATAGACAAATTTTCATATATCGGTATTTATAATGATACAACCCAATATTATAAAAACAATATTGTTTTATATAATGCAAATGGTCAAAATTATTTATATATTAATACCTACAATGGAACAACGCCTGTTGGAACAATTCCAACTCAACCTAGTTATTGGAGAATATTGACGATTCAAGGAAATCAAGGAGAAGCAGGAAGTTCAACCACTTTTTACTTCTCTTGGGATTCTGCGACAAACTATAAAACAAATAATGTTGTTGCAGTTGGATCGTCTTTATATGTAGCTTTACAGGATAATGTTAATATATCGCCTACAGCTAATTCTACTTATTGGCAGAGAATTTTTACAACACCACAAAAACATTATCCAATACAAGAAACACAACCACAAGATGCTTTGGTTGGAGATTTATGGTTTAGGATTGTGACATGACAGATTTAAGAAGATTACAAGATGTTCAGCTCGGAGACGAGAATTTAATAGAGAATTATAGGAACTATTTTAATGATAGACAAATTGATAATGCTCATAATTTAATAAACACAAATAAATATAAATCTTATGTTCTTCAAGCTGAATGGATGAATAATATAAAAACAAAGATAGAACAAGTTGAAGAATATAGTGATATTGAAATAACACAAAATTTAAATAATAAAAATACAGAGTTTCAAACAAATATTGATAGATTATTATATATTCAAGAATATAATAATGTAACACAATATTATGAAAACAATCTTGTTTCATATAATAATAACATTTATTTTTGTATAAATGATTCTTTAGGAAATCTACCAACTAATACAAACTATTGGTTAAAAATAGGATTAATAGGCGAAAAGGGTCAATATGGATTAGGAATCAATTATAGAGGATTCTGGAACTCAACTACGTCATACAATAAATATGATTTAGTTTCTTATGAAAATAATTTATATGTTGCAACCAAAAACAATGTTGGAACAACACCATCTTTTGGTAAATATCTTAATGATTCTTTATATTTAAACAGTAATTTATATTTAGGACTTGAGGATAAAACAGCAACATGGTTCTTATTGACAAGAATAGAAATTCAACCAATCTATGTTTTCCCCGCCGACTATAAACAACTTCAATTAGATTCTATCTTTTTTGCAGAGGTTCAATGACAAACTATAATATAGAAATAAGACAATTTAATGGTACCGATTATGATGTTCTTTATCCAGTAACAACAATCGGAAATATAATTGATTTAGAAAATCAATTAAATAATAGACCTATACTGACAACAACACAAGTTACTTTAACCGCTAGCGGATGGTCTGGTAATGGTTCAACAACACCATATACACAAGATATCACAATATCTGGTGTTACAACAAGTAGTAATATAATTATCAATATTGTCCCATTATCTACAAGTTACACAGGTATTGCAAATGAAGTAAACAATTTTCAATACATAAATTTCACAACTCCACTAAATGGCAAAGTGAGATTTACTTGTGTTGGTAGTAAGCCAACAATTGCATTAACTGTAAAAGTTTTATGTTTTCAATAACATAAAGGAGGAATAATATGAAGTTAGCATTAATACGACCAGTAAAAAAAAGTTATGTTGTTACTTTTTCGTATAGTGAGCATGTTGCTTATGCTATTCAAAATAATCTTGGTAACACTTATCGTGGTGGTATAGATTATGTTGGATATAATGCTGATTCTAATGGAAACATACCTCTGTATTGTGCAGATAAAGGCATTGTAAACAAAATTGTTTATGATGAAAAAGGATATGGGAATTGTATAAAAGTTAAACATCAATGGGGTTATTCTATATATGCACATATGAAATATCCCCCAACTTTAGCTATTGGAACGACAGTGGATGAATTTACAATTCTTGGTTATCAGGGTCATAGTGGAAATTGTAGAGATGCAAATGGGAATAATACAGAAGCCGCCTCACATCTCCATTTTGAAATCAGGGATTTGAATAATAATACATTTGATCCAACTCCTTACATCATAGATAGAGAAGATTATATATTATCTCAACAAAATTTAAATTTTAATGACAACTCTATTCATGTTGGTTCTGTTGTTTGCATAAAGGATGGTGCAAAATCATACACTGGTCAATCTTTATGGAATGGTGTATATGGTCAACCATATACCGTTGACGAGATTTATAATAACAGAGTATTATTAGATAGAGCTGGAATTTGTACACCTGTAAATATTGATGATATTTATCTTTACGAAGCACCTAATGAACAGCATAATAATAATGGTAATAACAATCAAGTAAATAATAATGATGAATCAAATTATTACACTGTTCAAGCTGGAGATAGTTTATGGTCTATTTCGCAAAAATTTAATACAACAATTGACAATATTATGAAACTGAATCCAGAAATTACAAATGCTAATCTTATTTATGTTGGACAAACTCTAAAAATAAAATGATACTTTTATTTAAAATATTGCATTTTAAAAGTGCAGTACTACTGCACTTTTTTTATGTAATATTACAATAAAAATGATGTTTTTAGGTATTTTTTGTATTTTTACATAAAAAGAACAAAAAATGAGGTTTTATGAAATATTTTGATGATATTATCCCCGATATTCAAAAAGATTGTGATAAAATAGCAAAAGCATTTGATGAAACAGTTGCAAATGATTTTTATAAAAGATTAAAAGAAGAAGCGAGAAACTGGTATAAATCTCACTCTCCTGCAACAAATATGTATAAAAGAACTATGCAGTTGTTAGATAGAGCACCATATCTTGAAAAATTAAGTGACTATGAATACCGTGTTTCTTTATCTCCAGAAAAACTGTGGCAACATCCTTGGGTTCATGGTAAAAACACAAGAATTGGTTCATATGAAAGTGTAGATGGGGATGATATGAGAAATCAAGTTCTAATATGGGAAGAAGAAGGAAGAAGCCCATTTGCACAATATGGATATAAAAAAGGTGAAGGAATTTTTGGTACTGCTATCTATTATTTTTTTGAAGATATTGATGGATTAGAAATTCGTGTTCCGAAAATTTCTTTACCTGATGAAATAAAAAACGATTTAATTACTTTAATGAAAAAAAATCTAAAAACAGAAATAGAAAAACAATATAAAGACTTTTTATAATAAGTGTAAATATAAAATTACACTTATTTTTTTTCGTTTTATAAAAATATTGATAAAAATAATTTTTAAAAACCCTTGACAATTCGTTAATTAATGATATAATACTTGACATGATACAGTATAATCCTGCTGGTCTAGCGAAAAAAAATAATAAATAAAAATTATTTTCTTTCAAAGATATAAAAAATATTATATGATTTATAAAAACAAAAAAACTTATATTAGGTAATAAGTCATAAAGATAATATAAGAGTTTAAACAAAACATATAATATATCCTTTTTTGAACAATAAATCATAAAATCAAAAATGAGACCAAAAGAAAATCTCGCCCGCAAGGGCGAAAAAATCATCCTTGGGGGAGATTTTGAGGGGGCCTCAACACTTTCTTTATGAAAAATATAAAAACTTGGTGATATATGGAAATAAAAATTATAAGATACCCAAAAGAAGAAGATTGGAAAAGAGCTTTGCTTTTAGCTCGTGAAACTCAAGGAAAAGAGGGTGAATTAACCCCCTCTTTTGAATGGAGAAAAAAACTTATTAATAGTGAACATTCCCCATTAAGAACAATAATGTTTACTATTGAAATGAAAGACATACCTTATTATAACAGTGTTCATTTTGTGAGACACAAATTTGGCGTTGAACATTATGTAAAAAGTCAACGTTCTAACATTGATAGAGGTCTTGAACCACAAAATGCTCTTGTGAATCATATTATGGATATTAATGCACAAGCATTAATATTTATGGCAAGAAAAAGAATGTGCTATAAGGCAGATGAAACAACAAGACATATCATGAATATGATTGTTGCTGAAATTATAAAACTTTGTCCAGAATTTTCTCAATTTCTTGTTCCTGAATGTGTTTATAGAGGTGGTATTTGTCATGAATTTAAACCTTGTGGAAAAATGAAATTAAAATCTATTGACAATTAATAAAAAATAATGTATAATAATTATAAAAATAAAGTCAAATCAAAATTTGTATGAAAGGAAATATAATTATAAATGAATACTTTTAATGCCATTGGTTATTTTAAAGGTTCAAATAATGCAAGTTTAGTTCAGCATTATCCATCTAAAACTGGTAATGGTGAATTTTTAAAACTTAGCTTTGGTGTATCTATTCCTGAAAAAAATCAAACAACATTTGTAACTCTTTTGGGAAATGTTCAACCAGTAATTCACGCTCAATCTGCCGTATCAAAAGGTGAACAAATTGAGATAAAGTGGGAAGATAGAATGAAAAAAGAATCACTTGATTCTGTTGCTCAATTTGCTAAATATACATTCTCATATCCATCAGAAAACGGAAGAGTTTATGAAGAATTTATTTCTGCTTATGATATGATTCTTTTTGCAGAAAAATACTTCGATAAATATGTTTTAGAAAAGAAAATGCCAATGCGTGTTTATGGTCGTTTTACACGCAATCCTTATGATAATGGAACAACTGTTAAAACATACAATCAATTTAATATTCAAAGTATTTATATTTATGATGAAGATGCAAAAATTGATTGTGGTACAATTGTAAAAGCTGAAATTATTTATAATAAAGATTCTTTGATAATGGATAAAGAAAAAAATCGTTATCTTATTTCGGCTTATACAAATGAATACATTAATAAAGCTATTGGACAAAAATATGTGCCATTTTGTCCTGTTTATGACGCAAGAAAAATTATGGATTACATCTCAAAAGGTGGAGAAAATATTGAACAACTTAAGCGCATTCATGAATCTATGATGAATTATCTGCATGATAAACTTCCTGATGATGGTACATTTGTGACAATGATGTATGAATTTCTTTACATTCGTTGTGCAGAGGAAGTTGAAATTGATGAAAGTATGCTTACTGCGGCTCAACTTGAAGAAATTGCTCTTGGCGAACGAACTATTGAAGACTATAAAACTCGTGCTGTTGGCGAAACAGTTGAAGAACTGCGTTTCTATAAAAAGGTTTTAAATGGAAAATATTCTAATGGTATTGTTATGACAGCAGTTTCGCCACATGATATTGAGAACGAAATTTATCTTGGCAAAAATGTCGCAACTGAACGTCAATATCTTAATGATGATGAAAAGACAACTAAAGAGAATAATTTGTTAGATGAATTATTTAATATCTAAAAAGGAAATTTTATGCTTAAAATTCAAACAAATGAAATTAGTTTTAATATTAAAGATTATGTACATCTTATAATGGGTTCAAAAAAAATTGGTAAGTCCACGTTGTTTTCTGAAATTGGAAGAGCAGAATATGGTCTTGACAAAACACTCTGTATCTCTATGGGGGATGAAGATGGTCATCAAGTTTTAAAAGGATTACCTTATGTTAACCCTAAAAATTGGGATGAATTTCATGAATTTGTTCATGATATGGTTACACATCCAGAAAACTATCCTTTTGAAATTGTATCAATTGATACAATTGATGTAATGGTGGATATGGCAATTGATAAGATTTTGAAAGAGCATTTTATCAAATATAAAGAACAATGCAAAAGTATTAATGATGCTTTTGGAGGTTATAATAGAGGTAGAGAAGCTGTTTGTCGGCTTATTTCAAATGAAATTGAACTCATTAAACAGAGTAAATATGGTTTATTTTTAATCGGCCATAATAAAGTTAAACCACAAGAAGATAAGGATGGCATTAAATTCTTGCAATTGACAAGTAATCTTGAAAGTCAATATTATAATGCTTTTGCATATAAAGCTGCTATTATTTGTAATATTGATATTGAGCAAAATATTGGAGATGCTATTCTTGATTCAAATGGTAAAACTCGTAAAGCTGGTAAACTACAGAACAGTGAACGATATATGTATTTTCGTTCAGACGGATATGTTGATGCTGGAAGTCGTTTTCGTAACATTCCTAACCGTGTTCCATTTACTGATGACCCTAAAATTGCTGCTCAAAATTATATCAATGCAGTAAAAGAAGGTATTAAAGACGCTGATGAGTTTTCAGGTAGCGATGAAGATTTTTCTAAATTAGCTAAAAAAGCTAATGAAGTAAAAGAAGAAAAAGCAAAAAAAGCAGCGGTAGCTAATATTAAAGCAGATGAAGAAGAAGAAAGGACTATTTTGTTTGAAAAGTTCAAAAATCTTCTTATGAGTGCAAATACAAAACAAAAGAATGAAGCTGTAAATCTTGTGAAAGAATTGGGATATTCAACAAAAGATTTAGAAACAAAATCTTCTATTGAAGAATTGAATCAACTCATTAAAATCCTTGAACAAGATAATTTCATTTCTTAATTTTGGTTTGACTTTTGTAAAAATGATGGTATAATAATTTTTAATGGTTATATACCATCATTTTTTATTATAAGGAGATATATAAAATGGCAAAAGAAACATATAATCACTCATATAGAGAGGTTATTGACTTGATCTCAGAAGATCTTGGGTATCAAAAAGGTGATAAATTTAATACATTTATAGTTAAAAAATTAAAATCTCTCCGAGAAGATTATGCAGATGAAGTTATCGCTGAAGTGGTTAAAAATGAAGGATGGAAAATTCGCGGAAAACATTTTGATAAACAATATAACAAAATAGCATATTATTTTGCCATCATAAAAAATAATATATCTTATTATAATAAAAAATATAATGAAAAAAAATCTTTTAATGAAAAAATTAAATTACAAAATGAAAATAATTTCATAGAAGAAGATATTTTTTCTAATAGCAATAATAAAGGAAATTCTAAAAATAAACGTGATATAAGCTCTATTTTGGAGGATTTTTAATGATTAGAAAAAGCATTGCCCCTGTTTTATTGAAAAATAGAGATATTATAGAAGGAAACTTTGTATTGTCTTTATGGAGGTCTCCTGAACTTTTTCTTGAATATGATATAAAACCAGATATTGATTTCAAAACAGAGGCGGGAAAGATATATTATGAAATTGGTAATGGAATGACAAAAAGAGGAATTTACACTTTTGATGAAATTTCAGTTGAAACATTTCTTAGCAGTTTCCCAGAATATAAGAAAAAGTTTGATGAATTTGGTGGTTATGAATCATATAAAGATAGCGTTAGACTTATTGACCCTGAAAATATAGAATACTATTATGATGAATTACAAAAAAGTAATTTATTAATATCTTTATACAAAGCTGGCTTTAATACGGATGAAGATTATGAACTTTTTTCAAAAGTAAAATGTCAAAATGTATATGATTACTATATCGACAAAATTGAAACAGCTTCAATTAGACAATCAAATAGTGGTATTTCTATTGATGATTTAGTTTTAACAAAGAAATTTATTGATGAATGTGATACTGGCGAAGAAATGGGCTTAAGTTATGGAAAAACTTGTCCAATTCTCAATAGTATTACAATGGGAATAATGTCAAAAGAAGTTATGTTTTTTTGCGGTCAGAGTGGAACATTTAAAACATCGTTTTCTTTTGCAAATTTTTTAATGCCATTAGTTGATAATGGTAATAAAGTTTGTATTATATCCAACGAACAAAGCATTAGGGAATTTATCAGAATTTTAGCAGTTATGACATTGACAAAAAAATTTAATTACTTTAAAATAAATAGAAAAAAACTAATTGCTGGTGGATTTACTGATGAGCAAAAGGAATACCTATATAGGGCTTCTGATTTTACGGAAGAAAATTATAAAGGAAATTTATTCTTCAGTAGTATTGGAGATTATGATATTAATACAGTTTCTAAAATTATTAGAAAAAAATCAAGAGAAGGTGTAAAAGTATTTCTCTATGATACTTTTAAATCAGACAACTTATCTGATGAACAATTTTGGGGAAAGCTCATGCAAGATAGTCAAGATTTACTTCAAATTGCAAGAAAAGAAGATGTAAGTATTATTTTAACATATCAGTTAGCAACAGGAAAGCAGAGAGAAAGATACTTGGATGCGACTTGTCTTGGTGCCTCAAAAGGTGTAAAAAATATTTGTTCTCAAATGATTCTTTCGAGACCATTGTTTCCCGATGAGTTCACAGGAGAGAAGAATGAAATTGAAGCATATAGAATAAATTATAAAGAAAAAGATGAAGCTGGGAATCCTAAGAAAGAAAGAATAACAATTATTCCTGATCAAGATTCAGTTTATATAGTTGTTTTTATTGAAAAATCAAGAACAGACAAAGGTAGAAAACAAATTCTTTATAAAGTTAATGGTGATTTTAATTTATGGCAAGAAATGGGTTATTGTAATGTGAAATATGTATAATTCTGTTGATGATATAAAGGATTTTTTGATAAACAATCCAGAAAAAATTGTTGAATTATTAGAAAACATGAATTTTTATAATGTCACATACAGAAGATATTGTAATCAAATTCGATGTTCTAAAACACCAGAAAGCAATAAAAACGGTGTAGAAATTTATTGTGATAGTTTATTTGGAGTTATATATTCTACAGGAATTCGGGGAGATATCTTTCAAATAATCATGGAGCACAATAATATATCTTTTTCTGAATTAATTAAATTTATTGAAAATTTTTTTAATTTAGAAAGGAAATTTTATTCAAATAAAAAACCTCTTTTTGGTGGTGTTTATGCAAAATATTCTAAAAAACAGGATTATAAAGAGATAGAGATAGAAGAAAAGGAAGAAGAGTATGATATTTCTATTTTAAATAATTACAGAAACTTGCCTTCAATGTTATTTTATAATGATGGAATAGACATTAACACTCAAAAGAAGTTTCATATATGTTATGATGATAACAGTTCGAGAATTTGTGTTCCTTGGTTTAATGAAAAAGGTAAAATTGTTGGAATAGAAGGAAGAATAAATCAAGCAGAAGTAGATGAAGATACTCCAAAATGGTTTCCTGTTATACCTTTTAAAAAAACAAATCATTTATATGGTTTTTTTGAAAATTATTCTGATATAATATATAACAATGATTTATATATATTTGAAAGTACAAAAAGTGTTATGAAATGTTCTGCATTAGGAATAAATAATGCCTGTGCTTGCGGTGGGAATTCATTGTCTAAAAATCAAGTGTCAAAAATATTAAAAACATATGTTGAAAATGTGATTATTTGTTTAGATGAAGATATAACTGAAACACATATGATTCGACAATGTGAGAAATTTAAAAAATTATATTTTTATAAAAAGAATGTTTTTTATATTTTTGATGAAAATAGAAAATATTTAAAATATGGAAGTAAAACATCACCTATTGATTATGGATTGGATGTTTTTAATCAATTACTAAATGAATGTAAAAAAGAATATAAGGAATGAATAAAATGGATATTTTAAAAGACAATAAAATAGTTGATGTTAATGAAAAAATAAGACTGGAAATGACAGTCGGTGATTTTTTAAGTATGTATATAGCAAAAATGACTTGTTTACCACATGAATTTGAATCATGCCAAAAACAATTTTTTCCAGAAGTAGATGAAGATTTGTATTTGGAATCTGTAGATACATCAGAAATGGAATGGATAATAGATGAAATTAGATTCCCCCATAAAGAATGGCTGTAATAATGATAACATATATAAGAGAAGACGCAGATAATAAATTATTTGAATTGAAAGAAAAAAATATTCCAGTCTACTCTGTTAGTAGATTGGAAACTTATAATACTTGTAAATACAAATATTATAAAACATATGTGATGCAAAGCAAAGAAAAATCAGAAAACATATATTCTGTACTTGGAAGTAAAGTTCATTCTTTGTTAGAAAAACAATTTATATTAAAAAGAAACAACTCAAAAGAAGAAATTGATTTTAGTAAAGAAATTTTAAGTGAATTACAAAATGCTGAACTAAAAGGATATTCGTTTTCATCTGAAAAAGTAAAAGAGAAGTGGATATATGATATTATCCATTTTTGTAATAACTCTAAATTTTATGAAATGAATATTATAGAAAACGAATTACATTTTTTATTAGATTTTGATGGTTTGTGGTTTCAAGGATATATAGATGCTGTTGTAGATAACGGAGATAACACTGTTTCTGTTATAGACTGGAAAACATCATCAGCATTTAAAGCATCCGAATTAGACAAAAAAGCAAGACAATTACTTTTATATAAAATAGCTCTTGAAGAAGCTGGAACGACTGTATCACATGTATATTGGGATATGCTTAAATATGCCGATATTTCATGGATAAATAAATCTAAAAAAATATCTCACAGAATTTGTGAAAGAAATGAAATTCTTGATAAGATGAAAAATGAGTTTACAAAATATCTATATGAATTAGGATATAATGATAATGAAATAAATGAAATGTTTTCATCTTGCGAAACAATGAACACTTTAGATTTTTTTCCTGAAGAATTAATTAATAAATATAAGATAAATGATTATTTATTAGAATATGATACAAATATTGAAAAGGAAAATGAGTTTTTGAGTTATGTTGATGATACAGTTTATGAAATAGAAAGTAATATAAATAATGAATCTTTTTGGGTTCCTGAGATTATTGATGAAAAAAATTCCTTTTTTTGTAATATGTTGTGTGATGTTTCAAAATTATGTGATGCATTTAAAAAATACCAATCAGGAATTACAAATTTTCAAAAATTAGAAGATTCTTTTTTGAAAGATTTATTTGGATAATATTGATTTTTTTATTTTTTAATGATATAATCTAAATAGAGGATTTAAAATATGGCTTTTGTAAATTATCATAAACATAGTATGTGGACAAATATTAGACAAGCAGATTCCTCAACTTTTGTTGAGGAATATGTTGATAGGATTAAACAATTAAATCAAAATGTTTTGTCAACTGTGGAACACGGATGGCAAGGCAATGTTATAAACTATTATGAGTTAGCAAAGGCTAATAATTTAAAACTTTTAATTGGTGCTGAAGCATATTGGGTAAAAGATAGAAAAGAAAAAGATTCTACAAATTGTCATATTTGTTTACTTGCAAAAAATGAAAATGGTAGGAGAGCTTTAAATAAAGCTCTTACAATTGCAAATGTTGAGGGTTTTTATTATAAACCTCGTCTTGATGTTGAGACTATATTGTCATTACCAAAAGATGATATTTGGTGCACTTCAGCTTGCCTTGCTTTTTATAAATATGGTTTTGAATATTCTAAAGAATTTGTATTAAAATTACATGAACATTTTGGAGATAATTTTTATTTAGAAGTACAAAATCATAATGTTGATATCCAAAAAGAAATCAACTCCAATATTTTAAATTGGTCTAAAGAATATGATATAGAATATATATGCGGTCTTGATTCTCATTATATTTATCCAGAAGACGCAAAAAAAAGAAATGCTTATATTGAAAGTAGAAACATTCGTTATCCTGAAGAAGAGCAATTTATTCTTGATTTTCCAGATGAAAAAACTATTTTTGATAGATTTAAAATTCAAGGTGTTTTATCTGAAGATGAAATAGAAAAATCAATAAAAAATACATATGTATTTGAAAATGTTGAACAATATACAGGAGAATGTTTTACAAAAGAAATTAAAATGCCTGTTGCTTTAAAATATAAAGAAATGACAACAGAGCAAAAAGAAGATGAATTAAGAAAAATTGTTTACACTGGATTTAATGAATATAGTAAAGATTTTGATGAAAAAAAGAAACAAGAATATAAAAATGAAATTGAAAGAAATTTAGCAGTTATTCATGAAATCAATCATGCTGATTATTTCTTAGGAAATTATGAATTTATCAAGAAAGGAAAAGAACTTGGATGTATGTTAAGTCCAACAGGAAGAGGCTCTTCAGTTTCTTTTCTTGTAAATTTCTTTCTTGGATTTACCAAAGTTGATAAAATGCAATCAGCTATCCCTCTTTATGCTGAAAGATTTTTGTCTGCAAAAAGAGTTCTTGAAGCGAAAAGCCTTGCGGATATTGATCATAATTCAGGATATCCTGATAAATTACAGCTAGCAATGGAAGATGTATATGGAAAAGGACATTGTTACCCCTTAATTGCTTATGGAACAATGAAGGCTAAAGGGGCTTGGAAAATGTATGCAAGAGTTAATAATGTTGATTTCGATATTGCAAATAAAATTTCTGAGCAAATTGACCAATATGAACTTGATGTAAAACATGCTTCTGAGGATGAAAAAGATAATATAAATATTCAAGATTATATTTCTCCTGAATATTATGAGATATACAAAGAAAGCACAAGTTATTTGAAACTTGTTAATAGTTTATCTGTACACCCTTGTGCGAATCTTCTTTATTCGGAAGATATTATTGAAGAATTTGGTCTAATTCTTGTAAAAAGTGATACAAATAAAAAAGAAACTCTTTGTGTTTGCGCTGACGGTGCTTGGATTGAAAATTATAAGTTTTTAAAAGCAGACTTATTAAAAGTAGATGTTTCTAAATTAATATATCGCTTATATGACAGAATTGGTGGTGATGTAATTTCTATTGAAGATTTATTGACGTTAGCAGAAAAACATAATGCTTGGGATATTTATGCTCGTGGAATCACAATGGGAATTAATCAGGTTGAACAAGAAGGCTCAAGACAAAAAGTAATGAGATATAAACCACGTAATATTGCCGAATTAGCTGCTTTTGTAGCTGCTGTTAGGCCCGGTTTTAAATCTCTTTACAAAAAATTTGAAGATAGAGAAACTTTATCATATGGAGTGCAAGGAATTGATAAACTACTTGTTTCTACACATGGAATGATGATGTATCAAGAAAACGTTATGGCAATATTGAACTACGCTGGCTATGATATGTCTGACTGTTATACAATGCTTAAAGCAATTGCAAAAAAGAAACCAGAAGTTGTTCAAAAATGCAAAACAGAATTTCATGAAATGATGTTTAAAAAATTAACAACCGTAGAAAACATAGAATCAAATAGAGCGAAACAAATTATTGAAGATATTTGGCAAGTTATTAGTGATTGTTGTGGGTATGCATTCAATTCGTCACATGCCATGTGTGTAGCTCTTGATGGCTTATATTGTGCATTAATTAAAAAAACATATCCATTGCTTTTTTATGAAGTATATTTAAATCTTCTCGAAGAGAACCAAGATAAGGACAAAATTGTATTAGCCAAAGAAGAAGCAACCAAATATTTCGACATCTCATTTCCAAAACCAAAATTTGGGGATGATAATAGAAAATCTATCGCAAATATAAAAAATAATAGCATTGCAACTTCTCTAAAATCAATTAAAGGTTTTTCTGCAACAACATCTGAAGATTTATATAAACTTGGTTTAATTTTTAGTAATAAAAAAGCAACTTTTTATGATATACTTAAAAAGATAGAAGATAAGAAACTAAAAATAAATACTGCACATATAGAAAAACTTATTGCTATTGGATATTTTTCTAATTATGGGTCAATATCTTGTTTGATAAAGTTTTATTCTTGTTATCAAAAAATACATGGGAGAAAGGAATTTAAAATATCTAATGAAGAAAAAATTCCTATAAAAATAGATGTATTGAGAAATTTTTGTGAAGTAGAGACATCGAAGACATTAAAAGGATTTAATGAAGTAGGATTTTTCAATTTTCTTCTACAAAAATTAAATTCATTACAAGATAATATAAAAGACGTGCTTTTTTACGAAAATGAATATCTTGGTCAGATATATACTAAAGATGAAAATGCTCCAGACAATCTTTATTATGTAGAAGAAATGATGTTTAAAAAAACAATTCGGTCTGTTTTATATCACATAAAAGATGGTACATATAAAACAGTAAAAATAAGAAAAAAAGTTTTTGATGAATCTCCGTTTACAAGTAATGAAATGATAAAAGTATATGAAATAAAACAAGAACCAAGATATGTGTATCAAGGTGAAGATGAAAATGGAAAACCAAAATTCATAAAAGATTATGAAAATATGGAAGACATTTTAAAAGATTATTATATTGTAGAATAAGAGGTAATATATGATGTGCTGTGAAGATTGTGATGGTAATACTTATTTTTGTGATGATAATACTTATTTTGTTGTAAAAACAAATAGTACCAGTTCAGACTATGTATGGAATAGTTGGGATAGTTGGAATGACTGGAATGACTTTTTGAATAAATATATGTCCAGAAACGATTTTAATTCTCAAAAAGAGAAAACAGAAATGGTTTTGCCAGAAATTATTCATGAAACTAAAAACGATGTATATGTGGCAAAATTTCCTGATGGGACAAAAGAAGTCGATATTTTAAAACCAAATCATGGTGATGAATATGATTTAGAAAAAGGTCTTTTGTATTATGTTATTAAACATAACCTTAATTTAGGAAAAGTTCTTGATTGGATGAGACCCATACTCGATGAGACAAAGCGGCCTGAAAATATAGAAAAACATAATAAAAAGCTTGAGGCAAAAATCAATAAATGGTTCATGGAAAAAAATGATAAACCAATTGATGATAAAGAATGTCAAAAAATTATTGATAATAAAGTTTTTAATATTAATAGTTTAAAATATGAAATTGAAGTATCTATTAAAGATGGTGGTATTATTGGAATTTACGATAAGGAAAAAGAAGATTTTGTTGATATGATAAAACCCGGATTCCCACGTAAAGGATTTTTAAGACATCTTATTTATAGACTTTATGATGAAGGATATACAACTCTTGAATATTTTCAATTGAAGAAATTGACTTATAAATTCTATAAAGGTTGTTTTGATTCAGTTGAAAAAGAATGTAAAAATGAAGAACATTGGTAATTTTATTGTTGACAAAAAATTATAAAGATAGTATAATAATAAGTGGATTATAATCCACTTATTATTATTTAAAGGATTTTTTTTATGACTTCATATGGACGAACAACTATAGCTGAATCAAAAATGATGTTTTATCCAACTGATAGAATAGAACAATATAGATTGTTTTTCTTTTTAACTAATCTTGGAAGAACTGAACTTACAACAAAAAAGCTGGTCGAACATTTTTATGGACAACAATATCAAATTGACCAAATAAATAAATTATATGTACCTAAATTATATTTAAATTCATATAGATTTGATTATTATTACCCTTGGTTTTATCTTCTTGAAAAGGGAGATGTTACAACACTAGATATGATTTTTTCTGATAGAAATAAGGAATGTCAATCTTATACAAAAAAAACGTCAAAAGAAATGAAATATGAAGTGGTTTGTGACTTATTTTGCGGTGAAGGAGAATGGTTAAGTCTATTTGGACTTTGGAATGATGTTATCACCATTGGAAATGAAATAGAACAAAATCGGTATGAAAAAAGTAAGGAAAGAAATATTGACATATTATTTAATAATGCATATGAAGAAATAATTCTTCCTAAAAATACAATTGATATTATGTTATTTAATCCACCTTATGGACAACTTAATGGTGTAAGAAATTCATATTATTATTTAAAAGATATTATTGAAAAACAATATGTGAAAGAAGGTGGGTATATTGTTTGTGTATTACGCAAACAAGATATGGAAGATTGCATTGAATTAATGCTTTCTGCTGGTTCAATTCATCTATTGTATAAATTCAATGATACTGAATATGAAAAATACCAACAATTTGGAGCTATTTTAAAAATAGAAGATAGAAATTTGGGACAAGATTATGTATTAAGGCGATTAAGTGAAAAATTTAGATATTTATCTGCACTAAAAGAAGAATATAATTTTCAAAACACCACAGTTATGAATAGCATGAGGTTTTTTACTCAAACTATAAATATAAAAAAATCAGAATTTAAAGAATATATATTAAAAAACATAGAATATCAAAATAAAAAAATAAAATCCAATATTAATGATGTTTTATGGAAAAACATAAAAAAAGAAACATCTGCACCAAATATAGAAGTTTCTAAAATAACAATGCCGAAACAGCCAAAATATAACGAACTCTCAAATATTATTGCTGCTGGATATATTAATAGTGATTTTGATGATAGAGATGAAATTCCTCATGTTGCCGTAGGTGGTGTAAAGCAAGTTGTCGATAATATGGAAATTTATGATGATTCTAAACAAAAGAAAGAACTTGTATATAAAAAAGCAGTACCTTATTTACGATTGTTGTATGTTGATAAAGAAAATGAAAAATACAAATATTGCTTAAAGGATATACAAACGAATGAATGAAATTAGTATTGAAAAATATATAAATTTTGACAAAAATGCTCGTTATTATATAGAAACAGAAGAAAATAATTCAATTTCAAGGTGTAATGTTGAATTATTTGCTGTTAATTATAATAATTTTATTATATCATTATATGATGTTTCTTCAAGAGTTAAGAAAGTTTTAGCTGATATTCGTATTATATCAAAATTATCTTATGGTGGCTCTATTACTATTAAAGATTATAATGACATTACGACAAACATAAAAATATATTTTTACATTGGAAGTGAAAATAAAGTACAGACAAAAACGTGTGCTGATGGAACATATCTTCACGCACTTATTTGTCGTTTTGGAACAAATAATACAGAAAAAGATACAGGTATTTGGTGGGGAAATAATAGCTTTGAGGATGAATTATTAAATTTTGTAAAAAATGTTAAATATATACCAGCAACAAAAGATAATCTTAAGACATTGATATATAAATTTGATATTGGTAAAACATATACAAACAGGGAAGAGTTCTCAAGAACTTTATTATATACATACCAACATTACGGTAGAATAAGTAATAGTGAAGAAGAGATTTTTGAAACAGAACCGAGTGATGATTATAAAAAATATTATACCAACTTTTATTGGGATGGGTTTGAAGATATAGAATCTTATATAAATTTCTTTTATAAAGAAATTAAAAGAAAACTCGATGAAAACATAAAATCTCTTTATAATCCAAATATTATTAGTAAGTATATGTTTGAAGGTGAACTTCAACCTTATAAAGGACAAATACCATTAATACAATCTGGAATTGAGGTGCTTAATCATAATAAAGCTCTTTATTTGTCTGCTGAAATGGGAATTGGCAAAACTCCTATTACTACATGGATAATTAATTCTTATTTTAAAGAAAGAAATAAAAATAATTATTCTATTTTGATTGTAGCTCCTGCTATTACATTAACACAATGGGAAAGTGAAATTCAATCTTGTATTAGAGATAAATGTGATATACATATTATCAGAACAACAGATGATTTTATAAACATATATAAAAAGAAAGTTGAAAAACCAACATTTTATATTGTAGGAAAAGAAACATTTAAACTTGATAGCAAAAGAACTGCTTCTGTTTCTTATAAAGAGATTGAATTTCAATACGATGAAGATATTGGTTATAGAACTTATCATAAAAAAGCAAAGGGAATATTTGCTATTTGTCCCATTTGTGGTAAACCAATTAAAAATACTTTATCAAATAAAAAGACAGCTTTTTTGAAAAAGGAAGATTTTGTTGATAATAAACCAAAAAAATCAAATTATAAATGTTCTGAGTGTGGTTCTGTTTTATGGCAAAATACATATGATAAAACTAAAAAGACATCTTTGATAAACTATATTAAAGTAAAAAAGATAAATTTCGATTTAGTTGTTGTTGATGAAGCACATGAGGGAAATAAAAGCTCTTCCATTATTGGCAATGCCACAAAAACAATTTTGAGAAATTCTAAGAAATGTATTTTATTATCTGGAACAATGAATAATGGATATGCTTCCTCTTTACATAATATTCTTATGGCTATAGTTCCGAGAAAATTGGAGCAAGATGAATGTTTAAATGTTAGAAATTTTATTTTGAAATATGGAACATTAAAGGCCTCTTTAAATGATGATGATGTTAAATATATGACAAGTGGTAAAATTGAATTACCAGAAAGCAGATTTAGCGAAGCTGAAGGTATAAATCCAGTAGTTTTTACTAAATATTTGGCAGAAAACTTTATTTTTGCCACATTGAAAGATTTGGAAAAAGATTTGCCAGAAGTTGAAACCATTTATGTTCCATTACAACAGGATAGTGATATTGTCGCAAATACAAATAATTTAATATCACAAATAAAAAGTGTTGACCCTTTTATGTATAAGTTTTATGAAGATTCTGTTATTAAACATTATCTTAATAATCCGTACAATTGGGATGTTATAGAAATTAGAAAAAAAGATGATATAAGATGTGTTTATCCAATAAATAGAGAAGTTTATAAACCATCTCCAAAAGAAGAAAAAATTATTGAAATATGTAAAAAAGAGAAAGAAGAGAATAGAAAATGTTGGATATATACTGATTTTACAGGTGAGAGTGGTAGTGGTCAATATATGAAAGGAAACAACATCGTTTTTTATTTGAAAAATTCTCTTGAACAAGCTGGATTAAAAGTATTTTGGTTGAAACCAAATGTTCCACCAATTGATAGGAAAGAACTTATTGAAAAAAATAAAGATAAGTACGATGTATTTATTTCTAATCCAAAACTTGTTAATGTTGGTATTAATATGGCTTGGTGTGGAACTTATATTGTATATATGCCATCCTATCGTGTTGATGTAATTACACAGGCTACACATAGAGGATATAGAGCCAATTCGCAAATATCTAATAGAATTTACATGTTATTTTATGAAAATACTATTGAAAATCAAATTAATACAAGATACCAAATGAAATTGGCTGAAAGTTATGCTATTGAAGGAAAATTTGATGTTGAATTGCAAGATGAAAACATCAGGACAGCATCTGCTTTAAGCAAAAAATTGAACGATATTTTGACACCAATATCTTGACAATTTCTAAAAAATTAGTTATAATAAATATATATAAAAATTTTATAAAAGGCAATAAATATATGATATGGATATGACTTAAATAATTTAAAAAAATAAATTTATAAAAAATAAAGGAATGAATGATGAAAAAAATAATAATCATATTTGTTGTTTTTGCGTTATTATTAACTGGATGTGTACAGGCCGATAGGGTATCTGAAAATATTAGCAAACAAGCGGATAATTTTAATGTTACACCTAGAGTTACGGTGTTTAATACACGAACTGATAAAGTCTTGTTGGAAATAATAGGAAATTTTTCAATTAAGCACAGTTCTGGAGATGTTGATATTATTGTAGAAACTGCTCCCGGTGTTTATAAAAAACATTTCGTGTCATTGAATGACTGGACAACTTATGTTGTAGAAGATATTTCTGGTGCATTTGTAGACAAATATCATTATGAGGTTAATTTTTTGCCAGAAATGATTGTACCGATAACATTTACACAAAACAGATAAAAAAATAATTTGTAAAAAGGTTTAATAAAATTTTGACAATAAATAAATAAATAAATAAATGTGAAGGGATATAATGGGAATATTTAGCAAAATAAAAGAAATTACAAAAAGTTCCCATTTTTCTATATGCAAAATTGAAGAAAGTGAAATAGCAATAGATTTATGGGATTTAAACCAAACATATATAATTGATTTGAATAATAATAATATATATTTTGATACGGTTCATAGTGATACATGTGATGATTTTAAATTTATTCAAAAATTTTTATGTTTTTTAGAAGAAAATAAAGGTGATATCATATAATGTTTAAAGAAGGCACTCTTGTTCCAACAAATAGAGGAGTAATTCCTATTGAGCAATTTGGATTTGCCAGAAAAGAAAGTGAACAATTTGAATGTAAATCAGATATAATGTTAAAAACCTACGAGGGAGATTGGAATAAGTGTGTTTTTCAAACATATAAAAAAACAAAAGGTATTAAATTTAAAACATCTTCTCATTTTTACATAGAATGTTCAGAAGATCAAAAAGTTCTTACACCAACTGGTATAAAATATGCTTATGAGATAAAACGGGGAGACGAAATATGCTCTTATATAGATACGTATATTGATAAAAATACATATTTTACTGAAACCGAAAAAATAGGATATATAAAAAAACAAAAAAGTGATATTTATATGCCAAAAAAGATGTCAGAAGAATTAGCGACAGTTTGTGGAATTTTGATTAGCCCAACTACAAAAATAAAAGTAAACAATATAGACAAACTTGTAGTTACATGTAAAGATAGAATTACAAATAAGATTTTTATACGCTATATAAGAGATTTATTTCAAACAAAACAAAAAGTTGTTGTTCAAGATGACGATTATTGCAGAATATTTTCACCAGACATAATAGATTATTTGGAGAATTTATGTGGATTAGAACATAAGATGCAAAAAATACATAATTCTTTATTACAAGCAAATAGAAGTATTCAAATGTCTTTTTTGAATGGTCTAATAATGGCTGAAGAAGAAAATATTACTGGAACTAAAAATTTTTCTTATTTATATAAGATAGTATCTAAAGATGTTTCTAATCAAATTGAGTCAATATTATGTTTATATGGGTATTCTCCATTTATTAAAAGCATTAAAGGTAAAGATACGATTTGTATAAGAAAACCTGTTGCTGATTTTTTTTCAGATAGACTATTAGATAAAATGAAAAAGAACAGTGTACAATCCACAACAATTGTTGAACAAATAAAGAAAACTAAAGTTGATAATTATTTTGGTATTATATGTGAAAAAGAAAATTATGCAATAAAAAACATAGTATTTGGAGTGTAAAGTGAATAATTTTTATAAAGTTAGTTTAAAACAGTATATTAAAGATAATGATAATGATGAATCTAAAAAATCAGAATGGGATGAAATAAAAATACCTCATAGGGCGACAAAACATAGTGCTGGTTATGATTTTTACGCTCCTTTTGATTTTGAATTAAGACCAAATGAGACAATAAAATTTCCCTCTGGTATTAAAGTTCAACTTGACGATGATAAATTCTTAGCTATTGTACCTCGCAGTAGTCTTGGATTTAAATATCGTTTACAATTGGATAACACAGTTGGTATTATTGATTCTGATTATTATAATAATAGTGAAAATGAAGGTCATATTTTTATAAAGATTACAAATGATACAAATTGTGGAAAAATTCTGAAAATCAATAAAGGTGATGCAGTTGCCCAAGGAATTATTTTGCAATATTTCTTGACAGATAATGACGATTCTAATTCTATTAGGAAAGGTGGAATAGGAAGTACAAATGGCAATTAATTATGTTTTATATACTACACATTGTCCAAAGTGTAATGTTTTATATAGTAAACTTAAAGATAAAAATATTGAATTTGAAGTAAGCGAAGATGTGGATAAGCTTATTGAAATGGGTTTTATGACAGCACCAGTTCTTTACAATGGAGAAAAATATTATACTTTTGAAGAAGCAATCAAATTAATAAATAACATGAGGTGAGCGTGAATGAACATTAATATTGGATTAGATAAAGATTTTGAAAAAAAGTTTAAAGAATTAAAGAATAAATATGGGGAAAAAATGGCAAGTTTAAATGGGCTTGCCGATTCTCAATTAAATTATAATGAATTTATTGATAATTTTGTTGATACAAAAGTTGTAGCTGATTCATCTATTGACCCAAACGCTAATGTTGGGCATAAGGATGTTGTTACACTTGAACACGAAATGAGCAAACCACATAATAAATTATTAGCTTTAAATAAAATTTATTATGAATTTAAAAAACAATTTTCAAAAAAAGATGCAGATGAATGGTTTGAATGTGAATATACAAGATATTTATATTTACATGATGCTCCAACTTCATCAACGAAACCTTATTGTTATGCTTATACATTAAAAGATTTAGCGGAAAGAGGTCTTTATTTTATTGAAGGATATAATGCTGAACCAGCAAAACATTTGGGCACTTTTATTACATTTCTTAAAGAGTTTGTGTCATATGCTAGTAATAGATCGTCTGGAGCAGTAGGATTACCTAATTTAATTCCTTATATGTATTATTTTTGGAGTAGAGATGTAAAAGATAATTACTATACTGAAACTCCAGAAAAATACGCTAAACAAAATATCCAATCTTTTATTTATGCGATTAACCAGCCGTATTGTCGTGATGGTAGCCAAAGTGCCTTCGTAAACACTTCAATTTTTGACCACGAATATTTAATGGCATTATTTGGTGGAGAAACATTTCCTGATGGCTCTTATATGATAGATGAAATAGAAGGTATCATGGAATTTCAAAAAATGTTTCTTGAAAAAATGAGTGAAACTCGGTCTCATAATATGTTCACATTTCCAGTTAATTCTATCTCTTTAATCAAAAAAAATGGAAAATTTGCTGATGAAGATTTTGCACGTTGGGCGTGTGAACATAATAGAAAATGGAACGATTCTAATTTTTTTGTTGATGAAACAGTTACAAGCCTCTCAAATTGTTGTCGTTTAAAATCAAATATATCGGACTTAGGATTTTTTAATTCTATCGGTGGGACAGCATTAAGGGTGGGGTCTGTGAAAGTTTCAACAATAAATCTCGCCAGAATTGCTTATGAAAGCGAAAATGAACAACAATATTTAGAAAAGTTAGAAGATATAATGAATATAAATCTTAAACTTCTTCATATTGTAAGAAGCATTATAAAAAGAAACATCGAAAAAGGTTTATTGCCAAATTATACTCATGGTTTAGTTGATTTAAACACACAATATAATACATGTGGTTTTGTTGGGGTATATGAAACAATGAAAGCGTTTGGATATACATATACTGATGAATTAGACAATACCTATTATAGCGATAAAGCATTTGATTTTGGTAAAAGAATTTTTGAAACAATGCATAAAATAAAAAATGAATTTCAAAAAGATAAAGATTACCAATGTAATTTAGAACAAGCTCCCGCTGAAAATTGTGCTACAAAACTACAAGAAGCAGATGAAATCCTCTATCCAGAAGATGTTGTAACAGATTTACCTTTATATGCTAATCAATTTATTGGTCTTGGAATCAAAACAACTATGAAAGAAAGAATTCGTATTGCATCAGCTTTTGATAATTATTGTTCTGGTGGTAGTATTCTTCATGCAAATATTGAAGCACCTTTTTCTAACTTTGAACAAGCATGGGATATGTTAAATTATATTACAGATCAGGGAGTGACATATTTTGCTTTTAATACAAAAATTCAAGTATGTAAACATAATCACGCCTTTTTTGGAAAAAAATGTCCTGTTTGTGGAGGGGAGGTAGAAGGTGAATACACAAGAGTGGTTGGCTTCTATACTAAAATCTCTACATGGTCAAAAGAAAGAAAAGAGGAATTTAAATTAAGGAAATGGGCTGATACTACAAATGAAACTACTTTTCTTGAGTGATTATGATATTGTAAATTATAAAAAAGCAAGTATATTTATAGGATTTCCTTGTTGTACATTTAAGTGTAATAAGGAATCTGGTCAATTAGTTTGTCAAAATTATCAACTCATTAAAGAAAAACAAATAGAATTATCATATGAAAAAATAGTTAAAATGTATCTCGATAATCCTCTTACATCTGCTATTGTTTTTGGTGGATTGGAACCTTTTGATAGTTATAAAGAAATGGTGGAGCTGATAAAAGAGTTTAGACAATATACAGAAGATGATATAGTTATATATACAGGCTATAATAAAATCGAGGTTTTATCGCAAGTTTCATTCTTATCTTTGATGTGGAAAAACATCATTATCAAATTTGGACGTTTTATTCCAAACACAGAACAACATTTTGATGAAGTTCTTGGGGTGAAATTATTTGGGGAAAATCAATATGCTGAAAAAATATCTTAGATATTGACAAACTATATATTTTACATTATAATATTTTGAAAAATATAGAAAGGAAAATATATTTTGAAAAAATTTTTTATTTTATTTTTAGTTTTAGTTTTTACTGTTTGTTGTTTTACTGGATGTAAAACAGGTGGTGCTATTGAAACAAATGAATCACCAATGCCTGAAAACGGTATCGTGGTAACTGTTGATCCACTTGAAGAAACAAGTGATGCAGAACATGTATTGAGTGAAATATCCATTAATACTTCAAACACAAAATAATTAGGAATTTTATGGAAAAAATTAAAGAAAAATTGCCATTTTCTAAGCTAATTCTTTTAGCTTTTCAAATGTTTATTGTAATTTTCCCAGCAACAGTGGTTGTTCCTCTTATTACTGGATTTGATGTTGCAACTTGCTTATTTTGTACCGCTTTATCAACTTTAGTTTTTGTTTTAGTTACAAAAGGAGAAGTTCCTCTTTATTTTGGGTCTTCATTTAGTTATATTTCTACAATTGCAACACTTATGGCTGTAACTAATGGGAGTCAAGATACTAAAATTGGTATGATGACTTTTGGTCTTTTGTTTTCAGGACTTCTAAACGTTATTATTGGTCTATTGATTAATAAGATTGGATTTGAGAGAATTTCAAAAATTATTACGCCAACTCTATGTGGGGGAATTGCAATTTGTATTGGAATTACACTGGCAGGAAATGCTGTTTCTGATGCTTTTAGTGGGAGTGCAATTTCTGGAGGAATATGTATATTTACACTTTTGTTGATGGTACTTTCAAGTGTATTTCTCAAAGGATTTCCTCAACAATTATCCCTCCTATTTGGTGTAATTGGTGGTGTAATTGCTTCTTTGATTCTTGATAAATCATTATTTAGAGATGCGTTAAATACAGGAAGTGCTGTTATATCATTACCTCATTTTGTTTTTCCTGTTCCTAATTGGGTAACACCATTGTCATTGTCTGTAGTTTCATTAGCAACTTGTACTGAAAGTTTTGCCCATCTTAGTCAACTTGAAACTATTGTAGATGCCGAACTTGAAGAAAATAAAAAGACGCACTTATCTAAAAAAATAGATAAAGTCATGATTGGTGATGGTTTAGCAGATATTACATCTTGCTTGCTTGGTGGATGTGGTAGTACAAGTTATGGTGAACAACTCGGATTAATGAGTATCACTAAAGTATATAGTGTTTGGGTTGTAGTATTGGCCGCTGTTATAGCAATAATTTTTTCTTTGATTAAACCATTTATTAATTTAGTTTATTCAATCCCTCTTTGTGTGATTGGTGCAATGGAACTTTATTGTTTTGGCAGTATTGTTGTTCAGGGAATGTCTGTGCTACAAAAAGAAGACATTCTATCCTCAAAGAATTTATCAATTTTAGCAACAGTATTAATGATTGGAGTTGGTGGCAATTATGCGTTTGGTGGTTATATTCCATTTTTTGGTTACAATATTCCTTGCATTGCTTTTGCTTCAATCTTTGGAATTATTCTCAATATTATTTTGAAAGAAAAGGAAGTAGCATGATTACAATATATCATGACAATTGTTTGAAGAAATTAAAAGAGTTAGAATCAGGGTCAGTAAACCTGATTCTAACTGATCCGCCTTTTAATACTGGTCACGAAATAGTTTATCGTGATACTTCATATGATGATGATTTAGAACATGATACATATATTGAAATGATGAAACATATATTGCAAGAAGCATACAGAATCTTAGCTGATAATGGAACGATATATGTAATGCTTGATTATCATAGTGTTCATTATATAAAAGTTGAAATGGATAAAATATTTGGAAAAAATAATTTTCTTGGAGAAATTATCTGGGCATATGATTTTGGAGGAAGAACAAAAAAGTTTTTTCCAAACAAACATATGACGTTTTTAGTATATGCTAAAGATATTAATAATTATACTTTTAACTATGATGACGTAGATAGAGAGCCATATATGGCACCAGCTCTTTGTGGGGAAGGGAAAGCAGAAATAGGGAAAAAGCCAAATTCTGTTTGGTGGAATTCCATTGTTGGTACAAACTCAAGAGAGAGGAATGTCGGTGCATATGCAACTAAAAAACCATTGAAGCTTTTTGATAGAATTATTAGAGCTTCTTCTAACGTTGGAGACACTGTTCTTGATATGTTTGCTGGTTCTGGAACAACTGGACATGCGAGTGAACAAAACGGAAGGAATAGCATTATGATTGATGAAAATCAAGAAGCTATCAATGCTATGAAAGAACGGTATGCCACATATGGATTAAATTATAAAATTGAGTAATTATGGAAACTTTTTTTATATCTGATTGTCATTTTGGTCATAAAAATATTATAAAATATTGCAACAGACCATATTATTCTGTAGAAGAAATGAATGAAGATATGATTAGCAAGTGGAATAAAAAGGTTGCTAAAAATGATTTAATATACATAGTTGGCGACCTTTTTTATTTTTCAATCGAAAATGCTTCTTCAATTTTAAACAGGCTAAAAGGGAAAAAAATATTAATTCGTGGTAATCATGATGATTTCTTCTTAAAGAAAATAAATCCTAAAAATTACTTTGTTGATGTTTCATTATATATGGAAATGTCATTGGGTAAAAACAAACTAACGCTATGTCATTATCCAATGTATTCTTGGAGAAATTCAAGAAGAGATAATTCTTATTTAGTATTTGGTCATGTACATAATAATAAAGATATGTATTGGTTTGATTATTATTGCCAAAATGATAAAACACTTAATGTTGGTGTTGATATAAATAATTTTGAGCCAGTAAATTTTGATGAATTAAGAAAAAACAATGAAGAATTTAAGAGGTGTTATCGTGTCGGATAGTGGATTTTGGGGTATTAGGTATAATAAATCTGATAAAATTACTTTGATAAATGAAAGTAATCCAGATATTGTTGGTGAAAAAATATCAAGATTTTGTAAAATACATAAATATCAATATGAAGTAGAAAATTTATATAATCGAATAACTTTAGTTAATCCATTTGATGATATTAATAAAGATAATATTAAAAAAATAAGAAATATAATACCAGATGCGAAAGGAAAATCTTGGGGAGATGCTTTAATAAAAACAAGAGATGATATTTTTCTTTTTGCAGATGGATTAAAATATATGGCAAACTACAATAATCTCACAAGAGATTCCTATGCAGTTGAGTATGGATATATAATCAATATTGATACCATGAAACTTGAAATATGGAGAGGTAAACAAACGATTCCACAGAGAGGAAATAGATATGGTGTAAAAAAGAATAATGGCTTCTATCCTTGTAGAATGATATGTCAATATTCTTGGAATAGAATAGATGATGGCTTAAAAAATTACAGAGATATTGAATTGATATATAAAGAGCTTCAAAAACAACATAAACTTTAAGTATTGACAAATAAAAGTATTTGTAGTAATATATTGTTAAGAGGTAATTATGATTCAAATTAGGAATGATGTTTTCGAAACAAATAGTAGTTCTGCTCATACAATTGCCATCAAAAAGAAAGATAAATACGATTATGATTTAGGATGGTATGTTGATGATAACGGGAAGTTTGAGTTATGGGGAACTGATCTTGAATTTGGGAGAAGTCCTTTTGATATTTTAATGACGACAAGAGAAAAACTTCCATATTTTATCTGTGTTTTTGGATTCAAAAAAATTTCAAGAATTATTCTTGAGAATGTTCCAGAAGTAAAAGAAATAAAAAAACCACGTCTTAGTAGATGGGATCCCGAAGATTTGAAAGGGGGAATTGACCATCAATCAGTTGGTATGCTTGAACATTTTATCAAAGAACATAATCTAACTATAGAAGAAGCTTTATTTAATACAAAATATATTATTATTATTGATGGTGATGAATATAACACTTGGTGTAAGATGGTAGAATCAGGTATTATAGATAAGGAAGTTTTTGATGATACAGGTACGAAATAATATTTTTGAGACTAACAGTAGTTCAGTTCATACATTAGTAATTTGTACTGAAGATGAATTTAAAAAATTCAATAATGATGAACTATGTCTTGATGATTGGAATGATATACTTGTTTCATTTAATAAACATGATAATGGTAATCGTTTTTTAAGTTCAGATGAATTTTTTGAAGATAAAGGATTTGATCATTATCTTGAACATTATGAAGAACATAGAGAAATAAATGGTATAAAAATTGTTGTTTTTGGTCGTTATGGATATGATTGAGGATTTATGATACAAATTAGACAAAATATTTTTGAAACTAATAGTAGTTCAGTTCATAGTATTACTCTTTGTAGTGAAGATGAATTTCAAAAATGGAAAAATGGAGAAATTTTTTTTGATAGATGTGAAGAAAAGTTTCTTACACCTAAAGAAGCAGAAGAAGTAAAAAAAGAACAAGAAAGAGAAAGAAAAAGACTAATAGAACAATATGGAAATGATGATGATTTTTATGATGAAGGTAGAACTTTGACTTATAACCAGTTTTTTGACTGGCAAGGTGACGATAATTACCTTGATTATATGGAAAAATTTCAATCTCATCAAAATATAAATGGTGTTGATGTTGTTGCTTTTGGATATTATGGTCATGATTAATTAGATTTTGGGGAGAAATATGTGGCATAAATATAAAAATGGTAATCATTATGTATATATCAATGATGAAAACGGTACGAAAATAAGAGAAACTATTGATAAAAATGCAACACGTTTTGTTTCTGATTTCGCTGATTCCGTAGATTTTAAAATTACTAATAAATGTTTCAATAATTGTCCTTATTGTCATGAAAGGTCTTCATCTAATGGCGAAGAAGGGGATATAAAAAACTGGAAATTTATTGATACTCTTCATCCTTATACAGAAATGGCTATTGGAGGTGGAGATGTGTTAACTTTTCCAAATTTGTATGAATTATTAGAATTATTGAAATCTAAAAATATTTATGCCAACATTACTGTTCATCAAAATAATATTTTTGATGAAAAAATTGATTACATTGTAAAAAATCAATTAGTCAAAGGAATTGGGATTTCTCTTGCTGGTGGTATAACTAATAGTGTTCTTCGTAGAATTAAATCGTTGCCGAATTCTGTTATTCATCTTATTAATGGTTTGACTGCGTGTAAAGCATCGTTTAATCATTTGGCTGATAAGGATTTAAAAATTCTTATTTTAGGATATAAGACATTTGGACGAGGAGAAGGTTTTATTGAAAAAAACAGTTGGATTCATGATGAAATTGATTGGGTAGAACAAAACATTGAAGAGTTTATGACAAAATTTAAGGTTGTAAGTTTTGACAATCTTGCCGTAGAACAGTTGAAATTAAAAAATAAACTCACACAAAAACAATGGGATTTGTTTTATGGAGGGGATGATGGAACCCACACATTTTACATTGACGGAGTTAATAAACAATTTGCAAAATCATCAACATCTGTTAAAAGATTTGATATGCTTGATAATATTGATGATATGTTTCATATTATTCAACAACAATAATAAAAAAAGTTCTTGACAAAAATGATATTTTATGGTATATTATAAGCAACAAGAGAAAGGAGTTCATTGTGCGTTTATGGCATAAAGATTTAATTAGTACTTTACCTCGTTTGCAATTGGTTGGACAGTGGCGTGAGTGTTGTTTGATTGCAAAAAACATTGCAAAAGAAGGTACTCCGAATCATATTTTAGTAAATAAAATTATGGATTATCCAATTGAACATTTTTATCGCTATGCTAGTGAAGTAAGTGATGAAATGGAATCTCGTGGTTATAAATGTGACTTTAGTAAATTTACTCAATATATAAAAATTGATAAATGTCATGTTACGCATAATGAAATGTTTGAATCTTGGCACAATTATAGATATTTATTGCAATGTTTTTATAATTTACAAGAAAAATATGATGATGGTGGTGTGTCAAAAGAAGAGTGGGACGTGTTTGTTATAAATTCAGTGCGATGTATGAATAGAATACTGCATTATAAAAATAACAATAGAAAGTAGTTAGTCATAAAAACACCTCCTATAATTTCAACTACTTTATTTTGTGGAATTCGGGCAAAATGCCAAAAATTATGAAAGTTTTACACGTTTTTCTTTCAAATTTAAATTATGTAATCTAAAACAAAACGTGTTTTATAAAAATTGTTATAAACCCTCGTGCGGTGTAATGGTGTGCATACTGCTCTTATAAGGCAAGAGATTCCTGATTCGAATTCAGGCGCGAGGACTTAATCAGTTGGGGCCAGTAGGGAATCCCAACTGGACCATTAAAAGTGCATTATTCCTCATGTCGTGAGATAGCGGGATTTTTTTGGGGTGTAGCTCAAAGGTAGAGCGAACGGCTGTTAACCGTTAGGTTGAAGGTTCGAATCCTTCCATCTCAGCTATTACAATCAAAAAATATAGCTCAATTGGTAGAGCGGGTGAAAAATTTACTGTGAGGTTCAAATCCTTATATACCTTGGTTGGCAGTGGTTTGTAAAAAATAAACCAATTTCATCTATGTAAAAGTTCAAGTCTTTTTATTTTTGATTGTGAATATTGTGGTGTAGCTTAGTTTGGTAAAGCACTACTCTTGGGCAGTAGGGATCGCAAGTTCAAATCTTGTCACCGCAATTTTCCTAACGATAGGACGTTAGGAAAACAATATTTTGTATTTTGAGAAAGGAATTAAATTATGAAATATTTTTCCGAAAAATTAAATAAAGTTTTTGAATCCGAACAGGAATGTGTTGAAGCTGAAAATAAACTTGAAATCGAAGAAAAAGAAAAGGCCGAAAAAGAAAAACAATTGGCTGAAACACGAAAAGAACGTGCTCGTGAAATTGAAGAACAATATAAAAAAATCATGGATGATAGAAAAGAATATCAACGAATGATTAATGATTTTGTTCAGGATTACGGTGGATTTCACTGTACTTTCAAAAGTAATGAACCAATTTTTTCTGATATGGATTTCTTTGATTTGCTGAAATACGCATTTACTTGGTAATTTTATTTGATTTTTATAAATTCGGAACTCAATTGTTCCGATGATGCCCTATAGTGTAATTGGCAACACAACAGACTTTGAATCTGTATTTTTACGTTCAAATCGTAATAGGGCAGCTATATACCCGTATAGTTTAATGGATAAAACGTAGGACTTCTAATCCTTTGAGTACAGATTCGAGTTCTGTTACGGGTGCAATTGGAAGTATATCTAATATGTAGTTGAAAAAGCTCTAAGATTGTGGGATATATGAGTTGCTGTTTATTGGGGAGGGTTAGGGCAACATATGGGGAATTGCTGGAACAGGCAGACAGGTCTGACTTAAAATCAGATGCCGTGAGGCGTAAGAGTTCGAGTCTCTTATTCCCTACAATATATTTTATGAAAAATAAAAAATACCCTTGACAAAAATAAAAAAGGGTGATAAAATATAAACAATAAAGGCACAAACAGCAAATAATTAGAATGATTTTCGACAGGATGAAAAAAGTTACTAAGTGCCTTGTTTTCAAAATAAAAAGCGCAAACAGCAATTAATTATATTAAGGAAAAGTCTGTTAAACTTTATTATCTGAATTGCGCTTTGTTTTTTTATAAGGAAGGTTTTATGAAGTCTTTTATTGATAATATGAATGAATATTCTTCTCAATATTCTATAACAGAAAATGGTGCAATTGCATATAAAACTTCTGGTAAAAAGTTGACAGATTTTAATTTTAAAATTTCTTATTATAGAAATCATCCAGAAGAAGCAAAAAATGATTTTTGTGACCTTATGAAAAGTTGCGAGAGCATGGAAACAATTGCAAGATATATTTTCTACATTGGTGACATCAGGGAAGGTTTGGGAGAAAGGAATCTTTTTAAGATTTGTTTGAAAGAATTTCTAAAATATCTTGATGAAGAAAGAATTGAAAAGATTTTGCATTTTATTCCTGAATATAACAGATGGGATTCTCTGTGGAAGACAATTGTTGATGATGAAGAACTATTTACTCATGCATTGTCAATAATTAACAATCAACTTCTTTTTGATTTGACTAATCAAGAAAAGGGTGAATCTGTTAGTCTTATTGCTAAATGGCTTCCATCCGAAAATGCAAGTTCAGAAGAAACTAAACAAATGGCAAAAAAGATTTATCGTGGCTTGCATCTTACACCAAAAGAATATCGTGTTGTTTTATCAACATTGAGAAAATATATTGATGTAACGGAAAGAAAAATGTCTTTAAATCAGTGGAATGAGATTGAATATAAAAGCGTTCCATCAAAAGCAAATTTATTGTATTCAAATTCATTTTTGAAACATGATGAAGAAAGAAGAAAGTCGTATATTGAAAGCCTGAAAAAAGGTGAGACAAAAATAAATTCATCGGTTCTTTATCCTTATGAAATTATAGATAAATATAGTTCAATGATGGGTTATAGCCAAAAAGTTGAAGAATATAATGAAATTTATGAACAAATGTGGAAAGCATTGCCAAAATTGAATATCAAAAATACTCTTGTTGTAAGGGATGGTTCTGGTTCAATGCTTTGGGCAAAAGTTGGAAATACAACCCCTCTTTCAGTTGCGACTTCTTTAGCTATTTATTTGTCTGAAAATAATTCAGATGAATGGAAAAATAAATTTGTGACATTTTCAAGTAATCCTAAAATAGTTGATTTGTCAGATTGCGAAACTCTTAGGGGTAAAATTGATAAGATATATAGATATAATGATTGTTCAAACACCAACATTTATGCAACGATGTGGCTTGTTTTGAATACGGCAATAAAAAACAACGTAAAACAAGAAGAAATGCCAGAAATGATTTTGATTATTTCAGATATGCAATTTGATGGTCATCTTTTCAATATGTCAGGTAGTCTTTTTGACAATATTAAAATGCAGTTTGAATGTGCTGGCTATAAATTGCCTAAAATCTGTTTTTGGAATGTTGCTGGGAATTATAGCGATACAATTCCTTTACAAGAAAATGAATATGGACTAATTTTATGTAGTGGTTTTTCTACAAATATCGTAAAGATGTTTTTAAGTGGGGAAATTGATCCATATAAAATTTTATTAAATACAATCAATAGCAAAAGATATGATCCAATTGGTAATATTTTTTGTGAATAAAAAATAATAAAAAGGCGCGTACAGCAAAATATAAAAAAGAAAATTTATACTAAATAACAGTTTTTCATTTGTTTTCAACCTCCTATTTTTTTGTTTTTTATGCGCCTTGTTTTTTAAAATCTTTATATTGAAGTACTAAAGGACAAACGCCTACACCCGCCATTATAGCGTTACACAATAATTTAACCCTCCATTCCATGAAAAAGTTTTCCGTAGTAAGATGGACGTTTATAACACACCTCAATCTGAGACAATAAAATGCTAATACCAAGAGCGACTAAAATATAAAGATATTTATAAAAACCTCTTTATAAAACGTAAAGAGGTTTTTTTTATTTGACAAATTATCAAAAATATGATATAATATAAATAAGGAGATTATATATGTTTATTGTTTTTGAAGGTTTAGACGGTTGTGGTAAAACAACCCAATTAGAATTATTGAAATATAATTTAGAAAAAAATGGATATAAAAATGTAAAAACATTTAGAGAACCGGGTAGCACGGAATTGTCTGAAAAAATTAGAGATATCCTTTTGAATTTCGATTTAACAGATATTCAACGAATGTTTTTATTTTTGACTGCAAGAAATTCTCTTGTTAAAGAAAAAATAGAACCAGCGGTAGAAAATAATGAGATTGTTTTATGTGATAGATATACTTCAAGCACTTTAGCTTATCAAGGTTATGGTAAAAATGTAACTGACATTGGTGTTATTCACAGGTTGAATAATCTTGCATGTGAAAATATTCATCCAGATTTGACAATTTTTTTAGATGTTCCTGTTGAAGATTGTAAAAAAAGACAGGAAATAAGTGATAAGATGGAGAAAGCTTCTGCTAATGTATATGAAAAAATATATAATGGCTATAAACAATTGTCAAAAAACAATAATTGGGTTGTTATTGATGGCACGAAAACAGTCGAAGAAGTTGCAGAAGAGATTTTCAATATAGTAAAAAATAGGATAAAATGATAGAAGAATTTAAAGATGTTCTTATAAAATTTTTTGAAGCAGAAGAAAAAATTTTAAATCGAGATAATATTATTGTAGTGCAATATGAAGAAATTAAACAATATGTATTTGGAATTCTTAGAACTTCATTTTTTAATCAGGAACATTATGAAATAATTTATGATAGAACAAAAGATGAATTTACTTTGAATGTGTATCAAATAATAAAAAATTGCAGGATAACTAAAAATGAAAAGTAAATACTTAAGAGATATTAATTGCGAAAGAAAAAATTATTTAGACAAAGAAAGAAGGAAAATTCATAAAGAAGAAATTAAAAAATATGGCATTTCGAGTGAAGAAACATGGAATTTGGATATTTCTTTTATTGAATTTATCTATGTTACATTTAAAATGTATAATGAATATAATTGTATAGATACACATTTTCAACATTTCTTTATTGACAATGAAGAATGGGATATGCAAAAAGGAATAGATTATATCATTGATGAAACAGAAAAATGTTTAATTTCTTATAGGGATAATTTTTCTGATACGAAAATACCAGAAAAAATTTATGATGTTTTAAAACAACTCATACCTTTAATGTGGTGGTAATATGGATTACGATAAAGAAATTGATGAAATAATACTTCGTTTAACAGAGCAGAAAGAACAAATAAATAAAGATAAAAAAAGATTAAACGAACTTTTTACACAAAAATACGAATATAATAAAAATATGGTAATGAAAGATAAAGTTTATTTACTTCTTCATCAAGATGATAAACTCGCTTTATGTTATGTAAAAGATGTTGTAGATAATATTTTTGTTGATTGTGATTCAATATTTTGTTCAAATAATGAAACGGTTTTATCTTTCAATGATAGATTTCATGTTGGTTCATTAAAAGTTGTTGCAGAAATTAAAAAAGATGAAATAAAAAATATTTTAAATTGTCATCTAAAAACATTTCAAGATATGATAGAAAAATTTTGTAATAATTATGGTGATAAATTAGTTGAACGAACAATATTTGAGTAATATAAAATGGCAAGAAAAAAATTAAATAGTAACATATACCATATAGAAAAATTTGCGTATGAACCAAACAAGGGGTTTTATTGTTATAAAGACCCTAATGGATATCTGTTTTCAAATTTTAAATATAAAACAAAAATAAAACCAGAAGATTTACCTGATTATTATGTGTTTGGAAGGTTTTATAAACGATGGGGCTTTATATGTGCTGAAGGTGTAAAAGGCGTTTATTATAAACCATTGTTATGGATAAATCATTTTTTGAGAGATGATTTATTGTTTATTTCATATAAAAATGAAACAATAGATAAAGCAGATGCAGAAGATTTTGGTTATAAGACTTTTGATTATTTTATTTCTGGAAATGAAATACTCGATTTCTTAAAAGCAATGACAATATATTCACCAAGTGTGAATATAGAACCAATAAAAGATGGAATAAAAAATAAATTAAAGGTATTAAAAGAAAAACATCCGCATGAATTTGGAGATTATGAATTTGATGTGGATAAATTTTTTGAACAACCGTATGAAAAAATAGATTATAAGCAATATTAATAAAGGGATGTGAATTTTCACATCCCTTTATTTTTTTAATGGGTTTTTATATAATGAATTAAGTCCCAATATATTATCTTTTGTTATTTGAATATAATCATTATATAATAAATATTCCTTATCTCCAACAATATAATCGCCATGATAATGTCCAAAAAACCATGCTTTATAATTTATCTTTTGTCGTATTTCTGATAAAAATTCCTCTTCATCCGTTTCTACTGTTGATTGGTCTACGAAATCTAAAAACAACCAAGTTGGTTGTAATTCTAAAGGTGCAACATGAGTAAGAACAAAATCATAATTTTCATTTGCAGATATTAAATTTCTGATTTTAGATTTTTCTTCGTCATTTAGTTTTTCTTCTGGCTCCCAAGTCCATCCTTTTGCAATTCTTATATATTTATCTACGCTATATCCACCACCAATAACAAGAAAATTCATATCATTTATAGTATAAACTTCACCATTTTGTAAAAAATGAAAGTTTTGATATTTTTGAAAATAGAAAGAATTTCCATTACAAAATTCAGTTTGTTTAAACCATTTTACACGTTCAAATCTTTTAGAATGATTTCCTTGAATAATAGCGAAATTTGTATGAAATTGATTAAACGCTTCAAATGTTTCCATATCGAGTTTTGTTTTCTTTTTCGCCGACCAATACGGAGTGCCAAAGTCACCGAGAGATATAACCAAATCATTTTCAGATAATTTTTCTTTAAAATTCAAATATGATATGTTATCTGTGTTCCCGTGTTGGTCTCCTGTTATAAAAATTCTGTCAAATCTATGATTTTCCATATTCTTTTCCTTAAAATTATAAAAATAGCTTTTAATGTAGATTTTTTTATGTTATTGACATATTCTACATTAAAAGCCAATTGTTAAGCACTTAAATATTCACATATTTTCTGCATTTTTTTAAGCGTTTTTTTAAATAAAAGACGAGTTTTATTTAAAAAAATATTTAATCTATTAAATTTCTAATTCATCAGCTTTTTGACTAAATCTTCCACGATAATTCTTTTTTAGTTCACAAATCTGGACATAAGGTTCGTTTTTAAAATGTTCCATATAAGGTGCGAAACCAGAATGGTCTTTATTTTTATATAAATCATTTTGACCTGTATGTCCAATCACAATAACAAGACAATCATCATGAACTCTTGTTAAGACTTTCTTGCAATCATCTAAAAAGAAATTCTGACATTCATCAAGTATTAGAACAGATTTTTCAATATTCATCCCTCTCATATACAAGTGGGTAGTAGCTTCAATCCAAAATCCCATTTTAGGGTCATTTACCAATAGAGAATTTTGTCCAATTGATTCTAATGCTTGATATAATGGTTGGAAATAAATTTCAGTTTTTTCAGTAACATCTCCGGGTAAATAACCCAAACGTTCTTCTTGTGTTGGACTTACACAATAAATCGCTTTATTGAATCTACCACCCTTCACAAGCAAATTTGCTGTTGCAACAGCCAGAGTGGTTTTTCCTGTTCCTGCTTTTGCATTGCAGAAAACGGCCTGTTTTTCTGGGTTCAACATGGCATTTACATAATCAAGCTGATATTCATCTAAGTGCCACCCATAAAAAGGTTCATCCTCATTAATACATGCAGGAATTTTTGTAACATCTTCATCGTAAATGCTTTTTTTCTTTTTCGCCAATTTTATATTCCTTTCTTTGGTCTTCCTCGTTTTTTAGGTTCAGGAGTTAGTTCTTGATTTTCTTGACTGTCTTTTTCTTTTTGTTCTTTTTGCTTTTGTTTTTCTTTTCTTGAAAGTTCTAAGCAAGGTTTACATTTGACGGGGTCATAGTTATCCACACCAAATTCAATAGGCATGTCAAAAACTCCACATTTTGAACACAAGTCTTGAACACCAATACAATAATCTCTGTTTGGAAAAACACATTTATCCTTATCAGGAATCGTAAGTTTCACAGATATTTGCATTTTAAAACTCCTAATTTCCTTTATTCTAAAATATTATAACACGACTTTTTATAATTGTAAAGTATTTTTATAAATAATTTTTCTTATTTTTCACACAACATATTTTAAAAGGGATAAAAATTTCATGAAAAAGGGTAAAAAAAATTTTAAGTGTTGTTTATTTTTAAGTATAAATATAAATACACATAATATGTGCATTTATTAATCTTTTTAAATAGAAAAAATATATACATTTTTTATAAAATAAGGCTTTTAAACACTCCAGAGCGTTGCCAAAATAAAAAATATGACAAAAGTCATATTGCATTATATAAAATATTGTAGTAAAATACAGATAATCAAAAACAAAAAACGGAGGTAACGAGATGAAAAAATCTGAATTAAGTGAATTGATGAGCAATTATAACCGTCTTAAGGCATTTGTTCGCAGAACTGGTGGAGATACAAAACGAGTTGATAGAGCTTTTGGATTATGCCAGACACCAGAACGTGCTAATGATAAATTACACGAATACCATACAACTCCATGCCATTGTGATTGCGATGATATGAAATATTATTACAGTAAAAATCGCAAAAATCAAAACGGTGATAAATATATGGGAAAATGTAAACATATGTTGGTTTTGGAACTTGAACAGACAGTAAAAATGAATCATAAATGATAAGGAAGTATTATGAGATTTGATGATTTTGATAAAAAAATGAGAATTTATGAGGAATCTATCGACCAAAAGATTCTTCCTGATATTTATATTGTTGCTCGTCTTGATGGACGGTCATTTACAAAGCTCACAAAAGAAACAATGAAATATGAAGCTCCATTCGATATTAATTTTTGTAGCTTAATGATTAACACTACAAAGGAATTAATGAAGGATTCTGGATTTAGAATTCTTTATGGATATACACAAAGTGATGAAATATCTCTTTTATTTGCACCTGATGAAAACACGTTTGGTCGCAAGGTGAGAAAAATCAATACAACTCTTTCAGGTGAAGCTTCTGCTTCTGTGTCTCTCAAACTTGGATTGAAAGCAACAATGGATTGCCGTGTTATTCCACTTCCGAACATTGATAGGGTTGGTGATTATTTTGTTTGGAGACAGGAAGACGCAACACGAAATGCATTAAATTCTTGGTGTTATTGGACTTTACGAAAAGAAGGATATTCTGTTGGAAAAGCAACTTCTGAATTAAAAGGTAAGGGAATTTCTTTTAAGAATGAGCTTCTTTTTCAGCGTGGAATTAATTTCAATAATCTTCCTGATTGGCAAAAACGTGGTGTCGGTATTTATCGGGAAAAAATTGAAAAAGAAGGATATAATCCGATTACAAAAGAAAAAGTAATGACAACAAGAAAACAACTTTTTGTTGATGGACATTTGTTTTACGGTGATGATTATAGAAAATTTATTACAACAATAATTACAAATAGTGATAAATGTCATATTGAAAAATAGTAATTTCTGATATATAATAGAAATATAAATAAACAAAAAAATAAGAGGTGAAATTATGAGTGCTAATGTTGAAAATATGTTTTCTGTTCGTGAAGTTCCTTGGCATGGACTTGGTATTGTTATTGACGAGGCTCCTACAAGTGAAGACGCTCTCAAATTGAGTGGATTGGATTGGGATGTTTTTTCAGAAAAAATTTATGATGAACAAGGAAAACCTGTTGAAGGTCTTCGTGTAAATAAAAGAAGTTCTGATGGAAAACATCTTGGTGTTGTTCGTGGTCGCTATACCATTGTTCAAAACCGTGAAGCATTTGCATTTACAGACGCTATCATCAATACAGGTGATGTAAGATATGAAACTGCTGGTTCATTGAATGGTGGTTCTCGTGTATGGATGATGGCACGAATGCCAGAAGCAAAAATCCTTGGTGATAAAGTTGATAATTTTCTTGTCTTTTTGAACTCTTTTGATGGTTCAGAAGCATTGAAAGTTTTTACGACAAACGTTCGGTGTGTTTGTAATAACACTATTAGCCTTGCTTTAAGAACAACAAAAAGGTATTGGTCAGTGAAACATACAAAAAGAGTTGAGGAAAACTTGCTTGAAGCAGAAGAAACTTTGCGACTTTATGATAAATATATGGTTGGTTTAGATAAAGAAGCTCAGAAACTTGCTTTGAAAAAATTCACTAATCAACAGGTAGAAGATTTTTGGAAACAATTATTCCCTGTCACAGATGATGATACGGAGAGGAAAAAGACTGTTTATAGTGACCAAATTGAACAACTTGAATATTGCTATAATCGTGATGATTTGGCAAATTTTAAAGGAACAGGATGGGGGATTATGAATGCAGTTGCCGATTATGTAGACCACGGCACACCGATTAGGCAAACTGAAAACTGGAAAGAAAATCGCTGGGATAAAATTCTTTCAGGAAATACAATTTTTGAAAAAGCATACGAACTTGTTGAAGCATATTAATAATTATAATCCTGTAGCAATACAGGATTTATTTTTTTGGTTATTATTTATACTCAGAATGAGTAATTATTGAAATAATCTGAGAATATATCTTTATTATAATTATGACAAAAATCATATGTACAAATAACAGATGTGTGATATAATATACATATCATTATAAAGAGGTAATAAATATGAAAAAAATAAGTTGGAATACAGAAAAAGCAGTATGGGATTTTGAAAAGAAATTGAATGAATTTGAAGAATGGATTGATGTATTAGAATGTAATGAAGATGTTAATGAAGATATAAAAAAACAAATTCAAGATGAAGTTTATCATATTTGGCAAAAATATGATATTTTAAAAAAATCAATTGAAGATAATTTTGGAGTAAATTTATGAATAAAAAACAGATATTTGATTATGATGTTATTTATGATAATAATGGGATGATTTCTTTTTGTGAAAAGGATGGAATAAATTATTGTCCTTTTAGGGGAGATGAGAATATGTCTGGTTTGATTTCATGTAAAAATTTAGAAAAAGGATTAATAACTAAAACAATTGAATTAAGACGAATGTCACATTGACATATAGAAAAACAGATGATAAAATAGAAACATAAATAAACAAAAAATATGGAGGTAAAAAATGAGTTCATTCTTAGTTTCAAGAGAAGGTTTGTCGATGTTAGCTGATGGTATTGATAATGCCATCAAAACAGGAAAAATTGCTGATTTTCCTGTAGAATGTGAATCTTTATATGATTATTTTCAAGATTATATTGTTGATGATATTTTTGAAGATTTGAATTATCTAAACGCATATGCTCTTAAGGAAAGGTATGGGGACACAATTGAAGAAAACATTTATTCAGAAGGGATGATTCATAATATTCCTGAATATTCAATTGACAAATATTTGAAAATGCTCGATTGTTTTGATTATCAATGTTGTGAAGGTAATACAACAAAAAGAAAACTGTTTAGAGTTATTGAAGAAATGCGAAAAATTATTGGAAAATATGTTAAAAGAGATGGAAATCCCGTATATGAAAATGCAAGTTGGGGATAATTAAGACGAATGTCATATTGACTTATAGTTTATAATAGTGTATGATAAAAACATAATTTGGAGATGTTATGCAAAAATTATTGAAACATGCAGTTGGTAGAAATTTTACAACAAAATATTATATAAAGTTATATGAAGATGATGACAGATATTTTGTTTATGCAAATAACAGTAATTTTAATTGGGGATATGTTGCCTCATTTACATCAAAAGAAGACGCAGAATCTGATTTTTATCATACGCTGCAAGTTCATAAACTTTTAAATTGGAAGGAGATAAAATAATGGGAACAAGGAGTACGATTTCAATTCATCATAAAGACGGTCTCATTAGAACAATTTATTGTCATTGGGATGGATATTATGAACATAATGGAGTTATTTTATATAATTTTTATAACTCACCACGTAAAGTAAATAATTTGATTGACCACGGAAGCCTTTCATCTCTTGGGAGTGAAATTGGAAAGAAACATAAATTTAGTGAACTTTATTATGGATGTACCTTTTATTATCGCGATAGAGGTGAGGAAAAAATAATTAGTCTTGTTTCTGCAAATAACCCGTATAAATATAGCAGTATTGAAGAAGAAGAATATAATTATATTTTTGTAGAAAAGAATGCTGAATGGCTTGCAAAAAAACAAGGAGAAATTGATTATCAAAAATTAGAAAATATTTTTAGGAAAATATCATTTTCTGACTGGATTATACCCGTAAGTAGTGAAAAACAATATCAAAAAATGATAGAATTTTATAAAAAATATGGAAAAGCAGATATGAAAATTCCTGAAATTAACGAGGTTTTATATGAAATTTAACACATATCAAAACAAAAAATTGAAAGCAATTAATAGCATGGCATTAAAAGCGTGGCTTTTAGAAGAGTGGGATGATTTTTTTAAATGGCTTGACAAAAGAGATGATTTTGAAAAGAATCCAGATGTAAATGATTATAATAAAAAATATAGAAATAAACCAAATAGTTATAATGTAATGCCATATTAAAAAATTAAAAATAAAAAAAGATATAAAAGGAGATAAATTATTATATGAATATTAATGTTAAAAACTGTTATGAAACTCTTGATAATTCAATGGATAAGATTAATGAAGTTCTTGAACCATTGCAGAATGATAATTATGATGTACGATTGGCATTGACTAACGCTCGTCTAATGCACGTAACAGCAAAAAATATTCTTAATGAATATGATAATTTAAAAAATAATAAATAATAATTAGTGAGATTCCAAAATGGAATCTCACTTTTTTATTTAAACATGACATTTGTCATATTGACTTCAACAATATTGTGATGTAAAATAGATTTATAAATAAAGGAGGTGAAAAAAATGAAAATAATTCAAATAAAAGAAAGCCAATTAGAGGACATATTTTCAAATCTAAAAACTACGAAAAATTTATATGAAATATATGAAAACATGGATAAAGTATTATATGAAAGATATTTGTCGAAATTTGTAGGAGTATATTTAACTTTAGTTAAATTGGGTTTGGATGATGAATGGTATAAATGGCAATTTGAACATGGGATGAGGAACAATGAGTGAAAAAGAAAAATGGGAAATAAAAATAAAATTGTTATTTCTTATTGATATAATAATGTTATTATTTATTATAATAATGTTATTTAGAATTGTCGAATCAAATAATGAAATGAATATTTGGATGTTGGAGCACGGGAGGTTAAAATGAAAACATTACCAGCACTGAAAAATTGTGAAATTTGTCCGCTTTTGATTGAATTGGTTGATTCATGTACAGAAATATATAAAACTGATGTTGCCTATGATATAAAACAATTATACGCAATTATTTTGAGAGGTTTTTCTGAAGTGTTCTGGGGTATCAGAAAATTAGGCACTCAAATGGGGTCTGAAAAAAGTCCATATCTTGATTTTTATAAAAAACAAAATGCTATTGTTATTTTTAAATTATCAAATTTGAGAATAATTGATGGTGAAATTTTTGGAGACATTGCTTTGACTTCATATACAGAAGAATATGAAAATGAATATCTTAATATTAATAATAACTTGATAAGATATTACGATGTTGAAGAATCGGAAGATTTTTATCGAAAATCAAAAAAAATTATTCGAGAATTTTTAAATAAAGAAGATTAATATGACATTTATCATATTGATTAAAAATGTTTTATGATGTAAAATAATAATATAAATAAGCAAAACGGAGGTATAAAATGTTTGATATTTTGAATTATGTTGGAATGATGGAATTTCGTGATATGGTTGATATTTCAGACCCTTGCTATTCAAGAAACGGGTGCGGCAATATTATTGATTATAAAATAAAACCCGGAAAATATGGTTGCTATATTAAATATGGTAAACCAGAAGAATATGAAGAAAATCGTATTGCTGAAATTGCTATTATTAAAAGAGGATATGGTGGTACAAAAAATATAAATTGGAAGAAAGTGGATGCAATTGGAGTTGATTCTGGGATTGCTGGATTTTTCAATCATAAAATTGAATATTCAGATGAAGAATGGCGAAGTTTTTGTGATAGATTAAAAGAAGGAAAATGGTGGGTAAATTTTGATAATGGATTTTTCTCATTATCAGGATGGGGAGATGGTGGTTATTATGTATATGAAAGTAGGAACAATGATAATGAGGTTATCGCTTTGAAGATTGTGTTTATTGAATATGATGAAGAATAAAACGTTAAGGTCACAATTTGTGACCTTATTTTTTTGCATTATTATTTATACTCAGATATTATGATATATCTGAGATGCCTGAGTATAATTTTTTGTCAATAAAAAGAAAAAGTGACAATTGATATTTAAAAATAGTGATATTCATCATATTGATTTTTAAGAAAAAATAGCGTAAAATAAGAATATAAATAAAAAATAAAGGAGAAAAAATTATGATAATCAAAATGATAGGTTTATATGGACTTGATGATACGAAGGCATATTTTCGTAAAATTGGGGATGGCTGTTTTGATTTTGTGAATAATAAAAAATATGCCTCCAATCTATCAGAAGAAGAAGCGAAAGAAGTTATGAAATACAAAGATTGGTATTTGAATGATTATAAAGCTGATATTATGTTTATTATAGATAAAAAATAAGGTGATAAGAAGGAATATAATATGGGATATTTTAATGTTGGTAATTATTTGAATGGTTATCAAATTATAATGGAATATGAAGATGTTGAAAAATCATTATGTATTGGTAAAAAAGGTAATGAGTATGCAGTATTTGCAACAGAAGATATTTTTACATTTAACGCATATACAATGCTCACAAAAAAAGAAGCAAAATATTTATTATTAAAAAAATCGGAATTAAATGATATAATAGAAGAATTTTATAATTGAGAATATGAACATATAAATGTGATAAATGTCATATTGATTAAACATGATTTATATTATAAAATAAACACATAATAAAAAACAGAGAGGTATAATCATGGAAAGCAAAAAATCATTCACAGTAAAAGAATTACTTGATAGAATTTATGTAAATACTGAATATAGCGAAGTAATGTTTTTTGATGGAGTTCATCATTCAGAAACTATTTCAAAAAAAGATGTTCTTAAAGAAAATTATGGTGAATATGCAGATAGGCAAGTTTTGAGTTTTGGATTTAATGATGGCAAAATTGCGATTTTGTTATATATTTGAGGTGAAAAATGTGGTATCCAAAATGGGTTTATCATTATCGTGAAGATTTAACACGTGCAAATATGCGAAAATATGAACAAATGAAAGATGAATTTTATAAAAAATGTGAAGAAATATGTCCTGATTTTTGGAATATTGATATACATAGCAGATTAAAATATATGGATGAAGCAGAAAAAATTTTAGGATATTCTATTTTTTAAATGAGGTGATAATATGAAAAAGTGTGCAAATTGTAAATTTTTTAAAGAATATAATAACGATGGTCAATTTGTTAACCTTTGCTTATATTTTTGCGAATATCGAACTTCTAAAAGTGAATGTATTTCTGTAAAGAGATATGTTGAAGTGTTGAAAGAAGAATATGATGATTTGAAAAAAGATTTAAAGAATCTTTTTTCTACAATTGATTCAGATAATTTTAATTATAACCTTTTTATTTATGAAAATACAGAAGTTTTAAATATTATTTATACTTATGGAAAAGACAAAATGAAATGTAAACAAAAAATTTTAGAATATATGAAAGATTTATATCAAGAAATTCAAGATTGGGAATATTGCTTTTGTCATGTTGACATAAAATAAATTATAATGTAAAATAAGTATATAAATAAACAATAAAGGAGATGAAAATGAAATACACACGTTTTGGCAATTATGATGAATTGATTTTGGCAGTAAAATTGAAAAATGCTTTGAAAAAAGCAAATGAAAAGTTTGGCTATGATTTGAAATTTGATATCAATAATATTATTGTCAATGGTGAAAAACGTGGGTGTTCAGGGTTTGTAACAAATACACAGAATGGTTCATGTGTATATGTAAACACTGAAAGAACTTGTTTTCCTGATTCTGGAGTTATGTATAGATATGCTAATGATAATAAAGATTTTCATGGCTATCATAATCGTTGGACGAGTGCTGATTATGATGTCAATTCTTTGGCTAAAAATATTATTGATTTATTATGGGTAACACCACAAGAAATTAAAGAACAAAGAATATGACATTTGTCATCTGTACATAAAACAAATTATAATGTAAAATAATTATATAAATCAACAAGGAGGAAATGATGACTGAATCTGAATATAAGATCTATCTGAAAGTAAAACGAGAATTATTGAAAGAGGATGCAAGATATTTTATTACAGATTATCTTGCAGAAAAAAATGATTGTGACCCTTCTGATATTACAAGTGAAATGTTGGATAAATATGATTATGATTATTTGGTAAATGAATTTGAAGAAAATGAAAATTGCAATGTGGCATTTAATGACACATGGGATGAAATTATTGTAAAATATTTGGAAGATTTTGAAGAATAATCATTAAAAACGTCTCCTATAATAATATATCGGCAAAAAAATAAAAAATTGCCGATATATTATTTAAATAATATTTATACTCAGTCGATTTGATATTCATGCTCTGAGTATATATATTTATAAAATATGATAAATGTCATGTTGATTTATTTTAAAGTGGATGATATAATAGTGTTATAAATAAGGGAGGTAAATGATGAAGTATGAATATCAAATACAGGTAAAAGAGCGTAAGGGAGATAAATGGTTTGCTATTGGTCATCCCTTTGAAAGTTTGTTGATGTGTAGAAGAAAAATAGATGAATTAAGAGAAAGATATGATGTGGAAGATGATTTCCGAATTATGTATAGGCTGGTTCCTGATTGGGATTTTTTAGAAGGATATAGCGGTGAGGTAGAAAAATGACGATTACTGGAAAAGAAATTACAAAAAAAGAATATGAACATCAAAAGCAATTGAATGAGATTTATTTTAAAAAATGTCATGAAACAGGTGATATCAGTTTATTAAGTAAATGTAAAATTATTATGGAAAAAGATGGAAAATATTGGGAAATATAAATATGACTTTTGTCATATTGACATAATGGAATGACAGGTTTATAATAAATACATAATAAAGGAGGTGAAAAGATGAAAAGTTTCAATGAAGTAAAAAAGGGTGACATTGTTAAAAGTATTGTAGATGGTATGGTGTGCGAAGTTGTAACATATCGTGGAGATAAATATTTGTCAGGATTTCATGATATGTGGAATGTAAATCAGTTTGACCCTAATGATTGGGTAAAAATTGATTCAAAAAATAAATTTTGTGTAGAAAAAAACGAGATATTGAAGGAATCTTGTGAAGATAAATGGGAACTAATACACTGTTTTGAAACGTATGATGAAGCAGTTTCACAAATAAAATATGAAAAAAGTCATGATAATTTGTGGAATGAACATAATCTGTATCGTATTACAGTAAAAGAATAAATCATGACAAATGTCATATTGAAAAATAATAAATAAGGTTGTATAATAATTATATAATAAACAAGGAGGAAAAAATGATGGACATTGATGAACTCAAAGAAAATGTTTTAGCTTTGAAAAATGAAGCAAAAGAAGAATATGAAGAAGCTGTTGACTTCTATGGAAAATATAGATATGAAACAGAAGACGCAGAAGAAAAATATAAGACCTTAGAACAGGTTTATAATTTGCTGGATAAAATTTGCTAAAGGAGAAAATTATGGGACTTGATATGTGGATTTATGGAATTAAGGATATTTCAAGTGAAGATATTCCTGACGGTATGCCAGAAACTTGGTATGAGAAAAATGGTTATAGACTTATTACTCATTATGATGATGATAATGATTTTGAACAAATGTTTCATGATATATACGCTTATTCCGCTGAAAAAAATGTAGAATATAGCGAAATTGATTACGATAAGATTAAAGAGGACTATGAAATCAAAAAAGAAGCACATGTCTCTTATTTTGGTCATAATACAATTGGGTTTTCTTGTAAGGATTATTACAAAAAAATAAATATTTTTCAAGATGAATTGGATAACTATGAGAAAAAAGTATTCCATAAAACATTGATTTTCAAAGGGGATGAACTTGCATATTGGCGAAAAGAATATGATTTACAAGATTTAATTTATAGTGAATATAATGGAGATGTTTATAACTGTGGATTTCATAAAATTGATAATGAACTTATGAAAGAAATCAATGAATATTTAGAATCAAGAGAATTGGATAAACAAAGTATCAATGATGATGAATATGCAGTAAAAATGTATCATGAATGGTATTAGAGATGATAAATCAGGTATTTCTACCTGATTTATTTTTTTAATAATTATTATACTCAGAGATAATATATAAAGAAATATCTGAGTATAATAATTATAAGGAAGTGATAAATGTCATATTGACTTGTTTTATTATTTGACGTACAATAGATATATAAATAAACAAAAAAAGATATGGAGGTAAATATGAGTTGGATAAAATTAACAGATGATTTAGGTAATAGGATTTGTGTGAATACTGACAAAATTGAAGAAATAAAAGAGAGAACATTTCGTAATGGGGAAAAGGAAGTACAAATATTCTTTACTGATAATACACACGAGATAACAAAAGAATCATATGATTTTGTATTAAGTCAACTGGAAATGTAATGAATGTCATATAGACAAATAAAGAAATATAAAGTAAAATAAATATATAAATGGCGGGAAAATGGAAAAAGAAATCATCATCAATAATATTAATGATTATGCAAATTATCTTGGCGTAAATATTAATCAAATTGAGAGAGAAATTTATAAAGGTACTTCATGTGGTGCTTGGATATATTGGGATAATAAAGAAATGGTTATTGGTAGTATTGTGGAAGGAAGTGACGCAGAATTTAGCAAAACATTCAATTTTCCTGTAAACATAAAGGAAATAAACAATTGGTTTGAAGAGTTGGAAGAATTAACAGAAGAAGCATGGCATGAAGCAAATGAATATTGGATTTATTAGTGATTAATGTCATATTAACTTATTCAAAATTATATGGTAAAATAAATATATAATAAATAAAGGAGTAAAAAATGAATAAATTAATTATTAATGGAAAATTGATTGGAGAATGTTCACGACCCCGTCAGCGTGGATATGGCAGTCCTGCATATGTATTTTTGATGAAAGAAGGATATTATACTACTATTGAATATAATGATATTTTGTCTCTTGATGTTCCTGTATATGGCATAGATAAATGTTGCGATTATATATTTGAATTGAGAAAAAAATGATATTTGTCATATTGACATCATCATCAACATAATATAAAATAAGTATATAAATAAAAAACAAGGAGATGGAAAATGATTACTTATGATGTTTATAAAGTGACCTATACAGGTAAAAATCCTAATTGTGATTTGTCAGAAGATGATATTCGTGATTTATTAATGGATAATGGTTCATGGGAACATATAGCCTGTTATAAAGATGGTCCTATTGCTCGGCATTTGTGGAATAATAAATGGATGGATATGGCAGAAACAGAAGAAAATGAATATAATAACGAATTTTTGGATTATACAATGGTCGTCTTTGAAAGAACTGAAAGAGATGACGAATCAGAAGAACCGCTCGATAGTATTGAACTTGATTGTGCAATAGCGGAATATTGGTATAGATAAACATGACATTTGACACATTGACTAAAATTAAATTATAAGATAAAATAAACATATGAATAAAAAACAAAGGAGATAAATATCATGAAGAATAAAGAAGATATCAAAAAAGAATATGAAATTAATATAAAATCATATAGAAACGTCATTGAAGCATGGTCAAAAGTAAAACGTGTTTCAAAAAAAGATGGAACTGATTTTGCAAATTTTGGTAAAAATTTTATCAATGCTAATATAACAAAACCTTATAATTGGGCACATGAATTACAAATCAGTGTAAGTTATCGTTATGGGGATGGTGGATATACGCATAATTCTATTGATATTGAGGATGGAAATACGGTAGATATTGTTTTTAATAAAATTTTAAATAGAATTAAAACGTATGAAGAATATATTGATAATTATGAAAAAAAATTAAAATATATAGATTATGTATTTGATGAAGTTGATAGAGCAATGGAAGAGTTGACAAAATTTGCAGAAGATTATGGATTCAGTTCTTATGAAGTTTGTAATTATATAAAAGATAATTGCTGGAGGTTATAATGGAATCAATAAAAACATTAAAAAAAGATTTGGATTTTTTATATAAAATAAAAGAAAAGTTAAAAGATGGAGTTTGGCCCAAAGAACTTGAATTTAAAAAAAGAGGATATGATATATTAACACTTAAATTGCCTTCTGACGGATATTTATATCCAGAAGACGAAACAATTACAGGTATTTTAAAAACAATTGATAAACATATTGAAATTAGTCAGAAATTAATAGCACAATATCAAATTGAGCAAAGAAAACGTAGTATCTTAATGTACACAATAGAAGGAAAAATCAAAGAAATTCTCAAAGAAGCAGAAGTATCTGGGATTGATGAATGGGATGCTATTGTTTATATATATGAATATTTAGATAAAACATATGATTAATAAGTAATATATTACATAATAAATATTAAAATAATGCGTAATAAGAAATATATTACGTGTTATTTTTTATATTTATATTTTATACTCAGGCATATATCATAAATGTATCTGAGTATAAATGTTTGTCAATAATTCAAAAAGTGACAAACATATGACGAATGTCACATTGATTTTTCGTAGATGATTTGATATAATGTAAACATAACAAAATAAAGGAGATAATATCATGAAAAAAGTGGATATTGATATGAATTATTTTGAAGTGTTGGCATATGATAAAGATTGGAATATTGTAGATACATCATATTGCTATTCTTATGAGAATTTTGCTGAAGAAAAAGCAAAGGAATTACTTGAAGCTAAAAAATATGCGCATGTAATTATTCGTGAATCGCATGACTACGAAGTAAATTTTTAGGATAAAACCATGAAAGATTTTGCTTTTACCAACACCGATATTGCTTATTATAATTATATTTTTTGTTATTGTAAAGCTAATAATGAAAAAGAATTATTACAGAAAATTATAGATAAAAATGAAAAATATAATGGATGTAAAATTATTAAAAAACCAAAAGATGTGATTTTGAAATGGGGTGCAAAATATTGTTTTGAATATAAGGGTGTGTATTATTATTGTTATGAGTTAAAGGAGATTTAAAAATGATAGTTTCAAGCAAAACTCATTTTACAAAACCTTATCGAACAGGATATAAATATTGTTTAATGGTAAATGAAGATAATAAAGTATATATGGTATGGAATTATATTGCACGAGAATATATGGATATTCGAGATAAAAATTTTAACCTTGTCAATGGAAAATATACAGTTAATGAGGTTAAAAAATTATTGAAAAACAATGAAATTCAACTCGTGTTTTGGATAGAATATAGAATAAAATAGTGACATTCGTCATATTGACCAAAATCAAATTATAAGGTAAAATAAATATATAAATAAAAAATAAAAGGAGATAAAAATGAAAAAGATGTGGTTTAGAAGATATGGATTTCTTGAATGGTTATCACCAGAAGCATATTATACAGACAAATGGAAGTATCTTCATTATGCCTATGGTGCTGATGAAAAAAAATATGATATTGTTGAAATGAATGGCGAATACCGTTATACAAATATTTAATGAAGCAGAAATATGATTAATGTCATATTGACTTTTGCAAAAATAAATGATAAAATAAACATATTTTTTAGTATAGGAGGTAAAATGTCAGTCACAATTCATCTTGGTTCTATGCTTCTTGGTATTATTATTGGTTTTTGTTTTATGGCATTTGCAATCTTATTAGTATATTTGTTTGCTGACGAAGATAATATTTCTTTCAGTGAAGGATGGCATGCTGGAAGAGAATATGAAAAAGAAATAATAAAAAAACAATCAAAGTGATAAATGTCACATTGACATTTATAAAAATAAATGATAAAATAGATATATAAATAAAAAACAACGGAGGCAAAAATGGAAAACAAAAAATATAGCAAATCAATGGACGAAGTAGTAAAAATGATTCAAGATTATCTTGAAAAAAACCCTGACAAAATGGAATATAGAGATAATGACAACCCTTATTTCAAAGAAGGATATCGAAAAGCGTTACAAGATTTTATCTATATTGTTTCATAAAGGACAATGAATATCGCTATACAAATACTGCAATTGGGAGGTAAGAATGGACTATCGTGAACGTTGTAATATACAAATTGATTTGTTGAATAAATTGCTTGAAACGCTTTATAGAATAAATGACAGGTGGAAAAAAGATGAAGATATTGGCAATATTTATTCAAAGGGTGGTATGTGTCATGATGATTTCTACAATGCCATGAAAGACACAGAAGAATGGGCAAATACTTGTATTAAGAATTTCAAAAAAGATGTTGTAATCAGTGATATTTTGTATCTAATGCGACAAGAAGAAGAACGTTTTAATAACAATTCTTTAGAAACTATTAGCACAATGAAAGAGTGCTTGCAAGTTGCATTAGAAGAATATGATAATAAAGTAAAAAATGGAATTTGGAGGTAATATGAATCAGAAATTTAAAGTTGGTAAAAAATATGAATGTGCAAATAGGAGTATTGGCAATATCACTGTATTGAATAGAACGGGGAAAAAATTACACGTAACAAATGGGGAAGAAGAATATACTGCTGTGATAAAAACTGATAAAGATGGAGATGAATTTATTCAAAAAACTGATGTTCCATTGAAATTGAAAGGAATATATACATATTCAGCAGATTGGGAGGTATAAAATGGGATTAGGAAAGATAAAAGGAACTGAATATATCGTAACGGATAAATATGAAACAATGAAAGGAGAAAAACTATTCGGAGTTGCAAGGGGATATAAAAAATGGGGAAATGGCAGTTTTGAATGGGCTACATGGCTATTTGACCCTGATAATAATAATTATTATTATCTTGGGCGATATATGATGACAGAAGAGGAATCACTTGAGGATTTTAAGGAAAGAATAGGGTTTTAAAAATATAGGTGATTATAACCTATATTTTTTTTGTATAAATTTTATACTCAGATAATAATCGAGTCTGGAATAGATAATCTGAGTATAATTCTTAATGAACGTGTGACAAATATCATCTTGACGGGTGAAAAAAGATAATGTAAAATAGATTTATAAATAAAGGAGGTTACGATGATAAAATTAGAAACATGGAAAATACAATGTTGTTATAAAGGTGAAGTATTAGCCACTTATTTATTCATATATTCTGAAAAATATGAAACAAAATCATATGAATATAAGAGAGATGGATATAAAAAATATATAAAAGAATATATAAATGAATTTAATATGGATATGAATGACAAAATAGAAGTTTACGATAGAAATAAAGAAGAAACATTTATCATTGATTAAGAAGAATGTCATATTGATTAAAAATAAATTATAATGTAAAATAGGTTTATAAATAACGGAGGTGAAAATGGTACGATATGCAATAGTTCGATATACAAAAGAAATTGTCGGTTATGAAGATGGTGAAAAGGAAGCAAAGACAACAGCATATATATTATCTAAAAATGATTATGATGATTTAGATTGTGATGATGTGTGGTATGAAATAGAACCTGATTTTGTATATTAATAATGAATATATTGAGAAGAAAAATATTTATATAGAAAGATTATGATGAATGTCATGTTGATTATTAAATAAAAATGATATATAATAGATTTATAAACAAAAGAAGCGAATATGGATGGAATTAAATTAATAGAAACAGAAGCGAAGTATGATATAGTTGGATATAATCAATGTGGGGATATATTGTTTACAATATATTGTTATGGTGATAAAGAACAAGCATTGAAAATAGCAAAAAAACAACTTGAATCAGGGGAATGTCATTATATTGGAATTTTTGAAAGAAAAATATATATAGCAAAAATGGAGGAATAATGGAACATTTTAATATTGGTGATTATAAATGCGGTTATAAAATTATCATGGCATACACGGATAATGAAAAGTCATTATGTATGGGTAGTAATATGGGGAGTAATGGTGATGATTATGCTGTATTTGAAACATATGATAATATTACAACTCACGCATATACAATGCTTACAAGAGAAGAAGCAGATTTCTTATTTTCGCAAAAATATAAATCATATAATAATATAAAAAAAGATATATTACGTGAAGAATGTGAAAATGCAATAGCAAAATATGTGTTTGGTACAGATGATATAAACTATAAACAAGCTGGAATATTGCAAGCTATGTTCAATACAGATGAAATTATAGAAAATTATAGAAATAATTGTAGTAATTGGAATTTAGCAATTGAGAAATACATACGTGATAATAATGTAAATATGAGGTAAAATTATGTCATACTTGAATAAAACAAAAATTGAAAATATATTGAAAAAATCAAATAATAATATTGTACAATATGAAGATAATAAATATTTTATAAGTAATGGATATTGTATATGGATAGACCATAATGCAGAATTTTTTGAAGAAGATAGATATTTACGTGAAGAAACAGAAGTACCAGAAAAGGAAAGAATCAATATTAGAGAATTGGCAAATAAATTGGTTCACGATTTTTTAGATAAATATGACTATTGGAAGGCTGAAACAATAGAAAATTGTAAAGCAAATTCTAAAAAATGTGTATTATTAAAAAACGGAGACTGGAATAAAGTAATAGAGGAAAAATATTATCAAACATTCAAACAAGGATGTAAATTTCTTATATCAAATAATAATTGGGTAGTATTTGTAACAGATAAAGAAGGCTTATTGATTGGAATTATTTCTTCATTATTTGTAACCATTGATAATATAGAAATGTGATATTTGTCACATTGATTTATATAGAGAAAAGAAGTATAATAAATATATAATAAACAAGGAGGTAAATTATGGAAGCTATTTTCAAAGAAGAAGAAATAAAAAAGTATATAGATGATTATTATGCTTTATATTTCGGTAATGCAAATATGACACCTAAAGAAGTATTTGAAATAGGATTTAGAACAGGAATGGTAAAAGCGTTGTGTGAACATAAAATAGAAAAGACGGGAGATGAGCGATGAAAAAAGATGAAATTGTTTATTATTATCAAATTTGGCAGATGGAACTTGTAACAAAGAAACCTAAAGGAATGCCATTCTTGGATTATGACTTGATGAGCGAGTCTGGATATGACATTTATCCCGATGATTATAATTTGGTATATTTAGGATATATAACCAATGGATTAATGGAAGAACATAAAATAGAATCAGATATACAAATGCTTAATTATTTGTTTTATATTTTCAATATTGAGCACCCAGAGGATTTTTGTGGACGTTCAATGAGCGTGAGTGATATTATTGTCCTCGATAGGAAGGGGATAAAGAAAGCCTATTATGTTGATGGTATTGGTTTTCGTGATGTAACGAATAAATTTTTATAATTGATTAAGGAATGATCATGGAATCAAATATTATGAGATTTTTGGATATTTATCCTGAAAAAATTGAAAAAGCTGATATAGCTTGTATGCAAACACTCGAAATGATGGGTGTATCTGATGAAGAAATAGATGAATTATATGACGATATATATGATATGGTATATTGTACATCTATGAATCAGGGTACGACAATAACGGATAATATCATCTTCTGGATGTTTATTAAAGTGGCAAATCTTATATTGGATAAATATCCTAATGTGCTTGTCAATCTTGATGTATATACATCTAATCCTGAAATTAAAGTTAATGGAATAAATAGTGTAAAATTTTTTGAAAAATATAATAAATGTCATATTGATTAATTTGAAAAGTTGACTTATAATAAGAATATAAAATAAATAGGGGAAAATCATGAAAAGATTTCAAATTATAGAAGAAACATTTAAAATTTACGGAAATTATCCGCAAGGATTAAATGTTGACGAGCTTGATAAAAAAGGAAGCTGTTTTAAATGTAAATTTCTTAAAAAATTTAAAGAAATTAAAACCGCACAAAATGTCTTTAATAAAGTTTATCGTCCACTTGCAAAAACATTTTTATATAATGATTATCATAATAAGCATAAATATATTAAAGTTAGGTATTTTTATATTGTGGAAATGAATTATAATAATGGATATGGTTACGGTGGCAATATTCTGGAATGTGCAATTAAACCTTTGAAACCATGCAATTAAACTTGAAAAATATGATATTTATCATATTGATTAATCTGTAAAATAGTTATATAATAGATATATAAATAAAGGAGATAATGATGTGTAAGAATAATTATAATGAAAATATGAAAAACACTTTTTTATATAAAATTGGTGAATTTATAAAATTTGAAAAAGAACAAGAAGAATATGATGTTATAGATGATTATATTTATAATAGAGGTAATAATGCACAAAAATAATTATAAAGAAAAATCAGATGAATCTTTATTAGAAAAAGAAAAAAATTATCAAAATGTAAAAGAAGAAATTGAAGAGCATTTGAAAGATGAATTGAAATGGTTATATAAATTCGGTAAGGATAATGGTGTAGAAAAAGAGGATATTGATAATATTATTTGTAGTTATATTGAACAAAGGAGATAAAAATGAATGTCTTGAATTATCTTGGGATATATGAAGGTGACATAACCAGAGCAAATGAAATTTGTCAAATCGTTTTATATAAATCTGGAATGGAAAGTAGGTATAACGATATGATGGATGACGCTTTGGATTATTTTTACGATATGCAATTAGGTTATGAAAGAAATATAACAAATGGGTTAATAGAATGTATGTTCAATAGCACAAGAAATATTTTGATGGAAAAATATGAGGATATTGATGTAGCCTATTATGTAAATGGATATGATTCACATTTATATATAAATAATATGAGTGCAGATGATTTTGATTTTGACGAATTAGAAAACGGTGAAGAGGAGGAGGAAGAATGATATACGGATTACTTGGAATAGTATTAATTGTATGTATATATATTGTTTTTTTATTATATGATATACAAATGGAATTAATTGAAATTAAGGTAAGAACAACTATGACAAAAGATATTGTAACAAGATGGGCAATAAATTATGTTGTTGAAGAACGGAATAAAGGCAATAATGCTCCATTTGATTTCATTTTCCCTAATGAAAGGGAGATAATAGAAGAACAAATGAGACAGGATAAATGTCATATTGACAATGAAAAAGAATGATGATATAATAGATATATAAATAAACAAGGATATTATTATGAAAAACGAAAAACTGTTCTTTTATATTAAAAAATTTATTGATGGCACATATAGAGTGGAAACACCAGATATCCGTTATCATTGGCGTGAAGGATTATTAAAATATAATGTAAAACAGGAAAATCTTGGTTTGGTATTGGAAAATATCGCAGAAACTTTACGTAATGAATATAATACTGATGTTCTGTTTGAGTTTGAGAATATATAAGGAGGTGGATGATGATAACTAATAAACATATAAAAGAACTGGAAAAACGATATGTTGGAAAGAGGATTGTTCTCGATGAACAATATAATTACGGTGATTTCGCAAAGGGTCTTGTTGGAACCATTACAGAAATTTCACCTTTTGGACAATTGAAGTTTGATGTTGATGGTGGGGGATTCATTTATCTTAATCCTAAAGATAAATTTCATATGATTACAGAATAGTGATTGAAAAATTATTTAATTTGTTAACATTTTGTTAATAAAACGTTAACAAATTTCTTATATTTTGTTAATAAAACGTTAATAAAACGTTAATAAAACGTTAATAAAATGTTAACAAAATGTTAATAAAATTCTTATAAAATGTTAATAATTTGTTAACAAAAAAATTGCTGATATATAAAAATTTTTTATAATAAATTGATAAGGTCATAAAAATTTTTTATGGTAGATAACATTTTTCCATATAGAATTTTAATCAATTTTTAATCTAATTTTAATAATTCAGGAAACATTTTTCTATATAAAATTCAATAAAATGATACCACATTTTTCCATATTTTTTAATCACATTTTTACATAAAAAATTTTTATAATTGTAGTTATCAAAAAGAAAAAATATACTCAGATTCCAAAAAAATTTCTCCATCCATCGAAGAAAAATTTTACTTCCTATTTAATATTAATTAATTAATATATTAATTAATATATATTTAAATATAATATATATTATATTTAAATTAATTAATATTATATATTTAATATTTAAAAATATAATTTAAAGTGTTCTATTTTTTTAAAAATTACGTCAGTAATTTTTAAAAAAATAGATTTTGAGATAAAAGAAATATATTAA